TGTGCCAAAATCAAAATTTCAGTACATTTTTTTACTTTTTCTAAACCGATTTCGTAAGTTCTTCAACCATTCTCATCTTTCCCACTTTTTAACTCTGTAGTTTCTTGAGTTGTTCGTAGAGAGATTCCAGAGGCGCAATTTCATTACGCCCAACCACTCCCAGACACAAAGGGATTGCCTTATCCAATGCCCTCATTTGCTCCTCTGTGGGCTTCCATGAAGGCTGGGGACAGAGGGATGAGAGTTTATCCGCAAGAAACCAATTGCCACTATTCTGAAGTGCTGAAATACACTTAAGCAATAAGCCTTTATCCTCATCGCTCCATTCTTGCTTTGATTGAGGACGGAGGGATTTGAGTTTAGCAATCATATCTGCATAACGTCTTGGATTGACAATTCGGTCTCCGTTATATTGTCGTTCTGTGTCCTTCATCTCAAGATATTTAAGGCAATCAATAATGTCTTTGATACACTTTTCATCCTCCTCGCTCCACTCTTGCTTTAGCTGTGGCTTGAGTAATTTGAGTTTTCGTATTTCTTCACCAACGATTTCTTTTTGATAATCCGACAGGGTATTCTGATAACAACACAGACTGTTAATTACATCGTCTATCAATTTCTTATCTTCATCGCTCCACTCTTGTTTTGGTTGGAGAATAAATCTTTCAGGAAGGGATTTTAACCAATGTGCATACATGTCTAGCTCGTGCTGGAGTCTAACTGTTTTGTTTTCAAAAAAGTCTGTAATTTCATTAAGAAAGACAGTATCGTTTTTACTCCACTCTACTGACTTCTCTGTTTCAAGACCTCTATAAAGAAAATGCTCAAGACATTCAATTGCCTTATCACACTCATAGATACCATCGTCAGATTGATAACCTTGGAGTGTACCTTTTGCTTTCTTAATGATTTGCAAAGCTCTATCAAGATTGGTTTTAGTGTCTTCGTCCCACTCTGCTGGCTTCTGCTCTTTATTTTTTTCGAGCCAAGCAATCATATCGGATACAGCAACAGTACCATTTGGCAATCCAGTTGGTTTATCACCTTGTTCTTTAAGGTACCTTTTAATTTCTCTAAGCATCCTCTCGTCCTCGCTCTCCTTGAGTTCAGGAATAAGAGTTTCAAAACCTTCTCGAATTTTTTCATCAATATTCAAGCAAGGTAATACTTGTTTAACCAGATTTATTGCTTCTTCTCTTGTCATACTCTATTTAGTTTTATACATATCTTTAGGTGCTTCCAACGTAACTCCAAAGCATATCACTTTATCACTATGGCCAATATCATCGAACTCAAACCCATCAAAGTATTCAGTGTCATAAGGATAAGGATACCTTCTGTTTTTTAATTCTTCATCAGAAACCCTTGTTCTTATGCGAAATTCAATAGAAAAATCGTCATCCAAATCTTTGGTTAATCTTCGAAAATCACCAAGCGTTTTAATTATATCCATAACTTAATCAGTTTTATACATATCCTCTGGTGCTTCTAATGCTAAACCCATAGGTATAAGTCCACGGTAATCAAGGTAATGAGCGTTAAGCCAATCTCCAAGTTCTTTAACCAATGTAATAGAGTTTATTAATGTTGACATTTTAGCCATCTCTTCTTTCTCTTCCTCAGTCATAGAAGACATTGGACGAAGATAAGGCTTTACTGTATCGCCATCGTTCAAATCATATTCTTCTGCTTCTGAACGGCCAAAATCAACATAGACAAGATTCTCTCCGAACGAATATTCAACACTAATCAATGTGCCTATGCCATTTTTTGTTTGACATTTTACTCCATAAGGCAACCTTGCGCTCAAATCACGCAAAAGTAAATCTTTATCTTGTTGTATCATAATTCTTTTAGTCTTGTTCTTATTCGTTCTAATAAATTCAATTCATATTGACCTATACATGCACCATCAAATGCTATTTCCATAAGCATTTCAATATCTTGTTTAAATTGTTCCTTTTCTTCTCGTGTCATATTAAATCAAATTTTCAAGGCAATACTTAATGGCCTTTTCACAGGCTTGTTCATAAGAATCGCTGGAAGGTATGCCTTTCCATTGGAATTCGTTTAAGTCCTCGTTCCATTTATCAATATGGACGATTGAAGCGTGATACTTAACCCCGTTGAGGGGAACTGCGCTGCGTAACAGCACATCTCGACCGTATGGCTTTATCGCCTCTATCTCTATGTGTATATTATGCACTTCCCTGAGCCACTTCATGGCTATTTGAAGGGTTGGACGATAGATTGGGAAAAATGCGCTTGGAACCACATACGCTGATTCCATTTCTGTTCCTTTTTCAGTATAGAATGTGTGCATCTTCCCTTCAAACCCTTTCTCTTTCAAGAGTTTAGCGGTTTCAAAACTAACGTAGTCTTCTGTTATCATATCTAAATTAATTTTATGTTATTCTATCCAGTCACAACTAAGAACAATTTCATTTGTTTCAAAATTAATACTACTTATCCAAGCATTATACAAGAAAAATTCATCTTGTTTTATTTTATCTTTGTTGAAAATTTCAACATGAATTTCCGCATTGTCGCCGACAAGTTCTTTCTTTGTGATGGTCATGACATCGGCTAAACGATACGTACCAATAACAGGGATGGTATCCTTTATGTCATTTGGTGTTACCCTAAAAGTCATATCTACGGAAAGGTTGTATTTTTTTGCACGAAACCATTTTCCTGTCTTAGTGTTCGTCACTATAACAAAAGACTCGTCGGCAACGTTGGGATTGGGAACAATTTCGCCGAATTGTCCATCTAAAACCCTATTGCACATTTCAGCGATATCTTCAACCTTATCCTGTACATATTCATCAGCCGTATAGTTTTTGTTGTTTATTATGAGGTCACACTTGCGGATAATGAACTTTAACAAATTTTTTACATCTTCTCTTGTCATATCTAAATCAAATTTATTAAACAATATTTTATTGCTGCATCAGCAGCTTCTTCATAAGTGGTATAGTTAACCGCTTTATGTGGAAGATAGGTTTTCATCTCCGTATCATGGTCTTGGACAACCTCTTTTAGGGAAGTTATTTGAATACACCAGCCTAATCTGAAATCATAACTAATATCACAGTGAAGGTTATGTTCCTCTCTCAACCATTTCATTGCCATTTGAAGAGTTGGAGCAAGATAATATCCAAATCTTTTCCATTCATCACCATTCATATATTGAAGGTAGTCCTCCGCGCCATAATCAAAAATTGCACTATCTCTTACAAATGTTCCATAGTCGCCATTGTCGTATATCGCAGTACATTCATCACTATAAAACTGATTTGCGTCCAAAAGTTTAGCTGTCTCAAACGAGACATAATTTTCAGTAGTCATATTTATTGCACATCAATTTTTAGTTTAAAATTCGCTTTGGACTGTGAAAAAATCCTTGTTTCCTGTACCAACAACATGCAAATTATTATTAGTATCCACAACAAATTCAATATTTCCATCAAAATCTTCAATAACAGTGGCACACCAATCATGTGTTTTTATCCATTCTTTATTAGTATCATTTAGTTTGTCATAGTCAAAAACACCCACTTGACCTGAGTCAGCACAAAACTCACCCAAAATGTTATCTTTCCATTCGTTTTTAAATTTTTTAAATGTCTCTAACTTTTTTTCCTTCTCTTCTTTTTCCAAACCAGAAAAATTGTATTCATTGAAAAAGTTAAAATAATAGTCATCCCAATCTATCGGTTTGTTATTTTCTTCCATTTTTCCTGGATATGTCATACATGACCAATCACCGTAGATGGTATCTCTTTTCATTAAACATGACCCATAATAACTTACCAAATAACAGGGGTCAGTAATCACAAGTGTTCCTTTAAATTGCATAATACTATTTTTTACAAAAATATCAATTTTTTTCTTTTTAACAAAAAATATCTTTTAATGTTAGCCAAACCCATTCAAGCATATACCATATGAATTTAAGTACATACCAAACCACAATAATAACAAGGTAATACCAACTGAATATAATTGGAACAAACCATAACAATGTCACAACTGTATGCTTTTCATCATAACAAATGGTTTTGATTGTCAGAACACCCAACACAACAAACCCACTGAGTAAAAGACCAAACCAATAAAATTCATTAAACAATGCGCTAATCATAACAAAATAATAATTTTTTTAAAACACATATTTTTATTACAAAAATCGTGCCGAAACACAGTATCTTTTTAGATTTCTAACTATTTATTATAAAAATATTTAATGTTATGACTATTAAGGAAGAAAAAATATTAAAAAGCACAATCAAAAAAATTATTAGAGAAAGTTTTTTTGATTATTATAACAATGAGACTAAATCTGAAGACAAAGAAACTAAATCTGATGATAAGAAAAAAGATGATAAAGAAACCAAGTCCAACGATAAAAAGTCTAAGTCAAGAGTCATAAACCAATTGAAATCAAAAGGTATTGATAAAGCACAATTCGCATATAAATTATGGCCAGAAAAAGATAAAGATAGCGCAAGAAGTTATTTTTATAAATGCCTTAACCATGAGACAAATGACGATGGTGACATTTATTCATTTGATGATGAAGAAGCAATTAAATTGAGGTCTATGTTGAACAACCAACAGATATAAAACCAAAAAGCCATAGGAAAAAACCTATGGCTTTTATTTTAATATTTAACTGGCGTAAGTTCCAAAGTAATTTTTAATAAAAACTATTGGTGTACCTTTCTGTCCTGAACCACTAACCAAATCGCAAAGTGACGCAATCAAATCCCTATATTGCCTTGGTGTGGTACCTTGTGATGTCATGTTTCCTACCAAATTATGGTTATTGTTTTCTTTAACCTCATTCCTAATGGCATCATCAAGTTCAGTACCATGTAACTCTTTATACTTATCATCGGCAAATGCCTTAATTTTAATCTCATTAGGTGTTGACTCAAATATTTCAGGGTCAGTATAAGCTGGCATTGTAATTGGGTCAGCAAATTCATTGATGGAAGTACCTAAAATACCATTAATCATTGGACTATGGAAACAACCATCACCATATACACAAACAAGCACATTTTTTCCTGTAACAGTTTTAACCTTGTCCTTTATATCTTCACAAACTCTAACACAGTCCCTAATGTTGGGAAACAGTTTAATCTTGTCCTCAGTTGCTTTATTAGAACCTAAAACACCGTATATAGAAATCTAAGAAAAACTATGAACAATTCTTAGTTCCCATTTCTTGTTTCAACGAAACACTGCTTTTTAGTACCTCATTGCTGAGTCTGTCATCCACAGTTGGTTTCTCCGCAAGCGTATATTCGGGAGTACGGCTCCCTATTATTCTTTCTCCTTCCTTTAAAATGTTAATCGCAGCATTCAAATCCCTATCATGGTGCTCTCCACATTCAGGACAATCCCACAATCGTTCGTCAAGTGTCAGTCCCTTGTAAACATAACCACAACAGTGACAAGTCTTTGAACTTGCAAACCATCGGTCAACTTCAATCACAAACTTGTTATTCAATATTGCTTTGTTCTTTAGTGTATTTTTAAATGCATAAAAACCAACCTCTTGTATTGCTTTAGATAACTTATGATTCTTTAGCATCCCCTGAACATTCAGGTTCTCCATGAAAACATAATCATAATTTTCCAATAATGAATTGACAACACTGTGAACATAATCAATTCTTTGATTGTTTAAACGTTCAAATTCTTTTGCAAGTTTAACTCTTGCCTTGTTTCTGTTGTTTGAGCCTTTGGCTTTCTTGGACAATTGTCTTTGTAACTTTTTGATTTTGTTTTCACTTTTTTTAAAGAAGTGTTTATTTTCAAATACTTCCCCATCAGAAGTAATTACAAAATCCTTTACACCAAGGTCAATGCCAACTCTGTTACCTGTGTGTCTGAATTGTCTGAATTCTTCTTCATTCATGGATAAAAGGACAGATAAGTAGTATTTACCACTCTTGGTTTTCGATAAGGTAGCACACTTTATATTGTCCTTATAGGTTTTCAATCTATTGAAATATAAGTTTGAACAACGGAACTTCAGGTTTTTCAGATTTTTAGTTAAGGAGATATGTTTAGTTTTAAAAGTATTTGTTTTAGATATTGCTTCATAAGGGAACAATGCTGAATTGTCGTTGTGTTTGGTTTTGAATTTAGGAAACCCTTTACCAAGAGTAAAGAAGCCATCATAAGCAGACAACATCTGTCTTATTGCTTGTTTCATTACCTTGGTATTTTGTTCTTTCAACCAAGAATATTGTTCGTTTTTCAGTAGTTCTCCGTGAAAGAATTTTGATAATTCGCAAAGACCAACATTAGTTTTGTCCGCATTATAAGCCTTTTGTTTATGTGCAAGCATTTGATTATAGACAAATCGGTAGCATCCAAGCACTTTGTTAAGTGTTTGTTCCTGTTCCTTATTAGGATATAACCTTATTTTAACTGTTCTTAATATCATTATCAAACAATGGGGTTTATAACCCAATCCTTTTATAAATAGTTTATGTTTTGAAAAAATCTTGATTATTAAGACTTTTTCTTAGAATTTTATTTAACTGTTAATAACCCTGTAAGAGAAAAAATTGTTTAGAAGCCCCCAGATAATAAACTATTTTTTTTTTAAAATAAACACAAACTTTACTACATCACTGCGACTGAGGAACCTCGGCTTTACGAGGATTGCATTACCTTTGGAGTGTTTTACTTCCCTTTTAAACTACTTCAGATGCTGTACCACCTTTATTGATATTATCTCATTGGCCTCGGCAGAGTGTTTTTCATCACTATCTCTCTTTACAAGGTTTTACCCACCTGTTGGCAAGGTGCATCTCTTAGGATTTATGTATTATGTTCCTAAGTACAAGATATGTCAGCATCCCATCGGTTCGTTGTGGTCTCATATTACATGGACATATGTACACTATTCCATGCTATTACCTGACGCACTTGGCAAGGTTCTATGCTAAAAATAGAACAAGTTTGTGTTTAACTTGTCAAAGAAATGACAAGGAGGAAAAAATTAATATATAAAAACTTCACCTTTTGCACTTCTTGGTGCTCTTGAACTAATTGAGCCACATGGCGGATTTACATATGATTCAACAAAAGTAAATCTTGTTGGCTTTCCGCCATTGTTTTTGTATTTTTCACTATTTTTATGTAAATCAGTAAAATATTCCTGAGAGAAATCATTAAAAGTAGCATCAGAGCCAAATTCCATATCAATCTCTCCGTTTTTAGTTATATATTTTGGGTTTTCATTACCCTTTTTAAATAAAAAAGAATCTTGATTATATTTTTTTGACATTTCAATACCGAAATCATAAAGTTTATCTATTCCAAATACATTACCGTCAGTTGTTCTGTTATAGACCATAAATGATTTCTCATAAACATTTTTTTCTGTCTCAGAACCAAGGTTTTCGATAAAACCACCATAAACCGGTGTATATGAAAGATGTTTTTTTCTTAGAATATTAATAAAATCCTTCACTCTTTCGTTATTAATATGTTTGCTTTTTTCTTCAACATTGGGGTCATTAGGGTTAATACCTAATTCCTCAGGATTTGACCTACATGGACTAATAACAATATAACCATTATCACTATGTCTTGCAAGCATCCTTTTGGCATTTGTTTCAGTTATTGGCACCAAATAAGAATTTTCTGAATAATGTGAAACATTAATCCTTTCGTCAGAAGGAAATGACTTCCTGTTGTTTTCTTTTATTTCATTAAGCACAGTTTTTGTGCTTTCAAATATTATTGTTTTTAATTGAGACTCAGTTATTTTCATTGTTTGTGGTGTTTAAAAATTTAGAGCCTCCTGTCGGAATCGAACCAACATCTACTGATTACAAATCAGTTATAATAACCTTTATACTAAGGAGGCATGAAGCCATGATTTATAAGGAAAACCATGGCGAAAAACCATAACCACCGTATAAAGAAACTTATAAAAACCTATAAGTTTCAATTTCTTGCTTCAACCTATCACTACTTTTTAGTGCCTCATTGCTGAGTCTGTCATCCATAGTTGGATAGTCCACAAGCGTAAATTCGGAAGTACGGCTTCCTATTATTCTTACCCCTTTGTGGAACCCATCGTATTAGGGAGTCGAACCCTGCTACTTGCATATTCGAAAACGCGCCCAAGGGGACCTTACTAACCGTTCAGGATGTCTCTTTTGTTAATATATAAATAAATGTAAAAAAAAAAACAAACTTTTTTTACTTCTTTTTCTTTTTTTCGTCTTTCAATGCGGTGATAATTATCCAATTAAACGGAACCATAACCAAACCTACAATGAAAAAAACTAAAATACCCATTGGATAACCACTGACATATATGCCACATATTCCGGCAATATCTAACAATAAGATAAACAATGCCCACAATTGTAACTTGTATTTCTCAAAAAAATTTTTAAACATTTTCTTCTTTCTTTTTTCTATTATTAAAATATTTTTTTATTTTGCTAATATACCATTTAATTACAATAACATCAAAATAAATTCCGAAACCTAAGAACGCAATACTTAATGGTAATGACCAAAAAAGACTTACTTTCTCAAGTACGAATAAATTGATAATCATCATCACAACTAATACATTGAAAAGAATTAAACCTATTGTTCCTATTATTGCCAATGCTTTTTCACCCATATTATACTCTAATTAAACCTTATTTACTAATAAATAGTTCATTTACCTAAAAATTTGGGAGTTATAAGAGATTCGAACTCTTTCCTTCAGAACCACAATCTGACATGCTTCGACCATTAACACCAATAACTCCATGTTAAAAATATTCAGAAAACATTACCACAGTTTTAGGACTCCAACCTTATCTTCTAATTTACATTAGATGTTTTTGCAATTAAACTATTTGTCCTGTGGATTTGAAATGGCGGACAAAATTTAAAAACATAAAAATGTTGCTGTTAGTTTTCTTAATTTTATTTGTAGGGCCAACGGTATTCGAAACCGTGTGATAGGAATGAAAATCCTATATCCTTGACCACTAGATGATAGCCCCATAAAAAAAATACCTGTTTTGTTAATTTTCTTTGTTTTTGTTCTAAGAAGTGTACCAAAAAAACTCGCCACATGCCTGTGTTTATCCCTGTACAGGTGAACATACTCTAAAACATCACTCCTTCATGGGTCGAACAATTTTCTATAAACAACTAATTGTAATTATCCTTTATCTTAACATCATGCCTTCAATTAAGAGAATAATCCTCGATTAATAGTTCAGAAGGTTAAGTTTCCCTCTATACCTATGTTGGCTCTTTTAACTGTTCTGCAACATCACAACAATCAGTATTGGTCAAGTATCAGGATTTGCACCAACTTTTTACAACCTTATTATAATATACAAAAATTAACTAGTACTTTTAAAATATTATAATTAGTTCTCCACTTGACTTCGAAGCCTCACAAGTGGTATACTTGGTGGAATAGACAGGATTCGAACCTGCAAAATGACACCGTGCAAGGGTGTTGCTGTACCATTGAAGCCACTACCCCAAAAATACCGCATTTACGGCAGTGCGGCCAGCCAAAACATACGCTCTTCGAGTGATGTTAATTTTACAGGAAACATTTAACGTCCATAAGACGGGACGGATTTGAACCGCAAACCTCAAATTTTTGTATCCAAGAACAAAATTCTTAATCCATGAAAAACTTGCTGTGTGTTTCCTTAATAAATTTCTTAAATTCTTCTTCAACAAACAAAGGATTATACTTACCCATATCCTTTATGATGTATGGCTTATAACCCATTTTTATTATCTCTTCAATTTTTATTGAATCTCGTTTTTGAACTTGTTCTATAGAATGCTTTTCTGTAATTTTTTCATAATGCCATTTTCCGTTCCATAAAATCGCAGTTTTTATGTCTTCAATTATTACATCAGCATCCCAACCGTTAAACATTGGAACATTGTGTTTTACATCCTTAAAATATTTTTCGCATAGTTCGCAAAAATATTTTTCGTTTTTCGAACGCCTTTTATCTGCTTGAGATTTTGCAGAGTTTTTACCCGCATTTCTTAATTTTTCAATTGTTTCTTGTGACAAAAACTCTTTTTTATGCTTTTTTATCGTTTCGCTACACTCTTTACTACATACTACTTTTGTGGTACCTGGAAACAGAGTAGAATAATAATACGTTTTTCCGCAAACTTTGCATGTTCTTTTTTTCCTTTCTCTGTGTTTAACATCTTTTTTTTCTTCAAAATTTACTTGCTTATTTAGTGATTTATAATGTTGTTTTAAAGACTGCCTTATTTTTTCCTTTGTTTCGTCACTCATTGCATCTCTCGTAACATTATTAAAAGATGCTGCACATGAGTGAGAGCAAAAAAAATGTTTTGTTTTAGAATCATTATAAACATTTTTCTTGATTTCGAACTCTTTACCGCATTTTTCACAATAAACTTTAATTCTAGTTTTTTTACTTTCATAAAAACAATCCATTGAGCAAAACTTACATCTACCACGAAGATTGTTTAGTTCGTGTGTAATAAGATTTTTTTGTACATAAAAAGTTTTTCCGCAGTGCTCACATTTAAGTGGCAATAAATCACTTGACTTAGATGAATTGTATTCTTCTTGTGTATATAAGGTAGTCATAAAATTGTTTTTATTATAAATAGTCTTTTGTTGCGAAAAAAAGACTTGAACCTAAAAATATTTTGTTCTTAGGTTAGTTTGTTTTAATAAACAGGATACCACCACCTACTTGCAATGTGCAATTGTTTTCGGATTTGAGGTGACAATCGGAATCGAACCGACATCTCAGGCTTGGAGTGCCTTGAACTAACCGTTGTGCTCCACCCCGCAATATTTAAAAATAAACGATTTTAGACTAGATTCGTGAACCGTTTTTATGCTGAGAGCCATAGAAAATTTGCAACTTCTCTATGTTGTTACTTGAACGTGCGAATCCACAAACACACCGCTACCCAGTTGAAACCACCTAAAAAGTGTGTACACCACTTTCATCATCAATGATTACCTTTCAAGTATCTCTTTGTGGGAATGAAGGAATTCGAATCCCTGACCCTTTGAATGTAAGTCAAATGCTCTAAACCAACTGAGCTACACTCCCAAAAATACGCCCATTTATTCCTCCATGTTGTCACAGTATGTTGTGAGGGACTTTTCACTATATTAGCCCAATGCGACCTCTTTACGCTACTTCCGCACCTATATTTGGAATTAATGTTGCTTACCTACGCATACCCATCGCAAATTTTAACCACACCCCAGCCAAATACATTGCTCCAATCTATATTCTTCTTCTAATGTGGTTGACAGGAATAACCCAACAGGACTTCTTTCTATTGAAAATTCAAATTCTGCATACCTTAATGATAGAAAAATAACAGGAAACATTTTTGTTTGAAAATGACAATTTCAATAAAATAATTTGCTGTATGTTTCCTAAAAAAATATCTAAAAAACTACTTGATAGTACAAAAAAGATATTAACGGTTTAGCCACAACCATTTTTGTTTTGGCCAGTCCTCTACCTAACCGTGTAGGTTTTCCTTTCAACATCAAGAATGGCTCATTCTATAGTGTGTTGGCTAAGGAAATATGCTAATCCCCAACAACTTCATTTTTCAAAAAACGGATGCATGTCAATCGTATTCCGTTATTCTGCGTTAACCTCACATGCCAAGGTCATATAGTCCACAACACACCCATATGACTAACTAGTATTTTCATTCTAAAAATTACTTAATAGAATATGAGCAGCCATTATTATAATGGAACCAATAAAACAACTATTGAATTTCTGCTATTGTTTAGTTTCTAATTTTTCAACATTGTCAAATAACTTACATTGCAAATATATAAATATTAATTGACAAAAACAAATTTTTTGTACTTCGGCTGCGACTCGAACGCAGGACCAACTGCTTAGCTTACCACTATAACTTTCGTTACCAATATAAGACTAAAAATGACCTACAGCACAAGAGGATTGCAGTCATTCCGTAACATCCCTTTTATGTTCCTCTTATTTCGGGTCTTTATATTGTTTGTGGTCTGGACTATCCCTTAACCATATTGAAATCTTGCAAGATTGGATTAGGGTTTGTTCTTACCCCGAATAGCAGGTCGCTTTCCTGCACAGTTTGTTTTAATTTTAAAATCCAAATTTCAACTTAGGTTTCTTCCGTCTAGTCTCTACACACTGTCTATTACAAATACTGAAATGTAGCTTAATTGCATATATTTGCCTTCTATGCAATAACGCCTTTTCATTACATTCCCAATTAACACCTTTTGCAAACGAGGTGAGTATTTGTTTTTAACATTGGTTCGGTATTAGCATATATTAACAGGACTCTTCACCTGTCCGACTCATATAGAGTGTCTGATTTGATTTTATACTTAGCTTTCACCGAATTTGGAAGTTTCTACATCTAAAATTTCTTTTAGTGCACTCCTAATTAATTGATTATCAATTACTTAAAGGCAGTTGCTCTATCCACTGAGCTACCGAAGCATAAATAATATTTTTAAAAATTGTGCGTCCAATGGGACTCGAACCCATAACGCCTTACGGACCCCTCTGATTAAAAGTCAGATGCGCTACCAATTGCGCCATGGACGCTTACACAGTTAAATTATTCCATAATCAATAAGCCATCTTTTCACTGTTGTTGGGCTTACGGAATATTTTCTCGCAAGTCCTGCAAATGTTTTTATTTCTAAGAAATCATTTGCTAATGTTTCTTTTTCTGGTTTGTGTTTTACGGTATCAAGTCTTTCTCTGTAACATGTAAGACAATAACCATGAACTGTCCTATATGCTAGTGGTTTACCACAACCTTTACAACAAGTTATTTCCTTATTTGTTGCTATGTTTTTTCCACAAAAATTATCGGTCTGAGAATGACAGTTTGGACAGAGTATTTGTATATTGTCAATTGCATTATTTTGTTTATTTCCGTCAATATGATGCAATTGTAAAACAATTTTTTCACCCATCCACTCCGTAATACCACACCTTTCACATTTTCGCTCTTTTATCCCTTCCCTAAAAAGCCTCTCTTTAAATGTATAAAGATTTTGTTTATATCCGGAACCGTTCCTTTTTCTATTTGTTAGAGTATTAGTTCTTAGTTTCAAAGATATCTTTTCTTTTGTTTCGGTACTTAAGACTCTATTTTTATTATTAAAAGAAGCAGCACAAGACGATGAACAAAACTTTTTTTGCCCAGAGATTAATTCCTTACCACATTTAACACAATAACGTTTTTTCTTTTCTTTATACCAACCAAAATCAAAACCAATTTCTTCTGCTACCTTATTGATATATCTTATATTTGCAGTATTGCTACAAACACCATAATATTCATAAATTTCTTTTTTGGTAGAAAATGACTTGAATAGTTCATATACTTTATGTTTTTTATCATCATTACTTATATCTATAAACATAACCATTTTTTTATATAAATATACAGAAAAATGTGAAAAAATCAAGTTTTGAACTATAAGTTGTTCAAAAAAAAGAAAAATCACCATGCTCCAATATGAGCAGTCATAACGGGGTTCGAACCCGTAAATCTCCACCGTGACAGGGTGGCATGTTAACCAATTACACCATATGACTATAAATTTTGTCGGGATGATACGACTCGAACGTACGACCCCTTGGTCCCAAACCAAGTGTTCTACCAACTGAACTACATCCCGAAAAATAATTAGTTTCTGTTCCATCTCTGCCAATGAATTCAACAAGAAGCCTATGGAGTGGCGTTTTATTAGCGCGCCTTTCGATTATTACCACTCAGCAAGTGTAATGTGATTTTTTCCGGATAACCCATTACTCTAATGCCAACTATCACCCATCACTGGGATGTGAAACTAATTAATTTATAAGTTTTTATCATAAAATTTGCTACATTTTCAAAGGGTTTGAAAATGTAGCAAAATATGTGATAATTTGTCGGAAACCAAGGATTTGCACCTTGAACTGTGACACCCAATAATTTTATAACAGAATGTTGCTGTACATTTTTTTTCCAAAAAACGCAAATAAAAAAGTCACCGTGTTACTGTTACACTAATTTCCGAATTTTTTTCCGCGGTGAGACTGAGATTCGAACTCAGGGGTCGCTCATCACGACCGGCGGTTTTCCTTACCACTATAGCTTTCGCTACCAAAACAAGAAACACAATTTATTCGAATGTCCCCACTTAACTGAGGCATAGTATTATCTAACTACGAAAACGTCTCTACAATTATACTCTACGCCAACCTGCATACTCACGATATATCGCTTTCATGTTCTCCGTAGTGTTTCCCCAACGTTTTGTGAGTGTTTGTTTTGTTTGTGGTCTGGACTCTATCTTAACCTTATTGAAACCTTGCAAGATGTATAAGTTTACCTCAGCACCTTCAAGCTTCGTATAAACGCATCGTGTCAATTCACTTCTTTAATTCTAGTTCCACTTATACAATTTCAACTTAGGTTCCTCCCATATCGTCTCTACACACTGTCTAAGGCACTGTAGGCTTTACTACACTTATTTTAAAACAACGGCAATCTGTTGTTACCTTAACATTGGCTCGGTATTACCATCAGCATTATCTGTTAAGGTTTCACCGAATTAGGGAGGTTCTACATCTAAAATTTCTTTTAGCGCACTCAAATTACACATTGTTCAAGAGTATGAAATAAAATAGTAAATTATTTCTTTATAGTTAAAACTAATGGGTTAACTCCTAAACCCTCTATCCCATTCGCAAATGCGTTTGGGACTGCTTTTTTTCATAATATTATAACTGCCATTAACATCAGCGTTAACATATTTGTATTGTTATATATAAATAGTATGAAAAAAATTGAAAATATTTTCAAGACCGCTGCATTAGACCACTCTGCCACCTCACCGTAAAATAAAGATTATTCTGAACTCTGTCACCATTAACGATTATTAAGAAAAGTCTTAATAATATTGTTAAACATCTATTCAATGCTACTGTCAGTTTTTTCTTTATTAAGAAAGTCACCATAGTATGCTGAGAGTCGGATTCGAACCGACAGTCATTATCAAAGGATAATGCAGGTTACTCGCCTGAACTGGGTATTACCCCTACGAGTCTTCCAATTCGCACCACCTCAGCCTTCGTGACCATATTTTATTTTCAATTTCACATATTCAATAAAATAATTTGTATTTATCAGTATTGTCAAAGAAATATTAATTTCATTGCAAATGTATAAATCTTTTTTTTTACAACAAAATTAATTTTTAGTTGAAGGCAGAGGAATCGAACCTCTATTCTGGGAACCCATACCACTATAGCTTTCACTACCAACTAGCATTCAATTGCAGGATGATATTTACCCACCTCTCATGGTTGGTGAAGGAACATATTGCTATATATTTATCCCGTTTACTGCAATTTACATTGTTTGTGGTCTGGACTATACCTTAACCATATTGAAATCTTGCGCAAGTAGGAAGCATCAGTCTCTAAGTACTTTCTTATAAACTCAATCCTTATTGAAATAATATATATTCTTACGGATGTGGAATATTACTCTTCTTCCATTTCAACTTAGGTTTTCTCCATCTAGTCTCTACACACTGTCTAAGTTTTACATGCTCCGTTTGCTACACCTTGCACAAAGAATTACACTTTGTCCATATGTGGGAACTCGAATCCCCTGCAAAACTATAACATTGGCTCGGTATTAGCATATATCTCATCTGTTATATCCTCTCGGATAATCTCGTGATTTACAATGCCCTCTCGGACAAACACACTCTTATATGATTACTTAGCCTTCACCGAATTTGGAGAATTCTACATACAAAATTTCTTTTGAAGCATTCGATTTTTTCAAAATCCCATGTCTTACCTTTAGACGAGCCTTCAATTTATTTCAAAGAACTGTTTCTTTTTATTTCAAAAATCGTGCCAAAATATAAATTTTAACATTTTTTTTTGCGGGGACGCATGGATTCGAACCAAGATAGACGGATTAACAGTCCGCAGTAATAACCCTTATACGACATCCCCAATTATAAACTACTTTTCAGTAGTTTCAGTTGTTGCATCATTTACCACATCTTCGTTTTTTGGCATTGTGGCTGCTGTTGTAGGTGCGACAGAGTTCATTTTCTCATATTCCGCTCTCAACTTTTCAAGCCTCTTTTGTCTTGCCAACATAAGTCTCTTTTTCTCAATAAGACTGTTTCTAACATTTTCATTAGCGTCCCTTCTTGGGGTAAATGAATTTTTCTTTGTGTGTTTCTTTTTACTCATAACAATAAAATTAAAAAATAAAATTTGTACCCTCTCTCAGATTCGAACTGAGACTTCATAGATTTTGAATCTATTCACTCTGCCAATTGGTGTAAGAGGGTATATTATATTGAGTTACTGGTCAGAAATTACCTACAGTTGAATATGACACCCATCGCCTTGGATAATATTGTTGTTTGCGCAAATTCTTTCAATATTATCTGTACACCTATTGAATCCTGATGTATTTTCCTTTTCCCTGTAGCGTACTTCAGAAAATACCGATTCCATTCCATATCTCCTCACTCAATATAATTTTTCAAAGAACTATTATGTGTTTTACAAATATCATGCCAAAGGCATTAAAAAGACAAACAAATTTTAATATTATTTAACATTTTTGCCGTACAATTGACCTCTTTTAAAATATTTTGATTTACCTGTGCGAGTTGGTTCAAGACTTTCTGTTATAATTTTGTCTATATCAATAGTATCTTCTCTCAAAGCCAAATCATCATATATTTTCTTTACTTGTTCAAAAAAAGGTATTCTAAATTTAAAATGCTTGGATATTTGTGTATAGTAGTTGTCATCATCGGTAGCATCTACAATTTCATGCTCTTCATGTTGAAGTTTTAACTGTGAGTGCTTGTCATCACCTTCCCAATATTGGTATGAAACTTCTCCATCGTTTTGCATATCAACAAATATCACACTTTCTTGGTTATATTTGTAACATAGATAAAGTGTATCTTCAATAGTGATATTATATACCATTATAGAATTCTCAATACCATCATAGTTACCTTTTACTTTAAAATATTTATAATGTCCAATACTAAGTTGTCTTTCTAATTCATTACTTGCTTGCTGATTATATTCTTTTTCAGCCTTATTACCCATAGGATTTTCTGCTGAAATAATAGCCATTGTTCTAACCCTACGATTAGTTCCTTGTATTGCTTGTTGTGCTTTTTGTCTGCGTGATGTTTCCATCATAACATTTTTAACACTTTTCTCTATTATATTTTTTAAATCAGTTTCAGTAAGAACTATTTCAGTCATAATTTCTTTTTTTTGTGGGAGTGGTTAGATTCGAACTAACTGTGTGTCATTGTGCTGGATTTACAGTCCAGTGCCCATCCACCATCTGAGCCGCACTCCCGTAATTAAATTCTTTTTGAATTTAGAAGTCAACGTATCTCATCTTCCTACGGTTTAAAAATCCGAAAAACATACGTGGTTGTGGGCACTGAGAGACTTGAACTCTCACGTCATTAAGACACATGCTCCTTAGGCATGCCTGTCTACCAATTCCAGCAAGCACCCAAATTGTGTTGCAAATATATTACTATTTTTTTAAAAACCCAAATTTTTATGTACAAAAATAATATTTTTCACATCAAAATCATCTGTGTAATTCAACACTTCTTTCAAAAATGTTTCCATTGTATAACCACTATGGTTTTTAAATTCTTCTTCCAACTGTTTATGATTTTCCAAAATATTATCCATAATCATTAAATTTTATGTTTTTTGTGGGCAAGGTAGAACTCGAATCTACGGTCTCTTGAATATCAGTCAAGTGCTTTAACCAACTAAGCTACTCGCCCTTATTTTATTTTGTGGGCACTGAGAGACTTGAACTCTCACATCACGAAGGATACATGCTCCTAAGGCATGCGTGTCTACCGTTCCACCAAGTACCCATTTTGAGTTTCAGGTGAGATTCGAACTCACGGATGTCAGTTTTGCAGACTGATGTGTTAAACCACTTCACCACTGAAACAAATTTTGCAGAAGCGGAAAGATTCGAACTCTCATCAGGCAACTTTGGAGGATGCTATGCTTAACCATTTACACCACGCTTCCATATTAACTATCTTACAAATATCGTACCAAAATAAATAAAAAAACCTCCAAAGTTTTTAATTCTTTTTGTTGAAGGAATTTTTTACTAGGAGGTTGGGAAAATATGTTGTGGTTAGAAACCTATGTGTTACTTGTTTTTTCTCATGTTTTCCTTACTCCTACCTTTTTTTTGAGTGATGGTTGTTCACTTGTGGGTACAGCAATACTGAGACTATAATGTCTATTAGCCTCAAAAATTACTGATGTATTAAACCATTGACTCATAATATGTTTTCTTTTTTTTCCGTATATAAATATATAATCATTTAAAAAAATCTGATTTTTTTCAAAAAAAATCAAGGATTTTTTAAAAAATCTTCTAATTTAAACGGGTTTTCTTCCAAAATTTTTTTATTGATGTTTACCAAACTGTTTTCACTATACAAATCTTTATGCGCCTTAGCTAAAATTTTACCAATTTTGGTTTTGTAATTGTTAACTACTTTTTTTGCTATATTGTACCACCATTTGTAATGTTTGTTAAAATTTTTAAAAACAATATTTTCTATTATCTGTCTTGTAAATATTGAGTCACTTTCCATGTATTTTTCAATAAGCACAATATTAGAATAGGTATCAGTTTTTTTTACCGTTTCCATTGGCTCTTTTTGCGGATTGTCAATTATTGTACGGTATATATCATTAGCGAATGCATCTTTTTCAAATTTGTTGTTATAATAAATCGTAAACCCAACAAGTGTTTCGTAAAAATTTTGTTTACTTATACCATTCGTTATTAAGTTCACTGCGGTTTGATATATTGGTACACTTTGGGGTGTCAAAAGGTACTTTTTTGATTTAACAATTTGGTATACATGTTCTAATTCATGCTGTGTAGTACCATCGTAGTCTATGTATTTGTTAATTTCTTTAATATAACATACCGAAACATAAATATCGTTTTTTTTGGTTGACCTACCTGGGTTGCTGTTTTGTGTTTTTTCTTTGTCTTTCATCGTTTCGAAAAAATACAATGTATAAAACACATTGTATTTTTTACCAAAAAGGGGGTAGTTTTTTAAACAACCATTTTTAACATCACTATATGGTTGTTTCTTAGCATCTTTGGAAATATCGGAAATTAAGATATTCGTTGTGTCAGAAACCAATTGACTGATTCCTAACTCTTCATTTAGTTCTTGGACAATTTCTTCAAAAAGTGTCATGTTTTTTAAATTATTTAACTATTTATTACAAAAAATTAAACTGATATGGCATGTTCATGTAAACAAAAAACTGAGGTAAAACAACCGGTTAAACAAGTGGTGAAAACAGTGGCGAAAAAAACACCTAACACAACAGTTAAAAAAACTTCTGTTAGAAAAATTATATATAGAAGACCCATATAAATTAAAGACCAACAGATAAAGGATATTTTACTGATGGATATGACTGATATTCTTTAATTTTTATATCATCATAAGTAAACTCTTCTATATTTTTTCTCTCAGGATTAATCCATAATTTAGGAAGCCCATACATGTGTGGGTTTCTATTTTTTTGCTCTTTTTCGTAAATTTCAATTTGGTTTTCATATACATGCACATCACCAACAGTATAAATTAAAAGATGTTTTTTACTATATTATTCCATTTGTTTCTCTTCATAGCAGAAACAGCCTTCTTTTCCGCATTCCAAAACTCACTATAAGATGAATATTTTTTTGCAATTTTTAAAACTTCATCAAGTGTCCATCTATGTCTCAATTCTATGAAATATTTTTCCGAAAATTCTTTCATATATCCATTTTTTAAAACCCATTGATATGCTGAAGCATTTTTTTGTTCAAATTCTTTCTTTGTTTTACATGTTTTTGCAATAATTTCACAATCTTCTAAATTCCACATTTTTTTTGCTTCTCGTTTTGTTTTTTCTTCACCAACATAAGAAAAACCATAAATTTGTTCTCTACATCTATAACAAACTGTAAGATAATTTATACCGGTCTTTTTTGAACATTCCATTGCTGACTCATAAACAATTCCGTTGTATCGAACCTTTTTAGCATCAGCGGGAATTTTACCTTTCATTTGTTCTGAAAGTTTTTTCTTAGTTTCTTCAGTATGATGTTTTCCATAAAAAGAATTTTTTTCACCAGTTCTTTTTGAAAAAGACACTGATAATTTTTGTTTTATTTCTGCTGCTCGTTCTATTCCATACACTTCTTCAAATGTTTTTCCTTTTATGTAATTATCATGTGTTTTAAAATATTCCTTCTTTTCTTTAGATGCCTTTTCCCGTTGTTCTTTAGTCCATTTATTGCCAAAATTTGGGTTTCCCTTTCCTCTCAATTTTTCAGAATACACTTGTTTTTCCTCATCAGTTTTTGAGTCCCATCTATTTTTAGTTGCAATTCTTTGTTTCTCTTTTATTTTATTTAAAAAAGGATGATATGAAACAATATCCCCACCACTTCCGTTCTTTGAAACATTATACAATTTTCCACTATTCCAACAAAAATTAATGTATCTTTCTTCTAATGCCCTAAGTTCTTCTTCTGATGAGAATTCTCTTGCTTTAATTATCACAAAGTCAAAATTTTCACCGCCATATTTATTGTATGCTCTCTGTAAATAAACTGAATGATGTTTATTAGACTTTAGTTCGTTAAAATGTCTTTCTTTTCTTACTTTGGGGTTTAATGTGGACCCGATGTAAAACTTGTTTGTTTTATTATTTATAATTTTATAAATGTATCCTATCATAACTAAAAATCTCTTATACTAATAAATAGCATAAAAGATTAAAAAGTAAAGCGAAAAACAAATTATTTTTCACAATCCAACACTAAGAGGCATTTTGATTGCTGGATATGACCTATATCCTTCAATTTTTATGTCTTCGTAAGTGAAATCTTCTATTTTAGTTATGTTTGGGTTTAATTTAAGTGTTGGTAAAGCATACATATGTGGGTTTCTTGATAATTGTTCTTTTAAAGGTTCTATATGATTTTCATAAACATGTACATCACCACCTGAAAATATAAGTTCATCAACATCCATATTAGCACATTGTGCTATCATATGTGTTAGGATTGAGTATGAAAGTGCGTTGAAGCACCAACCTAAACCACAATCCACGCTGCGCTGATTCCACATACAACTTAATTTTCTTCTTGGAATATCCCATTCGTCAAGGAGTTCATAATTATTTTCGTGCATCCTTATACCGACATTATCCTCATAATATTTAAGTCTTTCTTCCAATGTCATTTCTTTTGTATAGAATTGACAGCAATAATGACAAGGTGGTAATGCCATATCATGAAGTTTACCAACATTCCAAGCAGAGACAATCAATCTTCTATCATCAGGATTAGTTTTAAGTTTTTCTATAACTTCCTTAATTTGATTTATACCGTCCCAATTTGTCCATTGTTTTCCATAGACAGGTCCAAGGTCTCCATAATGATACACTGACTTGTCGTTATTGTACAAATGTTCACCAAAACTTCCTAGTCTGACAAATTTTAGGAAAATTTCTTTACTGTAGGCTTTTTCATACCCTTCAACACCTTTACATCTTTTAACCACTTCAAGGTAATACCTATAAGCATCATCATCCCAAATATGAACATTGTTTTCAACCAAATATTTTATATTGGTGTCGCCTTTAAGAAACCAAAGAAGCTCATGAATAACTCCTTTTGTATAAACCTTTTTGGTGGTGAGGATGGGTAAACCTTCTTTAAGGTTAAACCTTAACTGTTTACCGAACAAAGACCTTGTTTTACCGGCTCTTGTATCTTTGGTTTCACCGTGTTCAATAATATCATTAACCAAATCAAGATATTGTTCATCAACATGATTATTGAGACCTTTACATTTAACATAAGTCATGGCGTATGCTTTTCTGTTTTCTATTTCTGTTGGTCTTCCTACTTCCTCCCATTCATTGTTGGTGACAATATCAGGAAAAAATGTGTCAGCATCAGGTACATCAACCGCAAGCATATCAATTAAAACCTTATCAACAAGATTTTGTGATAAAGCATAGTCATATATACTTGCGCCACCAATAATGAAAATTTCTTCATCAATCGTCTTGGCAAATTTTATTGCCTCTTCAAGTTTATCACATATTCTAATATTGGTATCGGTATTATCTTGCCATATGTGAGTTCTTGAAGTAACAACAATATTCATTCTGTTTGGAAGTGGATGACCAATCGCTTCAAATGTTTTTCTACCCATAATAACAGGGTGTCCTGTTGTTGTGTCTTTAAACCATTTTAAATCCGCCTTATTATGCCAAGGCATATTTCCTTTTATACCAATAGGGAAACCATGATTTGGTACATAGTTTCCCACGGCAACAATAATGTTAACACTCATTGTTTATTCTTTTGACTTTGTTATAATTTCATCAATAAGACCATAAGTTCCATATACACCAGGAAGTGCCTCATTAGGCATCAGCCAATGGTCTCTATCAGCGTCCTTTTCAATTTCCTCAAATGTCTTACCTGTATTTTCAGCCAATATATTGTAAAGGATATTTTGCCATTTTTGTGATTCTCTTGCCTCAATCTGAAGGTCAGCGTTTTTCAAATACCCATTGTATGACGCAACCTGATGAATCATAATTGTGCTGTTAGGTAATGCGTATCTTTTACCTCTCACACCTGATGACAAGAGTATTGATGCCATTGATGCGGCCATTCCCATACAGTAAGTAGCAACATCAGGTAACACAAAATTACATGTATCTCTGATACTTAACCCATCAATAACCGAACCACCACCACTTGATATGAACATTTTAATTGTGTCATCAATATCTGAAATTGAATTAAGATAAAGAAGTTGTGCGTTAATCACACTTGCGGTATCACCATCAATTTCACCTGAAAGATAAATAATCTTCTCTCTAATCAAGGCAGAAAACACATCCATTGACGCAACATTAAGTGGTCTTTCCTCAATAATTGTAGGACTTATGATTCTGTTTTTAAGCATGTTGTTGTATCCATTAGTTTTACTTGTACTAACGCCTTTGTCAATGGCAAATTTCTCAAAATCATTTAACTTATAATTCATAATATTTTAATTTTTAACAAATATATAAAAAGTTATTTTAAAAAGCAAAAATATTAGTCCTCATGTTTTAACAACATTGGCGGATTAACATGTGTGATTTCATCCGTTATAGGTTCAATTTCTTTATCATCGTAATAAACTGATGCCGCACTACCAATACCTTTAATTAGCTTGTTCAATCTAAAATTGATTTTTTTTCTAAATTCTTTTTTAAATGATAATAGTCCATCATGATATGGTTTAATGTTTATTCCACTTTTTCGTAAACTTGCGTTTATTTGATGATAATTATCATTGTTAATCGCACGAAACAAATCAGGTAAAATTTCTTTTATTTTCTTATATAGACAATATGCTTGACTTTCTTGAATGTCATGTCTGAAATTTTTTCTCTCTGAATTACAGCTTTGTAAAGAACCATAAACAGACGTTATTAAAGCGTTTAGTTCAGTTTCTGAAAATAATCCATAAATAATAAGTTCTAAAATTTCTTTAAGATAATCATCAATTTGTATGTCAGCCGTGTCAATTTTTGACTTTGCTGCACTGTTCGCATATCTTCTTGCAAACCCCCAATTATTAATTATATCTTGATAGTAATCGTACACATGGTTTAGTTCATGATACAATGATGTCAAGATAGTTTTAGTGTACAAAACATGTTTGTAAGAATAAGCATATATAAAAATTTTAGCGTTTTTTAATTTACCGTTAACAATTTCGTTTGTGTATTTTACTGTTGTTTTTCCCCCACCACTCAAAAATTTACCATTAACATTTTCAGTAACCGTAATTTCAAGATAAAGATTTTCAACAAAATCAATTTTTTGTGTAATTTCGTTTGGAAGTACAAAATTTGTGGTTCCGGTAAATTTGTTTTTCCATATGAAATCTTGACAATATTTAATAATTTCTTTAGCTACATTATTATATTTTGATGCGGCAACACCTCTTTCTTCGACTAATCTTATTATTTTTTCTTCTGATAGAACCACAAATCACTCAATTATTTTAACAAATCTTTCACTACTATTATTATAAATTGATTAATTCTTCCATATCATTATTAATATCATCAATGTTATTTATGGAAAATTTATAATAACCGCCATCAGGATTAGGCACATCAACATATTCATATGTGTAATCATCTTTATTTGATATGTCCCAAACGACAAAACCATGTTCGGTTATACTTTCACCAAAGTTTTTTTGATTAATGGAGGAACAATAAACCACTTTCACACCATTTTTCTTGATTTCCTGTCTTTTATGAATATGACCAGCAATAACAAAATCACAATTTTCAAAAACATTAGGGTCAATACCATTCTCTGTAACATAGTTAGTTACGGTTACCGCACCATTAACATCACCATGGATTAAACCGATATATGTTTTGTCCTCACCATATTTTGTTTTTGCCGCTTTGATATCAGGAGTGTTAAAACCGTCAAAAGAAGAATAAAGACACCATACGACATTGTTATCCCTATAACATCCTGATTTGTAATTGAGATGTTTGTCAAGGTATCCGACATTCTTCATATTACTGATTTCAAATACTGGTGTTATTGAATCAATTCTGTCCGTATTGTTCATTAACATGTCATGATTTCCTGCGATAACAATTGTTTTACAGATGTTTCCTAATTCCGAAAGGAACCAATGCGTCGCGATTATACTCTCATTTGAACAGTCAATTTTGTTAGTGAACAAGTCACCTGCGACAACTATCCTGACACAATCATTGTCTTCCTCTGAGTTAACAATCTCTTTACACTGTTCAATAAATGATGACAAGATATTTTTCAGTTCTTTAATGCCACGAAGGTTTGGCATGTGTATATCAGCACATGCTATTATTTTTTTTATGTCACTCATTTCTTTTTCTTTTTTTGTTGTTCATCATGTTTTGCGATTTCCTCATAGTCGAAGTCATACTTGAGACCCCATTGGAGATTCCACCATTGAAATTCTCTTTCCATTGTGCTTTTCTTTACTGATTTCGGTTGCCAATCATAAAAATGGTCGTAGAAAAATTGTCTCCATTCAAGAAACTGTTCAAGTGTCTTGAAAGTGTATTTAGTCCACCATTGCATTTTCTGTTGCTCATCTTTCGTCAGTTTGATGATATCAGCATATCTCATATCAGCACCTGCGATTTCCAGTTCTTTGTTAATAACAAGTTCCACAAACTCATTATCAGTTAATTTTTTCTTATATGCCATTGGTTTTGTTGTTTTTAACATTATTTTTTAGACTAACAACTCAATCTCATTGAATTGTTTTTTATTTTTAAAAATTTTTATCATATTCTGTTTTCCACCCTGCTCATATGCCTCACCAAAATCTTTCCAAGGTAGTGTGTCACTACCCAATTCAACATACCAAATTTTATTTCTTAATCTTCCTATGTTAAGTAAACTATACATTCTTTTGATTTCAGTCTTATCAACATCACCATCAAGACAAATAATCACATTCGCGTTGGCTTTGTTATATAAGTTTTTATATAGTTCACTGTCTTTGGTTAATGATTTACCTAATAAAGACACTGTGTTTCCGTTACCGTAAATACAATCAATCGCACCTTCACAAAGCCATATGTCCGCACACCATTTTATTTTTTCCTCTTGAAAGATTATTTTTTTCTTGTCAACATCACAATTTTTGTATTTTGTTTTTTTGGGATTACCTGAAAAATCTCTTCCAACCCAATAATTCAAATCACCGTTACAATCATAAGAAGGAATTATTATTCTATCTCTGTCTTGCCATTTCTCCTCATCCCAAGTGGTATAACCGATGTTGTAAAAGTCAATTATATCTTGCGTGATGTTTCTTTTTTTGAGATATTCAACTAGTTTGTTTTTTCTACATTTCTCTAAATTAATTTTTGTATATGTTGGTGGTAATGTTAGGTTGTTTGTAGTACCAAATAAAGTATTTTCGTTATCTTTGAACAAATCAAGGTCATAATATTTGTTTTCTTTAAGGTCTTTAATAACAGAGAAATAGTCTGATAACATTTCACTGCTACCCCATCTCTTGATTAACCTTGATATCGTTCCACCATGATTACAACACCATGTGTGAAATTTTCCCAAAGACAAAGAAACCTCCAAATTGTATTTCATGTCAGGTGTGCCGCCGTTTTCCACTGTCTCCCAAGGACAGTTAAACTGATATTGAGTCTCATTAGTGCTGAATCCACCTTGTTTGGATTCACCCAATATTGAGACTAATATGTTGTACACCTGCCTGACTTCTATTGGTAACATATCTTTTTTTTACAAAAATACAAATAAATAATGGGAACGATATACATGTTGGCTAAGGTGTTCCCTTTAACTCAGCCACTGCAAATATATAAATTTTTTAAATAAAAACAAACTTTTTCACTTTTATTAACTATTTATATATGTAATGATTAAAGCATACAAATATAAAATCCTACCATCAGAAGAACAAAAACAACTTTTAAATAAGTTCTTCGGATGTGCAAGGTATATCTATAATTGGGGGCTTAAAATAAAAACACAAACATATAAAGAATATGGTAAATCCATATCATATAATGATTTAGCAAAACAATTAACTGTATTAAAACAACAAAACGAAACCTCATTTCTTTGTGAATGTGCTAACGAATCACTACAACAATCACTAAGAAACCTTGAAAATGCATTTACTGGGTTTTTCCGTAAAAAATCAAATTACCCAAATTTCAAATCCAAGAAAAAATCAAGAGAATCGGCTAAGTTCATTAACTGTGCCCATTTTGATTTTGAAAATTGGAAAGTAAAAATTCCAAAAATGGGATGGATTAAACTTTGCAAAAACCGTACATGGAATCAAGATACATCTAAACAAGGCACGGTAACAGTTTCAAAGGATAAATGTGGTACTTATTGGGTATCAGTTGTTGTTGATAATCAACAATCAAACAATGATAAAAAAACAATTATAACAGAAACCACTGTTGGTATTGACCTTGGAATTAAGGATTATGCCATTTTATCTGATGGTACAAAATATAGCAACCCAAAACACCTTGATAAATCACAAAAAATGCTTGCTCATTGGCAAAAGACATTTGCGAGAACCAAGCAAGGTTCAAATCGCCATGAAAAAGCAAGATTACAAGTCGCAAAGTGTTATAGGAGCATAACCAATCAACGTAATGATTTCATTCACAAATTATCCACTGATTTAGTTAGGAAGCATGACACGATTTGTCTTGAAGATTTAAATGTAAAAGGAATAGAACAGAATCATCATCTCGCAAAAGCAATAAGTGATGCCGCTTGGGGTGAATTTGTCAGACAACTCACATATAAATCTGAATGGTACGGTAAAAACATTGTGTTCATAGGTAGGTATGAACCAAGCAGTAAATTATGTCATTGTTGCGGATATGTTAACAGGGAATTAAAATTATCTGATAGACAATGGGCGTGTCCTGTATGTGGTGAACACCATGACAGGGATGTTAATGCGGCTATTAATGTAAAAAGGATTGCATTAGAAAAACAAAACCTTATAGGTTTATAGAAATAAAAGACAGCCGAGGGAACGACTGCATGGCGTGGAGGGAAGAGGTTACGAACCCTGTGAATCGCTGAGATATAAAGTGGTGTTAGCCAACAAGTATATCATTCCCTAAATAATATAAAAAACAAAAGTCATGGAAAAAACCATGTCAAATTGACATGGTTCATTTGAGTATATCAATTATTTTCTCAATGTCTTTTTCTGTTATTCCCGTGTTTTCATCAATGTGTATGAAATTATCTTTTTGGCCTAACAAAAAGTCTGTGTCATCATCAACTATCACATATTCATATGGAACTTGGTCTTCATGATACCTATGCTTATAGTATGGAACACCGTTTCGGTCTTTACCGTATTTTGTTGCTATCCCCTTGAAATTATCAATTAACCATTTTTCTATTTCATTACCCCTACACATCCAATCAACATGAAAATGTTCAGTATAACCTATAATCGGTAATTCAAGACCACATTCCTTTAGTGTTTTTTCTGTTCTTCCGTTATCATAACCCCATGAAGATGATATTACTACCTCAACATTATAATCATTAAGCACATTAAGTAATTTACATTTTTCAGGGTCAACATAACCTTTGCCTGTCATTAAAAACGGTATTGAAGACAAAACACCATCAATATCAAGAAATAAAATTCGTTTGTTTTTACACATCTCTAATTTCCTTTAACAATCCAATCTGCCATTGTAGTCACAAGTGGTCCGAATGTTTTAAATCTTACCTCATATCCAAGCCCTTCAATCCAACCTTTAGCGGCTGAATAGACCTCATTGGATTTAAATTTGGGATTTGGATTTATGTCAATATCAATATATTTCGGTTTAATACCGGTTTTTTCTTTAATTGATTCCGCAGTCTCTATTGATGCCGCAACCTCATTCATGAGCCTTGTGTTTCTTACCCTTTCCTTTGACGTGTTCCATCTTTTGAAAAGACAATGTGCGCCATGTCCTGGTGTATATAAAGCGATAACAGTAGAATAATATGTTTTTTGCCCTTTGTTTTGGGAATCAGTACCCACCATTATGTCAATATCTTTATGGTTAGAACAATAGTCCTTAACATAGTCTTCAATATTTTCTATTTTCTCATTATTGAACTTTTTAAAACTAAATGCTTCAATCATTGTACTTTAACCTTTTAATTTCATTTCTTATTTCAGTCAAAGACATATCAGGCATAGGTGTATATATTCCAAATGATTTTTCCCAACAAAATTTTTTCATTCTGTCCTGATATTCTTCAAGTGTAATGTTATTGGTTTTATAGTCTTTGACTATATTAACAAATGTGTTTCTTATTTTTTCCTTATAATTTTCCTGTTCAAAATCGTAAATATATAAATCAACATCATCACAAGTGTCCGCAATTATATCATATATTTTTTTGGCGTTACCACCTGCCTCATAATTTGAATTACCTATAAGTGTCGTGCCTATTTTTTTGCCTTTGAAATGTTTATTTACCAATTCCAAACAATTTGTTAACGCGTTATAATCAAGAGCATCAGGTTGTATATCAGGTCTGTATCTACCTTTTGTGATGTAACATATAACAAACAACGGAAAACCTTTTTTCTGATATGATGTCACGACCTCACATGTTCCTAACTTGTTAGGGTCATCATATTTTGTTTTTCTGTTTACTTTAAGGACATCAGGAAAATTCAAACCAATATCGTACTGAAAACCATTACCAAAACAATTTTTGATAGATGTACCGACTAATATCACATCATATTCTTTAATATGGTTTATAAGGTTCTCACCCACTATTATCTCTTTTACCATTTAAACCCCTCCAATATCTTTTTTTGTTCATCACTCAATTTGTTTGGATAAACATATTTAACAACAACAATATAATTACCATATCCGTCTCTTGTCTGTAAATTAAACATACCCTTGTTTTTGTAAGTGAATTGTGTATTGTCTTTCGTACCTTCAGGTATTGTCAGTTTTTGCTTAGTACCATCCATAAAACTAATTTCACGCTCACAACCAAGCATTGCCTCATTAAATTTTATGTTTTCCTCATGTATAATGTCAATACCTTTGACTTTGAAATAGTCACTGTTTTCAACTCTATATTGAATTATAAGGTCACCATTTTTTCCTTTGCCTTTCGGTTCATTACCAAGACCCTCATAAACAATCTGTACACCATCAAAAACACCCTTCGGTATTTCTATTTCTTGCATCACTGTCTTGGTTTTCAATCCTGTTCCATTACAAGACTTGCAAGGGTTTTTAATAATTTTCCCTGTTCCATGACAATGTGGACATGGTGATGAGATTATTGATGTCATATACCCCTCAACAGTTTTTTTACTTATCATACCTGTACCGTGACAATGGGGACATGTGGTTTCCTCACCATCAGCAGAACCAGTTCCATTACAGTCAGAACAATGTACCTGTTTCTCAATGGTTATTTTTTTCTTACCACCATTGTACGCATCTGACAATGTTATGTTTATCGTAGTGTGAATATCACTACCGACATTTATATGCTCTTGTCTTACATTACCCCTACCAAAAGGATTGAAACCACCAAAGGGGTCATCACCAAAAGGATTAAAACCAGCAAAGGGATTGAAACCATTGGCACCGCCAAAAGGATTTGGATTATCATATTGCGCCCTCTTGTCAGGGTCAGATAATGTTTGATAGGCTTCATTAATTTCTTTAAACTTTTCCTCAGCCTCCTTTTGCTCTTTTTCTGGTTTACCTACCCAACGGTCTGGGTGGTACTGTAATGCAAGTTTTTTGAACTTTTTATTTATGTCCTCTTGACTGCAATTTTTATCAAGACCTAAAATATCATAATAATTTTTTTCAGCCATTTCTAAAAAAATGTTTTCTTTACCTTACTGCAAATTTCAGACCAAATTGCCTGAAATTATCCATTCCTTTGAAAACCATATATTTTCAGGTATTTCACCAGCGTTTTTGAAACACTCCTGTAACTGTTTACCACTATAACCACATAGTGTTACCTCATCAGGTTTATTTCGATATGCGATTTTAAACTTTTTTTCAGGATGTTGTCTTGCGCAATTATAAAGTTTTTGTATGTTTTTGGTGATGGTAGCCAATGTCATTTTAGGATAGTTGTACCTTAACTCAGTTGTGGGTAACGCATATGAGTTTCCTTGCAGTCCTTCACCTTTTCCATAAATCGCTCCAAACTGTTTAACCGCAACTCGTGCTGAACCTGCACCGTGTCTTCCCTCAGGATTAGAGCCAAAAACAAAAATGGTGTCATCCTCAGGTACAATATCGCCATCATAATAGTTTAATTTCTTTTCAGTTTGTTCCATAACAAAATTAAAATTTTCTTTATTGTTCCTACAAAAATCGTACCAAAACATTTTCGTGTCCCTGTCAAAATATTTTTTGTCCAAGTCCACAAAAATACTGTTTCTAATGGTTAAGAAACCTTGTTTTTCAGAGTCATACACGCAAAATTTCAAAATCGCATCTTTGTATTGCGGATATTTCTCTTTTAGAAGTCTCACTTCATTAAGAGCGTTAATCCTATCGGTAATAGTTGTTTCCGCTTTTCCAAGAAAAAATGATATTGGTTTAACCTGTACGAAATATGTTTTACCTTCAAATGTAAAAACTATGTCAACACCATATTTCCTGTCAAACAACTCCTTGGTTTCTTTATCAAGGTTTATTATCTCAGTACCTTTTTGCTTTTTAATGTAATCAATGACATAATTCTCAACCTGTCCTCCAAAATATGTCTCAATTATCACATGACGAACCAACAAATCAAGCATATCTTCTTTAGGCAAATTTGTCAAATAACTTAAAACATTAGATAATGACACAAAAGTATCCTCTGATTTAACATTGGTCAAATAGTAGTTAAAAAAACTTTCCAAGGTAGTGTCATTTGTTGTTTTAATCCAAGTTCTGTATGCGTTCATACATTTTCCAATCACATCATGTGGACGGAACGCTTTGTCATAAAACTCCCTTGTTTGTTTTTTATATTTTTGTAATATGTTATTGTAATGTTCTGTTGACTTCAATGTTATCATTTTTTCTCCTCCAAACAAAACCACCGCTTGTCCTTATCTTTCCATTTACACATTGGGAAATAGACGCTTTGGAATAACCTAACTTAGATTGTATCTCATCAAGTGATGTCCATAATCTAATGAAATCACCATTTTTATTATATTGTAATATCTCATATGATTTCCTACCTCTTTTCTTAGGTGTTTTAATCAAAACCGCACCAACATCTTTAACCGTTCCGTCCTTAACAAATTCAGTGGTATTAATAGTGTCAATAACCTGACCTTTCTTGTCATAGAAAATGATTGTGGGTTGGATTGCGTTAACCATATTGACGTTTTTCTTCTCCTCTTTAGGTGTTTTCTTATTTTGCCTTTTTCGTCTGGCTTTTTTTATGTTCTTACCTTCAGAATATTTGGTGTCAAGTACATTATTAAGTTCCTTATTCTGTTTGTTATCCGACCAAACCTTTCCTTCAAGCTCCTGCATCTCACATAACTCAAGCCATCTGAAACAACTGTTTTTCATCGCAAGTTTATCGTCTTTTTTGAACACCCAAAAAGTGGATGTATACTTTCTTGCGTGTTGTTGTCCGTTAGGAAAATGGGATGTGGCGACAATTCTTGCCTTGGCTTCAAGTATGAACTCATCCTCAACATAAAAGCCCACTTTGTCAGCAACCATAAATGAAAAGGGAGAGGACCAACACTCACGACCACCTGAGACAGTGCTTTGCATTTTCCACACACAAATCCCATCATCTTTCAATACCCTATAACATTCTTTTATCCACCAATAAATGTTTTCAAACAACTCATCGGCAGGATAAAAGGAAGAAAACCTGTTACTAATCAGATTGTTCCCCTCTCGTATATTTATTGTTTTTGATGGCGTGTTCCTTGGAGAAACCACAAAAGGCAAATCAACAACAATACTTTGTAGACTGTTGTCTTCCAACGGCAATTTTTGAAACGGCGTTATCTTAATAATGTCTTCCCTTTGCGGACAAACATCCATCAGTATTTTTGGAATCGGTATGTCATATTTGTTTTGTTTGTTTTTCTGATAAAACTTTAACTCACTCGCCGTGATATCACATTCAAATGGCTCACCATTATTATATAATCTCATTATATTATATAATATCTCCGTTTGGTCAAACGAAATGTTTCTGATAATTGTTTTGTTGTTAATCTCTTCCATAATAGTTTTCGATAAAATTTATTATATTCTTATACATTTTTTCAATTGTCTCTTGACAAAGTTTTATAATCTCTTCCTTTTTCTTAGAAATATAGACTTCAACATTAAATGTTTGTGGGTCAAATAAAAGAATGTCTTCATTATGATTGTATATATTCTTAAACTTACCGGTTAAACATTTGTTTATATATTTAATATCGTCATTTTTAATCTCTCTATGTAACATATTTTCTAACACCTCTTCGTACATTTGGTATTTATCATATTTTTCAATGGCGTTTTGATATTCTAAAGTCGAAATTTTGTTTTTGTCTCTATTTTTGAAATATTCTTCCATGAAATTTGACACTGAAGATATGTTAGCTGTTCTTTCTATAAAGAAAGTAATGTACATCCCATAAAAGAAATAATGGCTAAATTCTTCAGGTGCTTGACTTTGAAAATATAGTAAATAATTATATAAAATCATTGAGTTAATATTGACATCTTTGACTTTTGGTAATTCCTTTTGGAAACAATGCATTATTTCGTGTGCCATTGTACTTGATATGTCATACTTAGGTGTGTTACCATATTTTACATATAGAACAATTTTGTGCTCATTGTTTTCATAAAAACTTTTCCCACTAACAGGTAATTCTACTGTGTCATTGATTAGTGACCAATGCACAATGAGTGTTACATTTCCCACACCTTCAATATTTCCGTTTACTCTAATTATTGATTCAATGCCGTTATTAATAGTCTCACCATTATCAATTTTATTAAACACTTGTTTTACCATGTTTTTAACTGACTGATATTGGCCTTTAAACGAACCATAAGACTCATCAATTAATTTCTCAGTTAACAACTCATATTGCTCGTGTAAAATTTTTCTTATTTTAATGTCACTAACACAATTACTTTCTTTAAACAATTCTTTAACTGTTAAGCGTTTATCCATTTTATTAGTTTTCAATAAAATTTATTATGTTCTTGTGCATTTTTTCAATTGTCTCTTGACAAAGTTTTATGATTTCCTCTTTTTTCTTGGAAATGTAAACCTCAACATTAAATGTCTGTGGATTGAAAAGAATAATATTTTTATTATTATCGTACATGTTTTTAAATGTTCCTGTCAAACATTTGTTTATGTACTCAATATCTTTTAGTTCAATTGGTATATTTTTTAAATTTCTCAGCACTTCTTCATATATTTGATATTTGTCACATTTTTCAATAGCATTTTGATATTCTAAAGTTGTAATTTTGTTTTTATCTCTATTTTTGAAATACTCTTCCATAAAATTTGATACAGAAGATATATTGGCAGTCCTTTCGATAAAAAATGTAATATACATTCCATAGAAAAAATAATAACTGAACAATGGGGCAACACTAAAAAACGATGGTAAATATTTGTATAATATCATTGAATTAACATTAACATCTTTAACTTTAGGTAATTTTATTTGAAAACAATGCATTATTTCATGCGCCATTGTTGAAGATATGTTATAATATGGCGTTTTCCCTTTCTTAACATTTAAAGTCACTGTTAAAGTATTGTTATCATCAACAGTACTCTCCCCACTAACAATATCAGTATCACCATCAAATAAACTCCAATATACAAACAAATTTATATTACCAACACCAATAACATTACCACTCGCTTTTATTATAACTTTTTTCCCATCACTAATATATTCGTAGTTGTTATATTTTCTTATTATTTCATTAGTTATGTTTTTAACTGATTGGTATTGCCCTTTAAACGAACCATAGGACTCATCTAAAAGTTTTTGACATATTTTTTCCCTTTGTTCAAAAAGTCGTTTTTTCTCAACTATTTTATTGAACTCTTTTGTGGTGTTTGTAATTGTTTCTATGAACATTTTTTCCATGAAATTTTATTTTTAACAAAAATACAAAATTAAGACAACAAAAACAAACAAAACAAGAAAAAAAGACTATTTATAGGTGATAAACTATATTGTAATGTTAACATATCAAAATATAAAAAATAACAGCACAAGAAGTCTTGACTGTAAAATATATAGGGACGAATATTGGGACTATATGCTTTACAGGGGTGAGGCTTATGGGTGTTTTAATGTGGATAACCAATTACTTGCCGATTTTTCATCATTGAACATAGAAGATGGTATTCTTTACTCAACAGTTAAATGGCAAGATGCCGTTAACGAAGGTGTGCTGATGGAAGACATTGGTTTCACCGGTATTGACAACGGCCTTATCCATTTTAGGAAAGACAGAATTTCGAACCAAGACTTTCTTAATATATTAACAGGAAGCACATATGACATACCTGAGGGTGACACAAGGTTTTTCTTGTCACCGGTAACCGGTAATACATTGGATTTTGAATATCCCATGTACTATAATGATGATGAGAAATATATTAGTTTCCAAGGCGGTTTTTATCAAGGATTTTACAAACTTCACGGTTTTAAATATCAAACACTTCCAAATGGTCCTGATACCGAATGGGGTCTTTATTTCAAGTTAAGACCAAGAACTGATTATGAAATCGGTGTGAGAACCGTTAATCATATACATCCTGAGAATAACGGTTTGTTTTTCTATATGGGTACAAGAGCCGAAAACAAATTCTCTAATTTGTACAAAATGGACAGTGCGGTCACAGAGACCCTTAAAAGGGAAAGTGTCATGACTGACGGTTATTTTGCCCCATATACTTGTGACGAAAGTGGTGATACGGTTGACTTACAAAACAAAATCGTTCATGTTAAGGATTATCTTACTGATTTGACAGAAGATGAGCGACCTGTACATATGGACTATTATAATGACGGTAGTGTTGAGTGTGAGAGAAGAAATCCTATTTCTTATTTCGATGACAATTATATTGACATGGACAGCATGGATTTCTGTTGGGAAGAGAAAGAGGAACCCAAACCACAGCCTAAACCGAAACCAAAATATAAACCATACCCATATGACGGATGTGAATGTCATATAACAAGCATACCTGATTATGATTGGCATGTGTCAAGTCTATATGATTACAAATATGAGGAAGACTCACACTGTTGTGACTCTTGTCCTAAACCACAACCTAAGCCTGAAAAACCTGACTGTGCGGATTATTTCGGAGATGAGTACTCACACAAGGATATTTGCCCTGACAGTGACAAGTCAATTGAAGAGGGGTATTTCGCTGATGACGCTGATATTGATGAGAAAAAAATCGCTGACACTTTTGGACACCTGATTACCAAAAAGGGCTACTATCAAATAGAGTCAGATAACAAGTTCCTCATGTTCGACAGGACACCTGAAGGTTTCACGACAAAAAATTGGATTGAGAACACCAAAGTGACATTGACAGGTAGACAAGATTGGAGTAATATAAATTATTTTCCTATTATGAACAGAACCTCAACCGGTTACACAGTACATGACATTTATAAATATCAGGAAGAAAACGCCATACCATATAACATTTATAAGGACATTAAAAACAATACATTCGGTTTAAGAATAACCGAAAACGGTGCTATTGGTTATAGATATGGTGTTTTGGACTGTGACGCTGATAATGACCAACATTATACCGTTGAAGAGGAGTATTCAAAAGACGGAATAATTAAACCTGATGAGTGGAACACTGTTTATATTAGAATTGTCATAATAAACCCATCATCTGAAAAATGCGACAGATACAAGGGAAAAAGAAAAATGAGATTATACTTTTATGTAAACGGATTTCTTAAATTCATCAGTAAGGAACTGAATGAATTTAATTTCAGGGAACTAAATGATGACTATCAGAAACAAGAGGCTGTTCCATTCAGTATCTCACTTGGTGGTGGTACACAAGGATTACTTGAAACAATCTTACCTGATTATTATTGGACTTCAAATTATATATTTCCAATAGAAAAGTCTTTCTGCGGCACATTTATTGGTGACATAAAGGATTTTAGAATATATAACGGTTTTGTTAATTTCAGTATAATAAACAACGATTTCTTATGTTAAAAAAAGAGAGGTAAATACTTACCTCTCTTTTTTATTGTATTCACTATTTACCTTTTAAATATCTTGAGCGTCTTGTACTGTCCAACCTTCTGGAATACCATGTGTACCTGTTGGCCAAGATGTTATAGATGCCGCCTTGACAAATGTACCTGTTGATGCCACACCACTTACCCAATAGAATGTACAAGCACTTACTGATATATCAGTGGCAAGACATTTTATATAATTAAGTTTCCTACAACCATAGAACATGCTAACATAACAATCTTTTGTTAATGTAGTGGCAGGTAATTCAGGTGCTTGGATAAGATTTGTACAACCTTCGAACATCATATAATAACAACCTTCTGTTAATGTAGTTGCAGGTAACTCAGGTGCGGTAGTAAGGCTTGTACAACCTTCGAACATACTGCCATAACAAGTTCTTGCTAATGTGGTTGCAGGTAACTCAGGCGCAGTAGTAAGGCTTGTACAACCATAGAACATGCTAACATAACAATTATTTGCTAATGTTGTTGCAGGTAACAGTAATTCACTTGCATCAGTTAAACCTGTACAGTTGTAAAACAAACTACGAAATGTGTAAATGTTTGATAATGTGGTTAGTGTACTGAAATTGGTTGAGTTAGTCAAGGACATTATATTTCCTTTGACCTTAAATTGTGCCGTACTACCACTGAATGTACTATAATAAGTGTCAGTACCATATGTGGTGTTATTTCCACGGAATTGAATAATGTCACCTGACACAACTGATATACTTGGTACTGATGAGCCGTTATTACTTGTAATAGATGTCCATCCGCTTTCATTTAAATTATATTCAATGGTTTTAGTTAAAGCAGTACTATATGCTTTCCAATAAATATCACCACCATCCGTTATTTCAAATGTCAAAGGTGTTTGAAGTTTTCTCTCCCTTTCTTTTTCTTCCTCGGTTTTATTAAACTTCACCTCTTTATTTTCAATCACATATGAAGTCCAAGGTCGCTTATATTTTTCTTTTCTTGCGGTGTTATATTCGGCGATTGTATTGAATTTATGTACGAATTGACCCATGATTAATCTAATAATTTTATTTATTATTATACCAATAAATATCACAACAACAAGTAAAATCACTATACCTTACATAAAAAAGCCCCATATTTTTCGAAATATTGTCATATTATCAAAAGGTTACATAATCTTTTTCTTTTTTTGTGGTCTAAAATGTTAATTTATTGAAATTACACACTATTTATAAAGAAAATAAATTATATACATTTAAGAATATGGCAAATACATTAATAAATAAGAAGAACGATATTCTTTGTGAGATAAACGGTGTAACATATTTCAAATTAGTATCTGATTATAAAGGTGATAGAACCAAGAACTGTAGTCTTCTCAGTAGTGAGATTGACGCTAACTTCTATTTCCTTAGGGGTATGGACATCAAGAAAGTTGATTTTAACAAAGACACAAAGGAATTGATTTTAACCAGACTTAATGGTGAGCAACTTAAAACCATTATTCCTGATGAAAAATTTACTCTTGAGTATGACAAGGAAAACGGTATATTGACTGTCACTTTTGAGGATGGCACAACACAAAGTGTTGACGGTTTTCTTGTTGAGAAAGATATTGAGGACAAAATCAAGAAAATTCTTGGTAAATCAGTTAAGGTTGCCACTGATGGTACTATTAACGGTGACGGTAGGGTAATCAATCCTTTAAGACTTTCAGAGGTTGAGAGGACAGGTACATACGCACCTGCCAAATACTTCATTGATTTGACTGACAAGGAAAATGTCATACCTGAGGGTGTTTATTCAAAAGGCACAAGAATTGTCACCAAAGAGTTGTTTACCAAGTTTGGTAGGTTGTACACTTATGAGGAAATTGAGCAACTTAAATGTTTGCTTGCTGAACAAGGATTGGATTGGAGGGTTCCGACCAAGGAAGACTGGGATAACATGCTTATCGCAGCCGAATGTCCTGACTATTGCTCAGATGAGTGTGATGATATTGTTTGCCATGACATTGATGACATTAATATTTGGACAGGTAAAGACGCAGGTGCAAGAGCCAAGTCAATCTCCTCATGGGAAAAAAGTGAAGAGACTGAGGATGGCAAACCTGTCGGTGGTGAGGACAATTTGCCTGATGACGCAGGTAGTTCCGTGTCAACCATACACATAGTCCCTTGTGGATATGGTGAGGGTTCAAGAGGACCAATCATTGGTGATGAGGACTCCGATATTGAGGGTGTTGGTCAGGTCGCATCTTTCTGGACTGACACACCAACCGCAACTGCGGCAAAAACCAAATTACAGAAAAACTATTATACAAGAACATTCTCATTTGACACAAGAAAAGTTCTTCAGGAAGGTTCAAAACCAAGTTCAAGACTTTCATTAAGGCTTGTTAAGGACTACACCTATGAGGACATGGAATTCAAAGAGTATGAAAGCATCATGGGTCATACTGTTCCTTGTGTCCTTATTACTGATGAGGAAAAAGATTACGCACAGGTTTGGACATCAATCAACATTGGTTTCAATGAGGTTGGTGGTGTAATCTCACCTGATTGGGAAAACCTTGAGGATGCTGTCACAACTAAAGGTATTTTTTTCGTCAACGAATGGGACGGTTCAGAGTGGATTAAGAAACAAATGGTTCCTGGTGACTCTATTGTTATTGTTGATTATGACAACGACCCTGAAACCACTGATGACAGATACCATGAATGGAGAGTATATGAGGAAGAGGATGGAACACAGATATTAATGGACACTTCTGAGGCACTAAGAAAAGAGTTTGATGAGGCTATTGAGGAATTATGGGATGCGTTGAGTGCTGAGACCGCTGAGAGAATCGCAGCCGATGAGGAACTTCAGGACAATATTGACGCTGAGGAAGCCGCAAGAATCAGTGGTGACACTATGTTACAGGAAATGATTGAGGCTGAGACTGAGAGGGCACAAGAAGCGGAAGAAGAATTATGGAATGCGTTAAGTGCTGAGACCGCTGAGAGAATCGCAGCCGATGAGGAACTTCAGGACAATATTGACGCTGAGACTGAGAGGGCAACTGAAAGAGAAAATGAGATTGAAAGTGCTTTGACCCAAGAAATCGCTGATAGGATTGCCGCTGATGAGGAACTATGGGACGGACTAAGTGCTGAGACCGCTGAGAGAATCGCAGCCGATGAGGAACTTCAGGACAATATTGACGCTGAGGAAGCAAGGGCTAAAGAAAGGGAAGACGCTATTGAAAACGCTTTGTTTGAGGAAATTGACAGGGCTACTGCGGCTGAACAAGCACTTGATGAGAAAATTGATGAGGTTGATGGAAAATCAATTGCTGATGAACCATATACAATTTCAGCAAATGTTGCTAATGAACCTGCACTTACTTTGTTAAGAGAAAACGGTAACATAATTCCTATAACACTTGATGCCAATTTTGGAGAATTACCTGAATAATATTAAAATATAAAATACATAAATAATATGGCAAGATTACAGTTTAGACATAAAAGTATTGCGTTTAACACCAGGGAAGACGCTAAGGCTTATCTTTCGGATTTAGTTAATGAAGAAAAAAGACTTTCCGAATCATTTGTCGAGTCACTTATTGGCGAACCCCTTGTTGTTAAATATATGGATAATGATAAGGAGCATGCTCTTTTGGCTATTGGTATGTCAGGCGAAACAGGTGATGGCGTTTTATCAGAGTATCACGTTATTGACAGTGCCAAATATGAGGAAGACATTCAATCCTTATCTGCAATTACTGATGAATTAAAACAGGAAATTGAGGATGCTATTGCTGATATTGAAGGTATCCAAGATAAAATCAATGAATTGGAAAGTGCTGTTACTGAAACACAGGAGGCACTTGAAGAACTTGATTCTGTTGTTGTTAAAAGTATTGAAATAAATAATGATGGACAATGGGAAGGTGATACAGGTAAGTCAATAGTTGCCGAACCTGAAAACAATGTCTTGAAATTTAATTTAACTTCTGATAATGTACGCATTGCTGATGGCCATGAAGGACAGTTAATTCATCATGACCATTCTTTAACCGATTTTATAACAAGTGTTGAAGGTTTACATTTCAACAAAGTTACCACAGGTTTGGAAACTAATGTTAAAGAACAATATGAGTTGGTTGATGGTGAGGGTCATAAATTAGGTGACGAAGTTGTTAAAATTTATAAAGACAGTTCGTTATATAGAGCATACCTTGGACATGTTGATGATAGACTTGAGGATTATACAAGGCCCAATATTATTGACGGAACAGGTGAAGCTGCACTTTGTTTTATTTATCAAAAGAATACCGGTTTATATGAATTAGTTGCAATCAATGTTGAATCATTCCTTGAGGAAAGTGAATTTGCGGATGGTTTAAAGGTTGACAATCATATTGTTTCAGTTAAAATTGATGAGACAAGTGAGGATTTCTTATCAGTTTCACCTAATGGTGTTAAATTAGATGGTGTTCAAAATACCATTGACAATGCTGTTGAGGAAGAAACCAATAGAGCAACTGAAAAAGAAAATAATTTACAAGACGAACTTGATGCAACTCAAGTAGGTGCCGGTTTAGCAGAAGATGGTAGTTATAAACCACATAATGTTGACCCTGATGATTTAGCAAACTATATCAAAATTGCAACTTCTCTTGACAGTGCTGATGTTATACTTGACAGCGCATTAAAGACTGTTGAGGATAAGGTTGACAATTTAAGCGCAAGTACTGAATCATTTATTTCAGAAACAAACAACAAAATATCTGAATTAGAAACTTCAACTTCTGATTTGGAAAATAAAATTACCGAATTAAGTGCTGCTACAACAAGTGAGATTGAAAGAGCAACAAATAAAGAAAACGAAATTGTCACTAATTTAGCAACTGAGACTTCTGAAAGAGAAGAGGCTGATGCGATTTTAACCAATGTTGTAAGTAACGAAATTAACAGAGCAACTGCAAAAGAAAATGAGATTGAAAGTGCATTAACTCAGGAAATTGCTGATAGACAGGCTGCAAATGCCGCATTATCTGATAGAATTGATGAGATTGAAGATAACATTGTTGTTGGTGAAAACGCTATTGATGTTACAGTTGCAGATGATGTTACAAAAGTCACTTTAAAAATCAGTGCTGCTGATAATGTTTTAACTCAGGACGTTAACGGTTTAAAGGCGAACTTATCTGTTGCTATTGTTAAAGAGGATGATGTTGAGTATATTGTTCTTAGAGGTAAAGATGATATTGAACTTAGTAAAGTTAATGCTAATAAATTTGTTAAGGATGGAATGCTTGACAGAGCATATCTTGAGAATAACAATCTTGTTTTAATTTTCAATACAGATTCAGGTAAAGAGCCTATCATTATACCATTAAGTGACTTAATTCCTGTTTATACCGCAGGTACATATCTTACACTTGAAAACAATGTGTTTGATGCAAGGGTTGGCCAAGGTGGTTTAGCAACAAATGAAAGTGTTGCGATTTTAAGTGGTAGAGTTGAAGATAAGATTGCACAACTTGACGGTAGTTATCTTAAACCAGGTTCAATTAGAAATATTATTAACACAACTTTCAGTGACCCTTTAACACACACACCCATTGGGACACAAGAAGACGCTGACAATAACAATCTTCTCAGATACTATCACCCCCAAAGTGGTGTTGATGGTGACATCAGATATTATGTTTCCAACAAAACCTCTGACATGCGTCATGGTGATGAGAACCTTGCCGATTATCTTGACTCAATGCAGGATGATTTACAAAATGAGATTGATAGGGCAATCGCAAGGGAAAATGAGATTGAAAGTGCGTTAACTCAAGAAATTATTGACAGGACTGCCGCTGATGACGAATTATGGGCTGCTTTAAGTGCTGAGACTGTTGAAAGGATTGCTGCTGATGAGGAACTTGATGATAAACTTGCTCAGGAAATCATTGATAGACAAAGTGGTGACACAATGTTGTGGGAAGCGTTAAGTGCTGAAACAACCGAAAGGAAAGAGGCTGACCAAAACATTATTAATAATATTAACCAAAATCTGTTTGGTGATGCTGAGTATGTTGAAAGTGCCAAGACAATTTGTTTCTACAACAAGTTAGGTGAGGTTATTGACACTATTGATGCCACTGATTTCATCAAGGACGGAATGGTTGACAGTGTGACAGTTGATACCGCCTCAGGTGGAACACATTCAGGAGAGACTTGCTTGATTATCACTTTCAATGAGGGTGTTGAAGGTCAAAAAGAGGACATTTATATTCCTTTAACCAGTATATTTGACCCAAGCAATTACTATAACAAGACTGAGGCTGATGACAAGTTCTTAACTCAAGAAGTGTTCAATGAGAAAGAATATGTGATAGCCCAAGCACTTAACGATATTAATGACAGAATTGACACAGTAAGTGGTGACACAAGTGGTCTTGATGGTCTTAGGGAAGAATTAAGACAGTTAAGTGCCGCAACTGAGGATGGTTTGGAAGACCTTAATGACAAGATTGATGAGTTAAGTGGTTCTGTTATTGAGAACTATATTACCAAAGAAGCCTATGAGATTGATGAGAAAGTTATTGCTGAGGCATTTAATGACCTTAATGACAGACTTCTTGATTTGAGTGGTGTGACAAAGGATGGTTATTATACCAAAGATGAGGTTAACCAACTGCTTAACAATTTGTCAACAACAATCTTATCATCGGTCAAGGCAATGTTCATTGGAACTGACAAACAAATCAAGATTACTGAAAGTGGTGACAACATGAAGATTGGATTCGCTGACAACGCTATTTTCGGTGAGGAGCCACAGGGATAATAAAAACACTATAATAAAAAAGAGAGGTTGGGAAACAGCCTCTCTTTTTTTGTTATTTACGACATTCATACATTGTTAATAATGTATTGTCGTCAAGTGGGACAATAAAACGCTCATAGAAATTGGATACCCAATCATAACCATCCTTTTCCGAATCCATGTCAATCCATTTGTTATCATCAACAAAAGCATAGCCCCAAAAAGCGGTCGCATAAGTGACATATCTCTTTTTGTCTTTGAACTTTTCAAAATAGGCTGTCCTGTTTTTCATGTTTTCAAATATGTTTTTTTCCTGGTCTGTCATAGGTTCACTTTTTTCCATAACCATTTCCCATGCCCTTCGGTAAATTTCCTGCCCAAATAAATGTATTCTGTTCCAATCAATATCTTTTTTTCTTGCTTGGAAGACCTCATTACCGTCAAGAGTAATGAACGGCACACAAAACATTTTTCCTATTTGATGATATGAGTATTTGCCTTTTTTGTTTTTGTCCGTTACAGCGTTACCTTCATTATCAAGGTCGTATTCAACGGTGAAATAGTCAAAAAACTCATCATCTGACAACGAATTGACATAATTGATTTCATCATTAATGACATCTTTCTCACTATCAGATATACCATTTTCGTTAAGTTCGTCTTTACAAGAATCAACATAAATGTTTTTCAAGTTATGCGCGTCCTTATAATGATAAACCACATATGGTGTCACCGTTTTATTTTTATCATATTCATTAATGATGTCTTCAGGTTTTTCACCTGCGACAATTGCGGTGAAAAAGTTGTAATCATCACTCATTATTTAGTCCTTTTGGATAAGATTTATTATTATTATAATAATATATTCTGACTATTTCCTCAAACGCCTTTTTATTGGCTATTTCCTCATCAATCTGTTTGGTTTTATATAATGTTTTTAAAATCAAATACATTTCTTTATAACGCAAACCTTTCCATTTAAAAAGAAACAATTTAATAAACAAATAGAATTTCTTTTTACTTGGAACATCTTTAATAATATCGTTTAACCATTCCATATTTTATAACATAAAGACCAATGGCCAGGTTATTGACATTATTAATATTAAAATAAGTCTGAGTGCGGCATAGTACATGTTATTATTGGTGACATTATCATCCTTACTAAATATCACTTGTGAAGATGTCATATTAGTAATAATGTTACTCACGAACAATAGTGTGCAAAACACCGCAATAATAGCGCAAATATATTTTAATGCAAACATTATTCAAGTCCTTTAAGGTTCTCAATTATTTTATCAACAGGTACCGCGCCGACAGTCCTACTTACCTCTTTTCCGTCCTTAAAGAAAATAAGTACCGGAATACCTCTTATATTAAGGTCTGCCGTGATAGCATCGGCAAATTCATCATCCACATCAATTTCCCCAAATGGAACTGTTGTGTCCAAACCTTTTATTGTTTCAGCCAAAAACCTACAAGGAGCGCACCACACCGCTGAAAACTTTATCACTGCGCACCCTTTAATCATACTCTTATACTCATCTAATGAGTTAATCTTTTTAATTGTAACCATAATATATTTTTTTTTACTAAAATACTAATAAAAAAAAGAAAAAGCAAGTGATTTTACTTGCTTTTCCAAAATAATAGTAACAAAGTTAAAAATTAAAAAGGAAGGTCATCACCATCATCAGGAATAACTTCGTTTATAACCTGCTGTACAACCGGATGAACTTCAGGTACAGCCACCTGAGGTGTTGATGTGGTAGTTGGAGGCAAGTTCCCAACTGAAACACTTTCGATTGTAGTTTTGGTTACGTTGTTTTCAGGTTCACTTGTCCTGTTATTATTTCCAAGATTCGGAACTTTGATTGCCGAAGCAGTAATGTTATGGTTAAGATAAATCTTTCCGTTCTTACCAACATTAATCTTGCTATCAACATCACCAACAATTACAACAAAAGCACCCTTTTTTAGTACTTTAATTTGCGTATTAACAACAAAATTGTCATAAGAAGTAACATCATACCATGTGGTCTTGTCTTCTCCATTACGATAATTGTTTTCCGCAACAGTAAACTTTACATACTTGGTTCCACCACTGGTTTCACCAATTTCGGCATCCTTTCCAAGCCGACCAATTACAACATTAATCATAAAAAATAAAAGTTTTAAAAAATTTAATTTGATTTGTGTGTGGAATTGAGCCACATTTTTTTCCTTTCACAAATTACCAATGCAAATATACATACATTTTTAATAAAAACAAAATATTTATATAAAAATGTTAAAAATATGGAAAACATAAATTATACAGTATCTACTAACAATATTAATATTAAAGATAGTTATTTAGTCTCCAAAAAGAATTTCAAAGAAATACTCAATACTATAAAATCTGAGTATCCAGACAATATTGTATTTAAAAACAGAAAAATTAAAAGTATGATGCTTGAATGGGCAACACATAATTTCTGTTATAAAATCAACTTTGAACGTAATAGAACCAAAGATGTTGATTTAAATTACCCTCAGGAAAAAAAGGTAAATATATTATATAACATTGTTGGTGTTCTTGTATGGTTATTTGTTAAATAGTATCTTTCAAACTATTTGTTTTATCATCCTCATAACCAATATTACTGGATTCACTAAAAACATCAAAGGCAATTTTACTTGCTTTTGTTAGATATGTTTCTGACCATTTATACCACCTGTTAAAATAGTATTTAACTACTTGCTGATAGTTAGTAAAGTTTTTGTTTGCCACACTATTAGTATATTTAATAATTAAGTGTTGATAATCTTCACGTTCAACATTGTTAACAATATAAGATATTTCGTCCTCTAAAAACTTGTATGTTTTTTGGTATGATGAAGTTTCTTTTATTGCTTTAAATGCTGTTTTAGCATCTTGTATTTTTGTTGCAACAAATTTTAACTCTGTTCTTAATTGCCCTAAATATGCATTTAATTCTTTTTGTGACAACCTGTACATTATGTCACCAATTACTCTTTCAATACTGTGATTTCCACGCATGGCATCCGTGAATCTTTTAGTACCACTTTTTTCAATATCATCCACTGATTGTGGGAAACCATTTTTTTGAAAATACATATAATAGTCATACGCATGTGTCAGTTCATGCGATAACGCTATAGACAATTTGTTCACAACAGTTTGTATTGATTCCCCTTCTATATGTAAAACTATATATGGTCTAAAAACAAAACCATCACCATTTTTGTTTATAATAAAAGACTTAATGGGATACATACCGCCATGATATGTAACTTCGTTGTTTTTCTCAATACTTATTTTCAAATAAAATTGGTTAAAAAAGCAATCTTTTGGCAATGGTATTTCTTTTTCTGTGTATTCAGAAGTCACAACATTTGAAAAGTAATTTTCATCATTGAACGCCGAATAAATTTGCATACCAATATTAGACACAAATGTTTTCACTATATTATCAATATTAGGTACAATACCTCTTGTTTCAGACAAGATTTTCTTGCTTACATTTCCGTAAGTAAACTCATGTATTAAGTGAAACAATAAAAGTTTATCGTAAAAATTAGTCATTACAACCTCCTTTTTCTTCTTCTTTTTTGTCAAACCTCACAGTTTTAATACCATAAAAAGGTATGTCATAATAAAATTTATCGGCACTTTCTTTGGCCTTTTCAGGAATACATTTCTCACAATAAGGTAATATATAACCGGATGTTATATAATCAGCAGGTCTACCACAATTCACACAAGTATGTTCTGAGATATACCCATATTTTTCCACTATTTTATTAACATCTTTAGGCGCACCTTGGTCATACCACCTTAAAGAACCATATTTCTCTTTAATCTGCATTATCCTATATCTATGTAACGCTTTTCTTCCACCTGCGTCCAACAAGGCTCTCTTAATCTCTTTACACATCTGTATTCCAAATGCCTTTCTCCAACCACCATCCATACCATTTAACTCAGTATATGTTGGAACACAATGGAAAATCTGTAACACCCAATCATTTAGAAAATCAGCGACCTTTATCTTAAATGCCCACCATTTGTCAATACAAATCGCTTTAAAACCCTCATCTTTACCGCCAAATCTGTATGCCTTTTGATAATTATCTCTATGATAGTCAACTAAAGCCCAACAATCGTAATGGTTACCCGTAAATCTGTTTCTTGGATATAGAAACGGAAATCTAATACATAAATAACTTGACTTAGTTGCCCTGTAAGGCCAAGTCAAAAACCTTTTTAATTTGTAATTCATTTTCAAAATCTTTTTACAAAAATACTAATTATATTTCCTAAAAACAAAAATTTTATAATGAAATTTCTGTTAATAAGTAACTTATAGGTCCTGGTAATTAATTTTATTAAATAAAAAATTTCTTTTAAAAAATATATAAATTGTTAATAATAAATTACTTATATTAATTACTAGTTATTTGTTTTTTGTATATTTTTTCGTTTTGGTTTTGTTTTTTATTTTTTTTATGTGTATGTTTGCAAAAAAAAAGATGAAAAATCAGTATTTAATACCATATAATAGGTATGGTGATGTGAACATTTTAAAAAAAGTTAAAAAAAACCAATACGAATTAGTTTTAGGTAACACGGAGATGCCTTACAGGTTAATCGGTTCTTATGATAACCCAACTGCGATTGACCCATCAGGTGGACCTTTTTTATCTGTTGGGTTTAAATGTAATGATTTTTACATTATAAATATAAAAAGAGAAAACAAAAAACTATTGTTTGAACTGGGTGAACCGGTAAAAAACACGGTTAATGATATAACTCATTGTATTGATTCAATACGTTTTTGTGAGAACGAGATAAAAAAACAACAAGATTTGAAGGAAAGATTCAAAGAAACATTATCTGAAATTCTCAAAAACGAAAAAGAGTTTGTCTCAATGCTCAGAAATGAAATTTATGATACTCTGACCGACAAGGAAAAAGACCTTATTAAAGAAGATGAAAAAAGAAAAAGTTCATCCGATTTTAATACTGCGACATATTACAACAATTTTATCAATCCATTTATTGATGATTTCAACATTGTCTCTTATGAATATAATGATGACAAAACCCAAATAAGGTTTATTTTGGACTTTCCGCATGAACATCATTATTTAGGTATTACAGGTTGTAGTATTGTAAATTACAGAAAAACAAACTATATTGATGTGACCAAAATAAATAATATTTTAAAATATATAAAGCCGTGAAAAAGATTCTAATAGTCATTGACCCACAAGTTGACTTCATAAACGGGTCATTAGCCAATGAAGAAGCTGACAAGAAAGTCCCAAACATAGTCAAAAAAATAACTGACTTTGATGGTGATTATATTTTTGTAACAAGAGACACACATGATGAGGATTATCTTGACACAATTGAAGGTAAGCATTTACCTATTGAACACTGTATATTCAAAACAAACGGTTGGTTTATTGATAAACGAATAACAGAGGCATTGCACAAACATGAGTTATCTGAATCAGGTGTGATAATTCACTATGTGAATAAACCTACATTCGGTTCAACTGAATTAATGGAAAAAATAAGAAATATCCAAGGTAATTTGGACATTGAGATTGTTGGTTTTGTTAGCAGTATCTGTGTTGTTACCAACGCTTTGTTACTTAAAACAGCGTTATTTGACAGGGCTGAAATTTCAGTTGATTCAAATTGTATCGCAGGTTTAAGTAAAGAAAATAATGACGCTGCGATTGAGGTCATGAAATCATGTCATATTAAAATTTCTTAAAAAATATTTGACTTTTTAAAATAAAAATATTAGATTTGCAAAACCATGGAAGTAAAGTTTGATTTAAATGAAGAAAAATTCGCCGCACTATTAAATGATGAGATTAGTAAAATAACATCAGAAGACATACGCCAAATAATACTTGACGCAATGAAACAATATCTGATAGATGAGAACAACATAAAAAATTTATTAGTTACTTGTGACAGTTGGGGTAACAAAAAACCCTCTTATCTATTAGAAAGCACAATAAACAAAATAGATTTTAAGGAAGAATTTAATGAAGTGACGAATACCATTAAAGAATATCTAAAGAAAGATGAAAATATTGAAAAACTAATGAAAAGTCTTTTTATGGACATATTACTTAATGGTATGAATAATATTATATGGGGTTCTTCTTTTAGAGATTCAATAAAGGATGAAATTAAAAATGAGTTATTTAATAAAAGATACTAAATAAAAATCAAAAAAAAGAAAAGAAAAAATGAAGAAAATTATTAGTTTAATTATCGCATTTACCATAGGGATTATGGGATTTGCACAGAATCAGAATTATGAGTATGTAGGCTCATTTGGAATGCCTTATTTTAGCGTTAATTTTGGTGGAGCGTCACCTTTGAGTGCTGACAGTTTCGGTGATTTTATTGACGCTTTCAGACCAACCGCATCAGTTGAGATTGGTACTTGGGTTACCCCTGTTTACGGTTTCAGCGTTGTTGGTAGAGGCTTCTTTAACACCACAGGTTCATACACTTTCTTTGATGAGAGTAATGTTATCGCCAACGCAAAGGTTAATATGTCCAATTTCTTTGGCGGTTATAAGGGCGCACCAAGAAGGGTAGAGGTTGTTGCTGTTCCTGGTTTTGGTTGGGGACATGGTTATGGCAAGCCTGTCACACATCACAATACCTTGAACTATAACCTTGGTGGTGAACTTAATGTTAATCTTGGAAAGGCAAGGGCTGCACAGATTAATTTCAAGCCTACCGTTACTTGGTTGACTTACGACAATTTCTATAATCTTAACAGAACAAGGGCTATCTTTGTTTGTGAGGTTGGTTTTACTTACAAGTTTAAGAACCATAGGGTCAATTCCCATAATTTTGTGACCAACGACTATAGGTACAGTCAGGCCGATTATGACGCTCTTCAGGCTAAGCTTAATGAGGCTTTGAATAAGGAGCCTGTTGTTAAGGAAGTTGTGACTGAGAGGGTTGTTGAGAAGCAGGTAGAGACCCCTATCCCCACATTTGTTGGTAAGACTTTCATTACTTTTGACTTGAACAGTGATGTGCTTTCACCTACCGAACATGCTAAGATTGTTGAGTTCTCAAAGCAGATTAAGGACAATATGGTTGTCCATATCGTTGGCTCAGCAGACAGTGGAACAGGTACTGAGAGCAGAAACACCACACTTGCTGAGAACAGGGCTAAGGCAGTTAAGGATGTGCTTATTTATGAACTTAATGTCCCTGCGAGTACTTTTAGACTTTCAACAAGTTTTGATGCAGGTAACAGTGTTCAGACATCAAGAGCCGCTGTTCTTACTATCGAAGAGTTTGATGTTGATTAAAATATGCTATGTTAATAAAAAAAGCCACTGAATATTCAGTGGCTTTTTTTATACTCTCATAAACTCATCTAATCGAACTGTCCCATTCTCAGTCTCAACATATGCGACACCGTTTTCATCAAACTGAATCTCCATCCAATCAGTAGGTGTTCCTGGTGTACCGTGATTGTCTCTAAGTCTTGCGGCATCACCGTTTTTGTTTATCTGTATTTCAGTACCTCCCCAATTGGAATCAGTTTTGTACCCCTGAGGTGTGAATGTATCGTCTTCGTCATCAAAATCCCATTGTTCTTTAAGAACTCTTTTTATTGATTCAGCAATTAAACTATGTAACTGGTTTTCATTGATTCTAACCACATTCTTGTTTTCTTGTAAAGGTAAAGAGACAACTGATGCGCCAAAGTCATCACCAAGATTTTCTTCCATATATTGCTGTGCTTGTTCAGGTGTTCTGAACTTTATGGCATCCTCAGGAAATGATGTAAATGTCGGTCCCCATCCACCTTTTTTGATGAATTGTCCTTTATAACCAATTCCATAGCTTTCATTAACTTTATTTTTACCCATATTCCTTTCCTCATTTTTCTTGGTTTTAACCTTGTTTGGTAAACCTTTATGTTTTGTTTCCGCAAAATCTTCCGCGTCTTTTTTGGATATTGATTTCGCAATTGACTTTATCTCTGACGATGGATTTTTCAACTCACCTTTTTGATAAGCATGTACCATTCCGAACAACCTTTGTTGTGATTTGCTTTTCGCTGGCATGATATTACTATTTTAATTGACTCTTATATAACAATTGATTTGATTTCTCAATAATCTCATCCAAAACAGCACATATACTGTCATATTCCTTGTTATCTGAAATATTGTCTTTAATTGTGCTTGCCTTATTGATTAATTCCTCCATTAATGTTTTGTAATCTGATGAAGGTTTCACATCACTAATAGTTAATTCAATATTAGTGTTACTGACAAAGGCTTCAGCTAATGTGTCTTCCCATTCAATGACATCATCAATGGTCTCATCAGTTACCATATGTGTGGAATACTCATTGGTATTCCAATGAATTTCCCTTAAAGGTTTTTGCATATTGTGTAAATATGATATTAGTTCAATAATATCATTATCTATGTTTTCACTTCTTTCTTCTCTCAATATCTTTACTATTGATTCAGATATTATCGAATACAATTGTTTCTCACTAATTTTAACTGACTCCATAATAATAAAAACTTTTTTGTTATATTATAAATAGTTAAATAAAAGAAAAAACACCACTAAATGTTAGTATTTTATAGTCATACTTAGTCAGATTAAGTGTTACCTTAAAAAAAATATTCTCATTCTAATTTTTTGGTTTTGTAAATCCTATCTTTTGGTAACAATTCACTCAAAATACTATAATCTTCTATTGTGTACCAACCGTTTCTTCCTTTAACATGTATTTGCGCTATCACATCCCTACCCTTATCAGACATAAGAAATTCACAATCTTTCTTATTGTTGTTCTGTTAGTTTAATTTGTGTCATAAAAATCTATATTTAACAATTTAGTTTTATTATAAATAGTGTCAATTATTTAAAAGTGAATGTGTCATTAATTGAACCACCTTCAACTCTAACCACATCACCTGCACTGAAAGTTCTTGCAGTAAATGTTGCAATATTGTCAGTTACGGAAACAGTCTCAACAAAAGTATCATTTACATAAAGTGATAAACTATTATTATAGTTAGTATAACATTTAATAACCCTATCTGTCATCTTGGTATAGTCTTTACCACAAATATGTACAAATATATCTGTTGTGTTCCACCATGCCTTGTAAAGATAGAAAACATCCTTCTTTGTACGATGGTCTCTTTCAACAAGACCCTTGTCATTTAATCTCCTTAAATTATCATTTGTAGATGTAATAACACCGTCAAGACATACAGTATAACCTTCATTTCTGTTAGACACTGCGATATCAAATAATTGCCATTGTGAAGTGAATAATAGTTGAGGATAGTTCTTAATTGCCGCTATATGACCTTCATGTAACCACATCATATACTCAATATCATGCCTTTCACGATTACCCCTTGTTGTTGTTGTCATATAATCGTCAGAGTGACAATGTTGCGTACCGCCACAACCATACTCTGAATAAGCAAGAGCCTTACTCTTATTGGTTATAACGTTCTTAACACGAGTGTTTATCTGAGTTGATGGATTATTTGAATTGGGGCTACTATACCAACCTTCGTAAATGTTACAACCGAACCAATCAGCATCTGGATTATTATAATATGCACTTGGGTCAGAACCAGGACCTTGAGCCATAACATAACCTACCATACGCTCTGAATCTAAGGCTTTAATTTGTGCAATATAACCATTTATCTTTTCTTTTGCAAAAGCCTTATCATCAGTTGTGGTTTCGTTACTTAATCCCCAGAAGCAAATACATGGGTGATTATAATGCTGATTTACCATGTCATTATATTGTCCAATAAGGTGTGTATAATAATCAGCTGGCATTGTTGACTGCATTTTATTAACACAAGGTCCTTCTGTCTGTACAATAATACCTAATCTATCACACCAATCATAGGTTTCCTTTGGATGTGGATAGTGTGCAAGGCGTAGGAAATTAGCACCAAGTTCTTGAATAATGCTGAATGTCTGTGTATAATCATCATCATCCAATGCGTTAGCCTTTCCATCAATATCATCATGCATACAGCAACCCCTTAACAAATATGGTTGCCCATTAAGTAAGAAGCCTGTATATGTGTCTCCATTGACAGTTTCATTGATTACATAACTATAGAATCTCAAACCATAAGGTCTTTGATATGTGTGATACAAATCACCATTATGATAAACATTAAGTGTTATGTTATATAAGTGAGGGTCAGTTGTACCATTCCATAGATGAGGATTGGTAACAGTTGCACTAAATATCATTTCTTCACCTGTACTACTACCTGACGCACCATAATGATATGTACCATCACTTATCTCACAAGTTACGGTTGCACCTGTAGGAACACTTGTTTTAACTTCAATGGTTGCGGAAGATAACGCCACATCCGAAGTGACATGGAATCCGTCATATCCATAAATCATATCAGGTACTACAGGACTTGTATAAAGTTTAACATTACCAAGTGTGGCGTTGAAGTTAAAGTCAGCACTCGCAGGAGCAAGGTTGTTTCCCTCATTATTTTTAAGAGCAACCTTTACTCTGTTTGTTCCGCTATGAACAAACTCTGATATGTCAACTGAAAACGCAGCATAACCACCCCAGTGTTTTTCCACTAAAACATCATCCACATATATTGTGGCAGATTGGTCTGCATGTTGGAACCATAAATATGTTGGCTGTACCTCACGCAAAGCGAAACTTGTCTCAAAATTGAATGTTCCCTTTGCATAACTTGCACTATGGCCATCTATTCTATTAACAGAATATGGTGTTGTTATTTCCTGATTGCTGTAAGTCCATTTGGTTAAATCCCTGTTACATGCTTCCAAAGGAACATCACTTATGTATTCGCAAGTTTGTGAAACAACTCTACTTTCTTGGCCATCTTTTTCAGAATATGCCTCTACAACAGTGGTTGCAGATATGACTATTGGTGTGTTATATGTGGCATAATTATCTTCGCCATTAAGTTTGTAATAAATTGTAGCACCTGTTGTATCACAAGTAATGGTTACGTTGTTATATCCGTCACAGGAAATGACAGGAGCATCAATTGCCACATCATCATATACTAACCAACCTGTAGGAATGCCGCTTGCACCTTTAGACCAAGTGGATGTGGATGCAGAACTGTCTTTAACAAATGTACCTGTAGCGGAAACACCACTTGTCCATGATGCTTTACAATTATTTGCGGTAAATCCTGTAGTTGCCATACATTTAATATAATTAAGACTTGTACATTCCTCGAACATATGTCCATAACATTCCGCAACAAGTGTTGTGGCAGGTAATTCAGGTGCTACCTCAAATGATGCTGATTTGTCAAACATATACCAATAACAACCTTTTGCTAACGTTGTTGCCGGTAATTCGACAACTTTAACTAACTCATAACATCTACTAAACATTGCACGATAGCAATACTCTTTTAATGTGGTTGCAGGTAAGACGAGGTTTTCTGCTGATACAACATTTGTTAATTTAAACAATGAACAGAAGTTATATGTTCCTGTAAGTGCGGTGTTTCCAACAAAGTTATCACCGTAAACAAGACTCATTATGTTACCTTCTATATTAAATGTTGCGCCGGTTCCACCACCTACATTGGCTTCGGATGAACCAAACGCTGAATAATTTGATTTATCATTTGCGTATGATATGTTAGTTCCTTTGAACCTTATAACATCTCCTGTTACAACCGATATTGTAGTTGAAGTACTTGGTGTTAAAGTTGTCCATGCACCATCATTTTTACTATATTGAATTGTTTTAGAAAAACCGGTTCCAACTAAATTCCAACCGATTGTACCATCTGAAAGAACTCTGAACGTAAGATAATCAAGGGAATAGTCATGAACATCACTATATTCACAAAATGCACTTACGATAGTACTTACTACACTATCTTTCTCAGAATATGCCTCAACTATTGTGTCTGCTGAAATAACTATTGGTGCATTATATAAGGAATATGTTCCTTCTTCGTTTAATCTATAGTTTATATCAGCACCTACTGTGTGACATGTAATTGTAACTACAGTTCCATTGCATTCAATGATAGGTGCTTTAAGTGAATCATCATAAACACAAGTGGCTGAGACAACTTCACTTTGTCTACCGTCAATTTCAGAATATGCATAACATACTGTGTCTGCTGAAATCGCAATTGCTGAATCATATGGATTATAAATAGGGTCTAAATCAAACTTATAATAGATTGACGCACCTCCTGTTGCACAAGATATGGTGACATACTCACCATCACAATATATAACAGGTTCATCAATTCCATCATCATATATACAAGTTTCACTGACAACCTCACTTGTTTCCTCATCTAACATAGAGTATGCTTCAATGAAAGTATCAGCAGAAATTGATATAGGTGTGGAATATAATGCGTAATCACCTTGACTATTCAATTTGTAATAAATGCTTGCACCTTGTGTTGAACATACCAAAGTTATATGGAGACCATCACAAGATATGACAGGTGCTTGAAGTCCCTCATCAATAACATCCCATCTTGTAGGAATACCACTAATACCAAGAACCCATTCTGTACTGGCATTTTTAATAAATGTACCTGATGATGCCACACCTGTAACCCAATTAGCAGTTGCTGCTGATGCAGAAATATCAGTGGCTAAACATTTAATATAATTCAAGTTATGACAATTGTTAAACATTCCTTCATAACAATCATAAACCAACACAGGTGCAAGAAGTTCAGGTGCGGTTCTTATTGCATTATATTGGAACATATAACGATAGCAACCTTCCGCAAGTGTTGTTGCCGGTAACGCAGGTGCAATTGCTACTGTTTCACTATTGGCAAATAATGCACGATAACAGTATGGTGTCAAAGTGGTTGCTGGTAAGACGAGGTTTTCTGCTGATATAACATTTGCTTGCTTAAACAATGAACAGAAGTTAAATGTTCCTGTAAGTGCGGTATTTCCAACAAAGTTATCACCGTAAACAAGACTCATTATGTTACCTTCGACATCAAACACCGCAGTTCCACCACTGAATCCCATGTAATCCTCATTGGTTGTACCATAAGATGCATTAGAACCCTTGATTCTTACCACATCATCCTCAGACACAGTTATTGAAACAGATGAACCAACAGATGATGGCACTAAATATGTCCATGAACCATTGTTTAGACTATACTGAATTGCCTTCACTTGTTGTGTGCCAACAGAATTCCAAGAAATTGTTCCGCCAGATTTAACCCTAAAGGTAAGATAGTCAAGAGAATAATCATGTGTTTCACTATAAATACACATTTCACTGACAACCTGACTTGTTTCCTCATCTAACATAGAGTATGATTCCACAAAAGTATCGGCAGTTATTGGGAATGTTTGTGTATATGCACTGTATCCACCAACATGGTTACATTTATAATAAATGGTTGCACCTTCGGTTTCACAAGTAATGGTAACACCTGTTCCGTCACAAGTAATAACAGGTGCTTTCACGCCTTCTTCTTCATATCTACAAACCTCAGTGACAGTATCACTATTAACATCACAATATACCGCATAAGCATCAACAATTGTGTCAGCACTTATTGTGAATGCTGATGTATATTGCATAAAACTTCCGGTTTGATTTAGTTTGTAATATATATCAGCACCTGTTGTTTCACAAGAAATGGTAACAACATTATGACTACAAGATATAACAGGAGTATAAAGTTGCTCAAGTCTTCTGATTGAGAAATTTTTCACATCAATATCCGAATATCTGAACGGGTCTCCATTCTCATCCATAGCATAACCAATTGTGACCTTAATATATCTAAGGTCATCAATGTCTGGGAATTTTCCATTACTTGTATATACATTTTGTCCTGTTGCCATGTTTCTACAAATAAAAGAATTTGTTGAAACGGTAGGGTTGTATATAATTCTAAGGTTATATTCAAGGTTATTACCTGTTGTAGGCATTGGTTGTATTGTAGTATTAATATTACTTCCAGTAGAGAACTGTGTACCCAACGTAATTGTTTTTGCTGTGAGTGTTTGTCTTAATTGGAATCCGTACCAAGGTGAAGGTGAACTTCTTTTCGCTGTCAGTATATTATGGTGATTTTCGTTTTGTCCAGTTGGACTGTTATTACAATTGATAACAAAATGTATGTCAGCGATAAATCCTTGTGTCACATCAAAAGCATAGTATTCAGTGTTGACACCATCACCGTTAAATTCTTTAGTACCATCTGGATTACCTGAAGTGTCAATTTGATAACCTGTCACAGTTGTATTACCACTTTCATCGTACTCAACTTCCTGACTACTCACATTACCGCTTGTATCACCACTTTGATTAATACCATCGGTGGCATTACCTTCACTATCATAGTTGGTTGTTGTGGCATTAAATGAACCATCAGAATTAATATCTTTATTACTTTCACTTGAACCGATTGTGTTACCACTTTCATCTGTGACAACTGTTGTTGTGATAACAGATGATGAACCATCCTCGTTTGTTGTGGTGGTTGTTGTGGTTGTGGTTGTGTTACCACTTTCATCTATATCAATTTCAGTTTCAGTCTCACTTGTTGAACCTGTATAATAAGTTAATGTTAATTCTTGTGTGGTTGCCACATTAAGATATGATGCCTGTATAATAACATTGCTTTCATTTGCTGTAGACAAAATTTCAACTTCACCTGTATGTGCGCTTATTGTGGCATAAGAAGAACCACTAACAATACTCCAAGTCGCAGCAGTTGTCACGTTTGTCATATTATCATATATTGCGGTAAAAGAACATGACACACCACTTATGCTTGTGATACCACCTATAGTCAAGGTGTGGTTTCCGTCAACAGAACCACCAAACATTACCACATTTGATGATACAAAATTTTCAAATGTGGTAGCATCTATTGTTTCCCAAACGCCATTATTTTTTCTATAATAACCGGAAACAGGTTTCCATGTATTATTTACTTTCTGATAATCCATTTTGCTTTTGTTTTAGAAATTATGAAGTTTGTAAGAAAATATCACCATCTTTTCCCAAGTTTTGTGCCGGTGTACCTGAACCGGTATAAATTGTTGAAGGTGTTGCCAATATCCACTCACCTTCGGAAACAATCAATATTTTACCGTTATCCTCAGTTGTAACAGCCGGCAAACCACTAACATGAGCAAGCCAATCTTTAACTTGACTATCAGATGAGAATGTGGCAATTTCATTGTTGTCATTAATGGTTGAAATTGTCTCATAGCCATTATGATAATTAATAGCTAACTCACCCACCTCAATTTGGCTTGTAGTAGGCAGTTTAGCTTTTCCTCCAACTAACTGATTACTTTTAATCAAAAGTGTTTTACCAATTCTTTCTATTATTCCCATAATATATTGTTATTTTTTTATTCAAAACATATTCTTTTTATTGCATTGACATGTATTTGAGCAATAACATCTCTACCCTCGTCAGACATAAGAAACTCACAATCTTTCTTATTGTCGAAAAATAAATTTTCAGTTAATATCGCAGGACATAATGTCTTATATATCACAGTGAAATTAGCCTCATAATCTGGGTCACCATCGGTCATATCTTTTCTCATGGTCATACCATACTCAGGTAACAATTTGTTTGCCTCATTCCAGAACACGGTCGCTATATCATCTGATTTGGTTATACCCTTGGTTGTATATACTGACCAACCCCTTGCGTTTTTCCATTCCTTTCCATTTCCAGCCGCATTTGAATGAACAGATATGAACAAACAATTATTTTTCCCATATTGGTTACAATATTTGTTTGCTCTGTTCGCTCTTGTGGACAACGGTATATCCTCTTCCAACTCAGGTACTATAACATGATATTTAACACCTAATTTATCTAATTTTTCGGTAATCCTTTTAACAATGTCCCTATTAAACTCATACTCATAGAATCTTGTTCCATCTTCAAAAAAAGGTCCTTTTTTCCCCACTGTTGACCTCGCGTGACCATTGTCTAAAAGAATCACTTTACCATTATAATTGTACATATCTTCCTTACTATTTTCCACAATACCGGCATTAGACTCAACTGTCTCTTCAATTGTCTCATTTTTTTTGTTTTCTGAAAATGAAAAACCTAAAAAAACAAGTATTTTATTAAAAATTTCCTGTATTGTCATTATTAAACATTTTACATATAAATAGTCTATTGAATTCATTTTTTTTTTTGATTTTTATGTTTTTTTTCAGTATTTTTGGAAAAAGACAAAATAATGGGAATCCTTAAAAAAACTATATATACGGAAGAATTAATACAAAAAAGATTGTCTAATTATTTCATGTCACCTAACAATATTAAGTACATTGCTGAGAATCTTTATCTATATGGATGGGAATCTGACTTGTGGATAATGACAAAATCTGACGTGACTTATGAGTTTGAGATTAAAATATCCAAAGCGGACTTTAAAAACGATTTCAAACATAAGACTGACAAGCATCAATTGTTTGAAGGCAAATATAAAAACTTGGATGGGTACACACCAAAATATTATAGTATGTTGGAAAAATACAAGAATTATTCAATATACGATGAGGAAATGTTTACAAAATTTGTTGATAAACATCCTGAACAATATAAGTACAGTGAGATAATGTTACCCACATATTTTTATTATGCCGTACCTGAGAACTTGGTTACAGAAGATGAGGTTCCTGAATACAGCGGTTTGATATATATGATTTCCTATTATCCATATTTTAAGATAGTTAAAACAGCACCCAAACTCACGACTAAGAAAAACACTGTTGAGGGTCTTAATCTCACAGACAAATTTTATTACAATTACAGAGATTGGAGAACTAAAGCCGGTGATGAAAAAGAAAAAACAGACAAAGTAAAAGAACAATTAAACGAAGTGGTGAACAAACCTGAAAATGAGAAATTGTCTTATTTTGATTTAATGAAAAAATATGAAAAAGAAAAGGAAAGTCATGAATATTGGGAAGAATGTTGGAGCAAAAAAAGTAAAGAGTTAGATTATGCCAACGAAACAATAAGGGAAAATTTAGCGTACACAAGAAAACTTATTAAAATTTTACAAGAACACAATATTGATTTTAGAAACATTATAGAAAATGACGAAAAATAAAATAACATTCGCAATTGATTGTGATGAAGTACTTAGGGCACTATTAAGTAATATGGTGTCTTTGTACAACAAAGAATTTAAAGATAACCTTACTTATGATGACATCACGGACTTTGTGGTAGATAACTCATTCCCAAGAATAAAATCAGAAACAGGAATGACTGGCTCTCAATGGTTTTTTCAAAAACATAGCACGGAACTGTTTCTTGAATCGGAGGCATTACCAAAAATAAAAGAGGCTATTGACATTTTGAAAGAATATGGTGATGTTATTATAGTGACATATCAAAAAAGTTACAAAAACAAGAAGGACACATTGGAATGGTTGGAAAAACATGACATTATACCTAACGGCATTTGTTTTTTAAAAGACAAAACATTGTTACACCCAACATATTTTGTTGATGACAATGATTGGAACTTTGAAGGATGTAACGCAAAATATGGTGTGATAATAGATGCCCCATATAACAAGAACATTTCTTTAGAAGAGTTGAAGGTAAAAAGCAATTGCGAAAAAATAATGAGATATCCTTCCTTATATGATTTTGCTATAAACATTAGCGGAAAACAACAATAATAACTAAAACATAAATAGAAAAATGGCTAAAACACTTAAAGACAAGTATTATGAAAGATACTTAGACAAAAAAAACGAAGCATTTGAAGAAGAAGGTAATGAACCAGAACCATTTAGGGTCTTAAAAACAATTGACGACTACATCTCAACACCTGAAGGTGAAAGACAAATGCTTGATTGTATAAAAGAGATAATGAACACCATTGATTTTCAGAAAATACATGACACAATGGAAGCACTTGATTGGCATTGGTATTGTACGGGTGACCAAGTGCCAACGATTAAACAAATCAAAGAAAACCTATTAAATTTGCTTTGTGAACTGTTTGAAGATAGATGTAATGAAATCAGTTCAGGTGGCTTTACTGTGTCATATAAAATTTATGAGCCTATGGATGACGAACCTGATGACTTTAACCATTGTGTTGAGGTCAATGTTTACTTCGCAGTCGAAGAATATAACAACATGCTCTAAACAAAAAAGGTGATAGATTAATCTGTCACCTTTTCTGTTTTATATACTTTTGTTGTGTCAAATATATTTCTTGAAATACTCTTCAACAACAATATCACCAACATTATCTGTTTCTATTTTAACAGTACCATCACCACCTTCAAATATCTCTTGTGAAGCAGGTTCAATTGTTGCCAAATCAGTTTCACTTGAAGTTGTGATTTCGTACATTGTACCGTTTACTGAGTAGTTTACTGTCAAGGTTGCGCCATAAAAATAAAAATAACGGTTTTGCCTTGTAGTTACATTAACTGTATTTATGTACAACCTTGCATTTTGTAATTCGGATAAAGTCCAAGAGCCAACATTGAGGTTAACAACATTACTTGTAGATGTACTTGTTATGCTTGTTGCAGAACCTTTCGCTGTTGTGTTTGTGTATAGTTGAACGGACGGGTAATATGATGTGTTTTGTACATACCCTTTTACTTGACATGTAACAGAGTTTATTGTCGCAATTTCCGGAATATCAGTTACTGAAAAATCATAATAAATATGATAATCAGTATTTCGCATTGTAAACCTTGCATAATTGTTGGTACCATCATGCGAATTCAAACCATTATCAAGATTTTGATAATAGCTTGATGTAAAAGTATTATCACTATATGATGTTGGCGCAAATGTCGCGGCACTCTGTATATCAACTACTCTACTCATAAAAACATTATATAACCATAAATATCAAAATCTTAATAAAAGTATTGTTTAATTCCGTAATAATTTGTATTTTTGTAAAAAATGATTAACATCATAAACATAAACACAGATAAAACAACTTATCCGAACTATTATTATATAGGGAGGCCAAGTATTTTATCCAATCCTTACACTTATTTGGATGTTGAGAAAACACTTGCTTTGTTTCAGTGTTCTGATAGGGAAGAAACAATAGAAAAATATGGTGAATATTTTGACATTATGTATGGCCATAACAAGGAGTTTACTGATATTGTTGATGAGATTTTTGAAAAATACAAAAACGGTGAGGAAGTTTATCTTGGTTGTTTCTGTAAGCCCAAAACTTGTCATGGGGATGTGATAAAGAAAAAATTAGAGGAACGCTTAATAAAAGAAAAAATAAAAGCAATACGTAAAAGAAATGAAAGATAGTAGTTTGAAATATGTGTCTGACGAAGAACTTCTGATGATACTTAACAGTAGAGCCACAGGTAGAACAACAAGAATTGTTGACGAACTTATACAAGATTTTTTTTCTTCACCTGTCGGAACAAAAATACATTTTGCTGACCATTATCCATACGAAGTCGGTAACCGTTTCTTATTGGATGTTTTTGCGAAGAGACTTGAAATGGAACACCATTGTAAGCCTATACACGGAAAAGACCAATTTGGCCATTATGTCATGAGGGAAGAAAAAACATTTCATGAGTTGGTTGTCGAAGAAATAAATAGGAGAAAAAAGAAAGCATAATGAAAAGAGAAAAAACACTTTTTAGTGAAATAGTTAAAGAAACATTTGGTAACAAAAAATATAAAAAGAAACCAATTTTAGTGGAAACAAAAATAATGGATTCCATTATTTTTGACGTACCGTTTTTTATTAATGAAGGTTTAATTGAAACATATGATATTGAGAAAGTTGTTACCACATTAGCCGACATTTACAATTTAGAACTTGGACTGTGTTATTTAGGTGATTTTTTAACTAACAAAACAAAATATGACGGTTTAATAGATAAAACTACCGTACCTACAACAAAAGAAGATGTTATCGTCATTATCCTGCCCAATAATGAGTATCTTGATGTTAACAAAGAACAAATTGATAAAAAAATGAACAAATATGGATGGTTTTATAGTGCTTCCAAAACATTAACATTTAAAGGAAAACCATATAATGATTGGATTATATTACAGTACGAAGAAAAATACGGTACGGATGTAACTGAATATATTTTTAATGACAAAAGTATAAAATTTCTTTATCATTTAACAAATAGTAAAAATATAAAAAAGATACTTAAAAATGGCATAGTGCCTAAATATACAGAAAGAAATGATTTCACAAATCCTGACAGAATTTATTTTTTCATTAAAGAAATTGATAATTACACCGCTTCTATAATTTCAAATAGTTTTAATAACTCAAGAGACGACAAACAACAAACAAATGAATATTGCTTGTTAGAAATTGATAAAACTAAACTAGACAAAAACATTAAACTGTACATTGACCCAAGGATGAAAAACGCTGTTTATACATTTGACAATGTTTCACCATCCGTAATAACAATAAAGAACAAATTTAAAATTCAATGAGTGTTGATGACAAAAGATTTACCGCTGCTGTAAACGCAATGCAAGGTATTTTGGAAAGTGGTACATTTGGTACCGCATTGGAGGCCGCTCCAAAAATTGTTGCCAAATTATCAATTAGAATGGCTGACGCATTAATAACTGAATTGGAAAAAGGAGAACAGAATGCCGTTAAGGAATGAAGATAAATATAGGGTAAAGGTTATTGGTGAACCACAGGAAGTGACTGATATCAGAAACAAGATATTAGACACTTTCGATAATTTGGTGTTTATAGATGAGGGACACAAATATTTTTTGGGTGATAAGGAACTAATTTCTGTCTCATTATTTGTGTCACAATTTGAGGAAGAATTTGATTCGGTACAAAAAGCAATCGCCTATGCCGAAAAAAACGGTGAGACACCTGAATACTGGTTAGACCAATGGAAATTCACGAATTTAAAAGCGACTATTTCCGGAACACAAGTACATAGTTACGGTGAGTCACTTGCTTGGCTTCATATGGGTCATCCTGAAAACATTACTGATGATAATAAGTATAAGTACATTGCCGATAAAAATTGGTTAATACCGACAAGAACAAAAGAAGAAGCGGCATTAAAATTCTGGAACGAATTTCCTGACAATATGTGGGTTGTTTTGCCTGAGACAAAAGTTTACACAAGTGCTAATCCAAATATACAATATAGTAAAAACTTTGCAGGTACATTTGATTTGTTGGTTTATTTTAAACATCCAACTGATGATAGTAAAAGCGGTTTAATCATCATGGATTGGAAAACCAATAGGGAACTATATAAAGAATATTCAAGAACCAATCATAAAATGTTATATTATCCGTTCGATGATTTGTATGATGAACCGTTCGGAGGATATACAATACAGTTGTCCGCATATAATCTATGTCTCAAAGATATTGGTTTAAAGGTCTTGGGGAGAAGGATTATTTGGCTTAAAGATGACGGGACTTATGAGATAATCCCAACAACAGATAAAACTGATTTAATTAAAAAAATAATAAAATAACAAATTAAATTTAAATTATTATGGATGACAAAAGATTTATAAAAAAGATGAATGACACAATTCGTAACAAAAACAATCACGAAAACACAAGTGACAGTATTAAAATCAGGCATATTGGAACTAATATTGCTAAAGATAAAACAGCCAAAAATAACATAGAAACAACTATAGATGAAAATCTATTAACCAACAATATCTCAAAAGAAAAGTTTGAAAACAAGGAAAACTGCACTTACACTAAACCTGAGACTTATGATGTTTCTGACGATACCATCACCGAAATACTTAAAGACAACAAGGAAAAAAAGTACAAATGTAAGGTGTATTTTGACGACACGCCAACAATGGATATAAACACATATCCGTCAATTGACGAAATACATGACATCAGTTTCAAGTACGAGAACAATTTAAGAAGAAAAATGATGTTTACCGTATCCCCCCATTATAATCTTTACAACGAGTTTTTTGGACTTCTTTTGACTAATACCCCCACCGTTCAGGACAGATTTTTCAAAACAATATTGATGGATGTTTATGTTGATGACAAATTGTTAAACACATATGTCATAGCTAACTCATTTAAAATTGATAGTGTTGAGATGGATATTTCACACACAGGAAAACCTCAATATTATGTGACTTTGATATTGGTTGATTAAATGCTTCACGAATAATAAAAAAATAAAAACAAAAAAGCATGAAAAAAGATTGTCAATTTATTGTAGTGAAAGAAATTCCCCTTAATGAAGGTGGAAGCATCAGAGTAAACACTGATATTTACAGAATACACGGAAACTATTATATGGACGGTGGACTTCTTCCACCTGCTTATCAGGAGGACTTTGATAAACTTGTGGAAACAGAGGAAAAAAACGGATGGAAATACCTGAGTCCAATAAAAACAAATGTCGGTAATAGTATTATTTAATAAAAATTCCCTCCTAATTTTAGGAGGGAATTAACATTAAAATCATTATACGCCACTTGGTTGGCTACAAGAAACATTTTCATGTGAATAATATGCAGTTGAACTTACTGTATGGTTACTTCTTAAAAATATAGAATTGCCCTTTCTTTTGTGGGATAAAAAATCACCACTTGCATCGTCAATAACCACTTGTTCCGTATCATCACAATGACCAGTAACATTAAAGTAACCACTGTAAGGATAATCATTACCACCATCAGTAATTGTTACTTGGTACGAACCGCCACAAGTCCATGAAACACCTGTAGTTGCGTCCAAAGCATCAAAAATTAAATTTACACCCCAATAACCATCGGCTATGTACATAGAAGCTGATACTGTTGGATAAACTGTACTTGTGGCACCAGAGTAATACAAATTAATTCTATTACTGCATGAACCGGAAGGACTTGAAAATTCCACATTTCCTAATGTAACTACACTTTCAGTTGATAAATTTGGACAAGTAATTGTATAAGTGTAACTACTTGTACTTACAGTAGGATTACTGACACTAATACTGCTACTGTATGAACCGTATTTTGTTACTGTCGGTTGAATAGGCACATAATATTGATTAACAGTATTTGCTGATACCACCATATCATTATGAGTTAACGCACTTGCGTTAGATGAGTAAACATCATATCTATCAGCGGTAACACCTGTAATTCTTTGGGTATCAATAGAAGATTTAACAACCACACTTGTTGACAAATTACCTGTTTTAGCGGTAAATGAATTAGAATTTAATTCAAAATGACAATTGGTTGCGGTCGCCGCACTGATTTCAACACCACTTCTAATATCAATGTATTTCTCACCAACAACTTCATTCGCTTGTTGTGTAACAGTCTTGCTGTCTGATACACTGCTATCACCCGATGCCGTAACTTTATATGTCGCACTTCTTGCTGAACCTACCGTTGTAAATCTACTTGGAACAGTAATTTTTCTTGGGTTATCACTGGTTGAAGAAATACTAAAATTACTATTACCACTACTTTTGGAAATATCACTTGTCCTATCAAGCGTATAAGTAGATGTGACTGTTTTATCAGATAACGATTCTGTGCTACTGCTTGTGGCGTTTGAAGTGTAAGTATATGCGGTTGTTCGTGTCACCTTATAGTGGTTAACAGCGTTACCTGTTTCTGTTGCGGTCGCAGTCACAGCAGTGTTTCCATTTAAAGTATTACCATCAGCCTTAAATGTGTTTTCTGATAATGTAAGAACAATGTTCACATTACTATATGTTGTGTTATATGGTGTTGTTGCGGTGGTTGGGGTAACACCACTATTTATAACTTCGTTTTTCTGTTGTGTAATTGTTTCACTGTCGGACACACTACTATCATGAAGTGCTGTAACTTTGTACGTTGCACTTCTTGCCGAACCTACCGTTGTACCTCTATTCGGTGCCGTAATCCTTCTTGGACTAGTTGAAGAAATAGTAAAACTGCTTGTGGGGTTACTACTTTCAGTAATCGAACTTGTTCTATCAAGTGTATAAGGTGAGGTGACAAGTTTATCTTCAATACGTACGCCTGTTATGTCAGTTTTTGTTCCTGCACTTATCTCACCTGAATCAAATGTATATGTATAACCTGTGTCTGTGTATCTTGTTTGTACATAATGTTTAATTTCCGCGCCTGTTTCAGTCGCTGTACCTGAAATGGAAGACTTACCGTTGGGCGTGTTACCATCAGCGTTAATATTATGCTCAGTCAAAACAAGGTCAATTGTCACACCACTATATGTTGTTGAATCAACTGTAGTTCCAGAGACAACTCTTGTTGAAGTGGATGTTGAAGTCTCATAGTAGTTTTGTAACTGTGTGATTGTGACACCGGTTGTTTTAGAAGAATCTTTGGTGCTTTTGAATTTTAATTCCTTGCTCCTTTCATCACCTGTTGTTGTACCTCTATTTAGAGCCGTTATATTATACTTATCAGTACCTTTGGTTGAAACAGTAAGCCAACTTGGTTTTGATGTGGTGTCAAATGTCGCCCTATTGGAATAATTCGGACCTTCTGTTGTAATGCTATCAGTCCAAGCATCTGTTGTGGTGTCATTACCTTTAGCACCTGAAGTATAACTTAGGGTAAATGCACTTGTACTATTGTATTGATAAGTTTGTGTAACATTTGTTTTACCGGTCTCAGTGACGGTTAAGTCAATTGAACTCCAAGTTTTACCCACAACCTTTCCTGCCGCGTCAAAAGTATTACCTGGTGAATCTGTTGACACAGTAAAACCAATATCGGAATAGGTTGTTGTTGGTGAGCCTGTGGCCGCACTTGTAACGGTACTTGCGCTTTCCACATAAGTTCTTTGTACTCTGTTTGCTTCCTGTGTGAAAGTGATTGGTGTCACAGTACCGCTAAGTGTCCGTCCTAAAACAGTGAAGGACACACCTGTAATAGTTAAAATGTTTCTTGGGTCACCTGTTGTTGTACCTCTATTGGCGGCATAAACCTTATAAGTATCACGAATACCGCCTCTTCCAGTGGCCGCAAGTGTATATTTAATTTCATTTATTAAATTGTTACCATATGTACTACCTGCTTCTGTTCTTGTGGTGCTGTCAAAACTATTGCTGTATGTCGCCGTATAATTTACACTAAACAATTCTGGTGTACAGTACATAGATGATGTTGACGCTGAACCATTGGCAAGGAAATCAGTGTCACTATATCGTAATGTTATGCTATCAGCCACTACATTGGTAAGGGTCTCACTATAAGGTGTGACTGTACCCTTGTTATATGTTATAACATACAATTTACTTGCCGCCGTGTCAAGATATGATGACACACCACCGACAATGTTGGGGTTGTTGTTACCCACACTGTTTTTAAAACCGGTACTCACATATGTGTTTGACACACTACTTATGTTACTACTTGTGGTAGAGCCTGATTTGAAATTGACAGGAATACTGACATTAGGTGATGAAGATGTCTGCACATACCAAATACCGTCACTGTCTTGTTTTAAGTTATAAGTGACTGTGATATCTTCCCTGACTGCGGTGTAAGTTACATATGCGTCATTATATGTTAAGATATAAACATAGTCAGCGGCACTATACCTGTCTGGTGAAAATGTCAACAGTCCTTCTATGGAAGTACCTGTTGCTGTATTGACCCCCATAACTTTCGTTGATGATGTTGTGTTTTCAGTAATTACAGTGGTATATGAGTTATATCTTATAGTAACAGATATTGTGTCACTTATATCTGAACTTGATGTCACATACCAATCACCATTACTGTCTTGTTCGAAAAGAAGATTAATGGTTTTATATAATATCTCTTTACCCGTTTGCGTTAACGTTGTCTCAACAACAACAGGCTCACCATTTGAGCCGTTATGTTGTGTGGTTATCCTTATCCTTGCTACTCTTTCATCAGTACCCGTATTTTCTTGTACAGTGAAATTTGCTTTACCATTAGACACATTTTTAAATGTAAGCCAGTCACCACCACTCAAAATCTCAACAGTGACATCATCATTAGTTGAGATTGGAATGTAGGTAGACCCGTAATTTTTATTTGTTGTGCTGGCTGTCGCTGTTAAATATGCGGTTTTAGCGTCTCTTGTTATTGAAATGTCCTTTCTTATCGCAGGACCGACAGTACCTGTGGTGGCAACTCTTAATGTATATGTTTGCGCAGTCCATGCAGGTGCCTCACTTATTGTAAAAGAAACATTGTTGTTGTTTACTGTCACATTACTTAGATTTGGGTCAGACAGTGTAATAACAAGACCATAGTTACTGCTAAAAGGTATATTACCTGATGTTGTTGCGCTGTTAACCGTAAGATTTGTTATATCCAAATAAGGATAAGCCTCTTGTGTGATTTGCAGTGTGTCTTGTGCTATACCGTCAACAATACTGTAATCACTTGTATTACCGGTAACGGTGTATGTGATATCACTTGTCTGTGCTGTTGTCAACGCAGGAACAGTCATTGTGATTGTGTCACTTGATGACACACTTGTTTTATCCAAACTGATATTGCTTGGAACAGTCAATGTGCTTTCAATATTTGTGTCAACCGTAAATGTTGTTGTTCCACCGTTGTAAGGTATTTTGGCGGTGGCGGTTCTGTTTAAGTCAATATAGGATTGAGGTGCTTGTGTTATAGTGATTGTCCTTACTATACTGTTGTCGGTTTTATTTGTAAGAACCGCTGTAAGCGTCTTAGTTGATGCGGTGTCAGTGTTTTGGTTATATGTTATAATAATAGGTGTTGTTGTCACGGCGGTTTCCGTCACCTCGTCAACATCGCATTCACAGTTTGTGCATACAATGTCCCAACCGCCTTTAGCAACAATGTTAAACGCGCTGCTGACACTTCTGAAATCGGTCTCAACCTGTTTGTCACCGTCAACACCATCAATAAGGATATAAGGTACATTGGCGTTTTGTGACACATGGGCGATTGCGTTGTACCTACCGTCAATAGTTCTTATGATGATGTCACCCTCTTTGATATCTGTTTCAGGATTAACACCCACAGAGACATTAACAGTTGTCTCACCTTTTCCACCCTCATTGGCTGATAATGTGACCCACTCAGGTTTACTTACCAATACCCAAGGTTTACTTGATGTCACTGAAAAAACCGCGTTATCACCGTCCTCACTAAACGGTAATATCGTGAACTCAGCACCATATTTCTGATTGTTATATGTTAAATAAAAATATGAGAACAATAACCTTCTTCTTGCCATAATATTTTAAATTTCTTTTGCATAATTCTTTTAAAAAAACAAAAATCACATCCTTAAATTATGATGTGATAATGTAGATGGTGTAAGTTCCGTTGTCATTAATGACAAGGGCGTTTAACTCACCTATACCACCTGCCTCAACAGAAAATGTCGTGCCGTTGGTTGTCCTGACCCTACTGTCAGACCCAATTGTTATGGCAATGTTTGACGCACCGGTATTGTTTATAAGCAAGTGTCCTTCCCTGACACAGCCGTTAGGCACTGAAACCAAACTGTCTGTTGATATGGTCAAAGTTGTGTCTGTGTTTATTGTGGCTATTGTTAAAAATGTGTTGAAAGTTAAGTTGGAAAGGGTGTTGACCTTAGTGAATTTTCTATTTTCCGCACCATTGGCTACTTTTGACAAAGCATTGAAAACAGTGTCACCTGCCGCCACATCACCGGTGGCTGTATTGTCTAACGCGCTGTCCACTACCATGTTTTTAATATCATTAAGTTTGAACGGTGTGGGAGTACCGCCAAGAAGTTTTGTCATCCACAAACCAGGCGCGTTTGAATTGTTATCAAGTACTATTTCACCTAACTGATATCCAGGTTCAAACATACCACTAATCTCACTTGAGGTTCTTGTATTTTTGTTGTAAATTACCTTGCTCATAATCCAATATTAATTTTATACAATATTTTAATATAAATAGTTATAGAATAGAAAAAAATGGTGGATTTTGCGTTTCCACCATAAAAAACTGTTAGAAATGGGACTCAGTAACCGAAAAATATATCCTCAAATCAAATTGTTTTCCTATAATTAGTATCAAGGTTTGGAAAGTACAAGTTATTTTCGTATTTTTGGAAAAAGTTTTTATGAATGATTGACAAAAATAATGAGATATTCAAACGCGTTTGCGGTGACGGTTTTGAACCGTCACCCTCACAGTTGGAAATATTCAATTTCGTGAAATACGGAATAGGTAACGGTTCCATTGAGTCAAGGGCAGGAAGTGGCAAATCCAAAACCATAGAACTGTCAACTTATTTCATACCGTCAAGTAAAAAAGTCTTGATATTGGCATATAATGTCCATATAGCGAACAATCTGAAACAAAAACTAAAACCACTGAGTAATGTGGTGGTTTACACATATCACAGTTTGGGCTACAGATTGTTGACATCAACATTAAACAAGGAAATTAAAGTGGATGAAAACAAATACATAAGATATATCAACACACATATTAGTGAACTCCTTGGAAATTTTGACGATTTTTCAAATGCGGAAAAAGGTAGATATATTAAAAATTTGGAAAAGCTATTGGACTACTCAAGGTACAACCTGATGCAATCAGAAAAAGAAATCGCTAAAATGGCTGTAAAATACGGTGTGAAAACCTTTTCAAACGAATGTGAAGTTGTGAGAAAACTAATGAAATGGGGATGTGAGAATACGGATTGTGTTGACTATACGGATATGATTTGGCTTCCATACGAAAAAGGCATAGTCACCGCCAATTATTTCAAATTTGATTATCTTTTTATTGATGAGGCACAAGACTCATCTTTGGCTCAACAACACCTTATTGATTTCTGTATGAAAAGAAACTCAAGGTTTTTCCTGTTCGGTGACAGTTTCCAAATGATTAACGCTTGGGCAGGAAGTGATGAGGATGCTTTCAAAACCTTTAACAAAAGAGCCAATGTCAAGAAATTCGTGTTGAACATATCTTATAGATGTCCTAAGACAATCGCTGAGAAAGCAAGGGAAATCGTGCCTGATTTTGAGGCATATTCCAATGCCATAGAAGGAAGCATTAATTATAATGTGAGCCTGTCTGAAATCAAACCAGGTGACATGGTTTTATGTAGACTTACGGCACCATTGGTTAAACTCTATCTTAACCTGATTGACAAGAATGTCCCTGTATATATAAAAGGTGTGGAAATCGGAAAAGAATTCATTAACAGCATCAACTCTTTCCAAACCGATGACTTGGATAAAGTTAAATTGTCACTTAAAGAAAACCTGGTGAAAACATGGGAAGATGTCGCTGAACTATACCAAACCGACTTGAAAAGTGTTGTGGGTGAGTCAGATGTAGTGACAATATATGATGAGATTCTTACATTGGATTTGTTGTCGGAAGGTGTTAATGACAAAAATGAACTGATAAACAAAATCAAGACACTATTTATTGACAAACCAAAAAATATCAGTTCTGAAGATAAAAACTTCGTGCATTTGTCCACAGTCCATAGGGCGAAAGGTTTGGAGAATGACAATGTGTTCATATTATGTCCATCTTTGATGCCAAACAAACTGGCCAAAAAAGATTGGGAAATAATATCTGAAAAGAACTTGGTGTATGTGGCTTGGACAAGGGCGAAAAAAACATTGAATTTTATTAGTGAGAAAGAATTTCCACCGGATAAAAGTTATTCAGGTACTGATGTGCTTTATAAGGAATTAAACGCTATAAGAGAAAATGTCAAAGAACAGATTTATGAGACCTGATACTCTTTACAGAAATGTGAGATATAACGAAGAAAATGGTGATTTTGTCACTGAAGGTTATTCCTGTGACATATGGAACCTTCAATATTATCATCATTATGAGGACGATTACAGGGACGATATTAATAATTGGGAAAGTGTTGTCTATACCAGTGAGTTCACTGACAGAACATATGTTCCAGAAGAAGACCCATGGTACACGGCATCTGTTGACTGTATTAAATCTGATTTTGATAAAATTTAGTTTTGTTTTTTAATTTTTTTGTCATATATTTGCAACAGAAAAATCAATAATTTGTTAAAATATGAAGGATAGTAATTTTAAAAATTTGAGGCTTGACCAAACAATGTCAAGCGTTTACAATGAGGTTGACGGTCTGTCATTGCAGAACCTTTTCTACACCAACAACGGCTACTTCCCCAATTGTTATATGTTCACCAAAGACTATAAGAACAATGACAAGTATTTTGATGTGGCAAAGTTCTTCGATTTTCTGAAAGAGAAATATAATGAAGAAGAGATGTCTTACATTCAATATGTGACACATAACATTGACACTAAGGAAGATAATTTCGGTTTCTGTATCCAACTGCTCAAAGAAAACATCTACGCAAGGTTTGAGAAACAGATAAATGAGTCTTATATTCTTTATGGCCATGACAATGTTGAGTCACTTAAAAACTTCACGAACTTGCTGTATGACTTTTATGTCTCACCTGAGGAGGAAAAAGGTAACATTTGGAAAATCGCGCAGTCTTCCGCTGGTTTTTACCTTCAAAAAAGCAAAATCAAGGAAGTTAAGAACTTTTCCATAGAAAGACAATATAATGATGATTTCGCCCATGAGGATGAGAAAATCAGAAGGTTTGTCGCTGATAAGGATAAAAGTGGTCTGATTATCCTTCATGGAGAAAAAGGCACAGGAAAAACAACTTATATCAGGAACCTTATTAACACGAACCCAGATAGAAAATTTGTGTATGTCACACCTGACTTGGTTCCCCTTCTTGGACAACCTGCCTTTACGACCTTCATTAACACACTTAATGACCATATCGTGATTCTTGAGGACTGTGAGGAAGTTATCAGGGACAGGAAAAACACAGGCATGACCTCAGGTGTGTCAACCATACTTAATATGTCTGACGGTCTCCTTGCTGATGACCTTGGCATTAAATTCATTTGCACGTTTAACGCTGATGTCAATGATATTGACAGTGCCCTTATGAGGAAAGGCAGACTTGTGAGCAAGTATGAGTTCAAACCACTTACTGTTGAGAAAACAAACAATCTTCTTGAATTTATTTATAGTGAAAAAGCGAAGGAGGAGGATAATGAGGATGAGAACGGAATACCTGAACTTCCTAAGGATTTTGTCGCACCACACTCAAATAAGGGTCTTACCCTTGCCGACATTTATAACTATGAGGATGACTCATATATTAAGGAAAGAAAAAAGATTATTTAACTAATCAAAAGAAAAGAGAGGTAATTACTTACCTCTCTTTTTACTATATACTAAGCATCAACCCTTGTCCAACCATTTGGAATACCACTTGTACCTGTTTTTGATGACCAATCGGTAGTTGATGGGGTGACAAATGTACCTGTTGATGTTTGGACACCTTGTACCCAATACATTGTATAATCACTTGCTGATATATCTGTGGCAAGACATTTAATATAATTAAGATTAGTACAACCTTGGAACATACTACTATAACAATAATTTGCCAATGTAGTAGCAGGAAGTTCAGGCGCGGTGGTAAGGCTTGTACAACCATAGAACATACTACTATAACAAATCTTTGCTAATGTTGTTGCAGGTAACTGTGGTGCTGTTGTTAGACTTGTACAATCTTGGAACATACCATTATAACAACTTTCTGTTAATGTAGTTGCAGGTAACAGTAGTTTACTTGCATCAGTTAAACCGGTACAAGCAGCAAATAAGATATAAAATGTATAATCACTTTCGAATGTGGTCAGTCCACTGAAATTAGTTGAGTTAATCAAAGACATTATATTACCCTTAACCTTGAATTGTGCAGTACTACCGCTGAATGTGTTATAATAAGATGATGTGCCATATGTGGTGTTATTTCCACGGAACTGTAAGGTGTCACCTGACACAACTGATATACTTGGTACTGATGAGCCGGTATTACTTGTAATGGATGTCCATGTCGCACCATTATCTTTACTATATTCAATGGTTTTAGTTAATGCGGTGTTACGTGCATTCCAAACAATATTACCGCCACCCGTTATCTCAAATGTAAGTGGTGTCTCAAGTAAACCAAAAGGCCACTTTTCTTTATTATAATCAACTTTGGTATTTTCCTCAGTATAAGATACCCAAGGCTCAAGATAATTATTATTTCTTGCCGTTGTATATTCGGTAACTGTGTCAAATTTGTGGATGTATCTACTCATAATTAATTTAGTAATTTTACTTGTTATTATAATAATAAATATTTTAACAATAAGGAAAATCATCATCCTCACGAAAAATATTCCTTATTATTTTTACCATTGTTTTTGTTTTTCTGCATGATTTTTATATATTTGTAAAAAAGTAAAAATATTATTATGAAAACATTTAACGACATCGGTTACCGTTATTGTGGGCAGTCTGTGTGTGGTGTACTTTGTAGTGACTAAAAACATAATTAAAAAAGAAAAATAAATTATGGACAAAACAGAAGACAACATTAAAATTCTTGATGGAATTGATTTCACAAAATATATTAACAATATTAAAAAAGGTTACAATGTCCGAAATTTTTTTGATGCCATTGAAAACAGAAGCCCCCAACTTTAAGTGGGGGTAGTTCACATAACACAGAAATAACTAATAATGACATACTTGAAGGTTATATTTTCAATTGGCTGTCAGAAATGGAACAAATTGAATATTTTGAGAAAAGATATCCTGAAAGTTTTAAGGTTACCGAGTATACACAATACATATTTTGTTAGAAACAAATGAGAAAAATAAACACATTGATAATACCTGATGTCCATTGCAGGGATTTTTGGAGAAAACCTGTATATGACACACTGTCTAATCACCCTGAGTCCGATATAGTGTTTTTGGGTGATTATCTGTCACCATACCCATTTGAATGGGATGGTTACGACACATTTACCGGTACATGGGACAACAAATTAAGAAAAGAGTGTTTGGACAATGGTTTTGAATATCTTAAGGAAATAATTGATTTAAAGAAACAAAATCCAGAAAGAATCCATTTGTTAGTTGGTAATCATGATGGTTGTTGTATTGGACCCCTTAGTGTTTGTGAATGCCGTTATGACTATGAGAACCAAGGAAGAAATATCAGTCTTTACTGTAAAAATCAGGAACAGTTTCAAATTTGTTTTCAGAAAAAAATAGGTGGTAAGGATTTTTTGTTCTCACACGCAGGTATAACTGACGGTTGGCTAAAGTCCCATGATTTAAAGGCTGATAATATATGTGACTTTATTAACAACAAATACTTTTTATCATTTAAAGATGATGAGGAATACCTACAATTTTGGGCTTTAATGAAAGAAATGTCATATAGCAGGGGTGGTTATGACCGTTATGGTAGTCTAATATGGGCTGATGTAAATGAGCACTATTTTGAGTTGTCCAATCCTGATTTTGAAAGCAAATTGAATTATGTGCAAGTTTTTGGTCACACATATTTGAAAAATTTTGCCATTAACCTTAAAAACCAAAGATACTGTGTTGATTTGAGAACAGCTTTTTATTGTGATGACGAAGGTAATGTGAAATACTATGACAACAACGAAATTGTTCTTGATTATTTTGCTTTAAAAAAATAGTTTTATATATTTGTAAAAAAAAAGATGAAAACAGTACTTACAAGTGATTTTGAAAAAGAATGGACTACCTTTTATAATAATATAAGAGAGGTAGGTCTTGACAGGTTCTATGACATTGAGACACTGAAAGCACAATTGAAAATTGCGTCATGTGCCTTAAGTGATGACACAGGATGCGCATATCCTGGTGCGTTAATTGTTCACATTAATCTGATAACTGCGTTGGCAACAAGAATTGCGAAAATGATTAGTGGGACATTTAATATAAACACCATCTCATTGTTAAGGGTATGTTTGCTTATGCATTTGTCAAAAATAGAGATGTTTGAGCCTAATGACAACCAATGGGAAATTGACAAGAGAGGTTTGAATTACAAATTCGCCGAAACTGAGGGTAAGTTGAAGTTCGGTGAGAGAAGTATCCTTAACGCCATGAACAGGGGCATAACCTTGTCAGCGGAAGAATTTGAAGCTATCAGATGTCTTGACAAGGAAAATGAAGAAAAAGGTGGTAAATATTTTGAATGCGTATTGGCTACAGTTGTGAGACAGGCAAACGAGCTTGCGTATGCCATTGAAAAGGAAAAGTACAAAAGAATTTAAATTTTTAAAAAACATTTATTATGAAGAGAATTTTTTGCTTTTTGGCCATGGTTATGGCGATGTTTACAGTAAACAGTTGTTCTTTGTCAACTGTTGATGGTGATGAGGAAGGTGTGTTTATCATGAAGCCCATGTTTTTCGGACATGGTGGTGTTCAGGAAAGGGCACTTACGCAAGGTTCGGAGTGGAGAGTATGGACAACAAGTTTTGTCAGGTACAAGAAAATCCCTGTCAAATATACCGAACAGTTTGATGATGTTTTCTGTGATGACAACACACCACTTGATTTGAGCGCGCATATCACACTTAAAATTAAGGACGGTAAGTCACCGATTCTACACAAGAATTACGGTACTGATTGGTATAACAATAATGTTAAAGAAAATTTCAGAGAAATTGTTAGAAACTTTATCAGTACATACAATATGTATACACTTGTTTCTGATAGGGAAGTATATGACCAAGTAAAACTTGATATTACTCAGAAGATGCAAGCATATTTTGACAAACTTAACGGTATCGCTGAATTTCCAATTGAGATTGTGAACGTTGTTGTGGACAAGGCTAAGCCGAACGATATGGTTCTTGAGGAACTTAACAAGACCGCTGCCATGGCTCAGCAGAAAATCACTCAGGAAAGACAACAGGAAATGGAGGAGCAACGTGCCATTACCGAACAAAAAAGGGCTTATGCTGATAAGTCATATATGAACTCAATGGGATTGTCCTCTGACGCTTTTATCAAACTAAGATATGCTGAGATTGAGTTGGAGAAAGTTGAGATGATTAAGAACAAGGAAAATGTGAATGTGGATGTTCTTCTTGGCAATTCCACACAAATGTGGGACATTAAGCAAAAGTAAAATATATTGATTATGTTTTGGATTGTTCTTTTTATTGTTATTTTGATTGTGGGGTGTTTTACCACATGGCACTATGCTGAGCACCATGAGTTACATAAGGTGAGAGCGGAGTTCGAACATCGTTTGGTTGACTTGGGACCAAGTAGCAGATTCAGACAGGGACTTGAACTTGCTGAACATGTTGTTGAGGAAATGGACAAGGACTTTAACGGTGACTATGTTGAAAATGTCTCAGAATAATCTGAGACATTTTTGTTTTTCGGCACGATTTTTGTATATTTGTAATTGTAACAAAAGTAAAAAAACATGAAAACATTTACACTTGACGCGTTTAAAGAAACACTTATTAATAACAGTGAGTTTAAAAATGACATTATCTCTCATCAGGATTTCATTGATTTGGACAATGGCGTTATGAGAATTTATTCAGAAAATGTCAACAAGTACCTTGAGAAGTACTCATGCAAAAACATAGAAGACCTTGAGGATACTTTGTATTATGACTACGGTATTTTTTGTCAGGTTATTTAAAGAAAAAAAAATGAAAGCATCAGATTTAATTGATTTTACCAATTGTTCTATAAATTGGGAAGCGGTAGAGCAGGTTCCTGAATTTGCCGTTTTGAAAAACTGTGAGCAAAATCCTAAATGGCATAGTGAAGGCGATGTCATGACACATACTATGAAGGTTTGTGATGTTGTCATTGACATGATACTAAATTGGAGGGGAAGATGTTTAGCCGCTGAGATTGAGGACGCTGATGTTCTTTTGACTGCCGCCCTTTTTCATGACATCGGTAAAGGCGTAACCACAAAAATAGGTAAGGATGGTAATTGGCACAGTTATGGTCACGAATTTGAGGGTGAGAAAATAACAAGAAGATTGTTATGGGATGAGGATTTGTCTTTTAGGGAAAAAGTATGCGCGTTAGTTAAATACCACATGCTTCCACTTAATATAATCAAACATAAGAACTATATAGAGGAGATTATAAGGTTGTCTTGTCAAGTCAATCTGTTGCAACTATATAGACTTAAATATGCTGACTGTATGGGGTCTGAACATAGTTCTGAAATCAAGTGCGATGAAATGAGAATTTTAAACCATTTCACTAGGTTGGTTGATTTTTTAAAACTTTCAGAGACTAAGCCATATTTTTGTAACAAGTATCTTTTTAATCTTAATGATTATGAACTTAACATCAAAAAACCAAGTGTTAATTTGTTCATGATGATTGGTTTGCCTGGTTCAGGAAAAAACACCCTTATTGATGATTTGTTTGATGATAATAAAACAATAACGTTGTATGACGGTGATGAGTTTCTATATAGGTTCCAAGAAGGGAAGACTGAAATCCTGTCAAGGGATGATATTAGAGCAGAATTGGGATTTTGCGCTGATGGTCAAAAAATTGTCGGCACAAAGGAACAGGAAGATAAGGTAACCGAAATTTTCAACCAAAGAATGTTACATGCGGCATCATGTGGCCATGATATTGTTATCAATAACATAAACCTTAAAAAGAAATACAGGGAAGAAATAGTTAACACACTCTCAAAAGAGTATAACGTTATAACCGATTACTTATATGTTGAGGCTAAGGGTATCGAAAAAAACATTGAAAGAAGAAAAAATGACGGTTTCAGTAAAGAGACATTTGAAAAAATGATTGAGAACTTTGACTGGCCAGATTTTTTTGAGTGTGGTAATAATTTATACATTTTTAGAAATTAACTATGGACAGTTTAAATACAGAATGATTTATTCCGAAGATTTTTATTAATGAAAATATTTTTGTTTATTTGTAAAAAAAAAATGAGTACAATTAAAATTTTGAAACATGACAATTGACTATCTTAGAGAAAATAACCTAATCGCATACGAATATATTAGAGGTTCACATGCATATGGTACATTTACTGAAACCAGTGACAAGGACATTGGTGGCGTTTTTATTTGCCCTGAGACCGATTTGTACGGTTTAAGAGACAAATATGTTGAACAAGTCAATGATGAAAAATCTGATGTCGTTTTTTATGAGTTGGGAAGGTGGGTTGAGTTACTTCTTAAATCAAACCCCACATCCATGGAGTCATTGTTTATTCCTGATGATTGCATTATAGGTGATATACATCCTGCCGTGCAACATATTCTTAATCATAAGGAAGCCTTTTTAACTAAACAATGCCTCAATCCTATTTTGGGATACGCGTTTCAACAACTGCAAAAAGCAAGTGGATATAACAAGAAATGTAACATACCTGAGGATTTCCAAAGAAAAGATATTCTTGATTTTTGTTATACCTTTAAAAATCAAGGTAGCCAACCAATAAAGGAATTTCTTGATGAATACCATCTTGACCAAAGATATTGTGGCCTTGTTAACATACCCAACATGAAAGACACCTATGGTGTGTACTATGATTTTGCTGCTTATTTTAAATTTGAGGGTATTGATTGGTACTGCGCTGATTTTCAGATTGAAGGTGTTAAGTATCCTTTTTGTAGAATAATTGGTGAAGGTATGGACAAACAGTCCATCATAGACAGAATCAACAATAAAGAGTTTTTCCATTACTCAGGTATTGTTTATCCGGATGAGATTACCAAATCAAATGAGGTTAGATTGTCATCAATACCTAAGGGTGAACTGCCCATTTGTTATATGGTATATAATAAGGACGCATATACCAAACACTGTAAAGATTACAAGGATTGGACAGAGTGGAAAAAACATAGAAATCCTGTGAGATATGAAAACAATAGAGGTTATAACTATGACAGCAAAAACTTCCTTCACATGATTAGACTAATGGAAATGGGTGTTGAACTTGCTGAGGGTAAGGGATTTAATGTCAGAAGAACAGGTGATGATGTCAAACACCTTCTTGCCATAAGAAATCATGAGTTCTCTTACGATGAGGTGATGGCTGAGGCGACATTGTTAAAAAACAAGTTTGATGAAGCCGTGAAAACAACAAAACTTCCAAGTGAAATTAATGTTGACTTCGTTAATAATCTTTTGCTGGAAGCAAGAAAAATAGCATACAAAAAATAAAAGCATATGGATATTTTAGAGAAAAAAGAAATTAAGGAAATAATGGAGAAAATAGAAAATTTGACTCCATGGGACAAAGCCGACTTTTTAGATGTGTTAACTGACAACATCATTGATGATTATGAGTTTGACGAACAAACCACATTAAAAGAACGCGGTTATCTTAACGTGAATGATACTGACGAAATCGAAGATTACATCAAAGAAAACTATACCGATGGTGAATTGCTTGATTTGGTTAATTCTGACTACGATGTAGTCGAATATGTGTTGAGTAATGGCCTTGCGTCTGATGTTTTCGATGAACTTGATGCTGATGACATTGTGGATTTGGTTTCGAAAAAAAGACATGGTGTTGGTGACTGTCTTGACGAATTATTCGACAACTACAAGACAAGAGAAGAAGCTGTGGACTGGCTTTCTAAAAGAATAGAGAGGACTTTTTTGAAGGACTAAAAGTTTTAAAAAAACCAAAGAATATTTTTCGTGAGAGTAGTGATTTTTCCTTATTATTGTAATATTTAATATTATAATAATAAGGAAAAATTGTTAAATTATATGGGAGAAGTAAAAGAATACATCCATTTATTTGAAACTGAAAACGAATATAATACAAAAAGAAATTTTGATTATCTTGAGCCTTGGGTAAGTTATACTGAGGATAACACCAAGGTTAATTATAATATGACTGAGGAAGAAAGAAAATTCTCAACACCGCTTACATTTGAAATAACAGGTGATGGTGATATTTATTGGAAAGCAAAATCAGATAACAGTTTACGAACAATAGAATACAAAAAAAACGATGAGGATTGGGTAACAATCACCTCAAGCACTGGTGGTACCTCTATCACGGTGTCGTCAGGCGATACAGTGCTTTTTAGAGCACCGCAAGGTGTTACATATACAACATTAAGTGACACATATGAAAAAGCTAATTTTTTTAGCGGTTGTACTTGCACTTTCAACGTTAAAGGTAATGTTATGTCACTGCTTGACGCAAATAATTTCAGCACGATGTCCTCGTTGACAGCTTCCTTGGTTTTTACTTGTTTGTTCAGGTATTGTACGGGTTTGACTGATGCAAGTAAACTTATTTTACCGGCAGATAACTTGACCGTTGAATGTTATAGGGAAATGTTCGCAAATTGTTCAAACCTTGTTGGTGTGCCTAAACTACCTGCAATGAACCTCGGTGAAGGTTGTTACAACGGTATGTTCCATGATTGTACAAATCTTACCACAGTACCTGAACTACCTGCGACAACATTAGCAAGTAACTGTTATGATTTTATGTTTGCGTCTGACACTGGTTTAACTGACGCAAGTGGGTTAGTATTACCTGCAACAACATTAGCAAATAATTGTTATAGTCAGATGTTCAGGGGTTGTACAAGTCTAACAACAACACCTGAATTACCTGCGACCACATTAGCTAATAGATGTTATTATTATATGTTCAGGGAATGTACAGGCTTAACCACTGCACCTGAGTTACCTGCGACTACATTAGCTGATGGTTGTTATTATAGGATGTTCTATGGTTGCACAAGTCTTACAACCGCACCTGAGTTACCTGCAACAACATTAGTAAATGAATGTTATAGAGGTATGTTCGGATGGTGTACTGAACTTAATTATATTAAATGTCTTGCTACTGATATATCAGCAACTGATTGTACATTGGATTGGGTAGAAAGTGTGGCATCATCAGGTACATTTGTTGCGGCAAATGACGGTGTTGATTGGACAATAGGTGTTAACGGTATACCTGTTAATTGGAATAGAATAAATGAAAAATCCCAACCTTTAACATTTTAGATAACTAATGACGGTATAATCTATTGGGGGACACTGGGCACCGGTTTTACCAGAACTATTGAGTATAGTAAAGATAATGGCTCAACATGGACATCCATAACTTCCACAAGAGGTGAAACACTTATACAAGTTGTTTCAGGTGACACCTTACAATTCCGTGGAAATAACGCAAATTATGCAACATATCCTTCAGGGGGAAAAAAAATATCATTTAACGGATTCATGAGTAGTACGGCAGGATTCAAAGTAAAAGGTAATATAATGTCGTTGATTAATAGTATTAATTTTGGTACATTAACCACATTGGAAAATGCTTATACATTTTATGGATTATTTACTCATTGTACAGGTTTAACCGATGCAAGTGAACTACTGTTACCTGCAACAACATTGACACAGAGTTGTTATGGTAGTATGTTCCAAGGTTGTGAAAGTTTAACTACAGCACCTTCGTTACCTGCAACTACATTAACAGAAGGCTGTTATTATGAAATGTTCATTGGTTGTACAAATCTAACCACAGCACCTGAATTACCTGCAACAACATTAACAGATTATTGTTATTATCAGATGTTCGAAGGTTGTACAAATCTTAACTATATTAAATGTCTTGCAACTGATATATCAGCAAGTAATTGTACATATAATTGGGTAAATAGTGTAGCAAGTACAGGTACATTTGTTAAACACTCATCAATGGCATCTTGGACAACAGGTACAAGTGGTATTCCGACAGGTTGGACAGTACAGGATAATGTTTAGGTTAACAAACAATAAAAGACAAAAAAAGAGAGATAGGTATCTATCTCTCTTTTTCTTTTCTTTTAGATTTCAAATTCAAGTGGCAGATATTTTGGCTTATAATGTTCATCAATATATGAGACATTTGCCATCATAGTGCCATTGACATCCTCAAAGTTATGGTTTCCACTATGGATATGGCCGCTGAAAAAATATTTCGGTTTTCGTTGTTTTATGTACTCATCAAGCACCTCATTTCCAGCGTCATAACCATTGTTCCAACCTTGGTTAATGGTTCCCAATCCATTTATTGATGGGGAGTCATGTGAAATCACAATATCACAATCGTAAGGCATTTCGTTATAATAATATCCAAGTTGCTCATCATTAACCATGAAAGCCCAATTACCGAATATTTTACAATACGGTGTCCCAAATATTTTTAGTGTCTCAATACCGTTATCGGTCAGATACTCATAATCGTATGTGTTATTGTTCAATATAACAACCCTGTTTTTTGTTTTTTCGTTGAATATATGCAAATCCTCCTCATGAAGTCTTTTGCCAACGTAATCATGGTTACCCCAAATCATCACAACTTTACTCCATTCGTTTTTAAATGGAAGTGTGTTTATCCAATCAGCGAAATCAGTTTTAAACCACTCTGATTGAAATGAGTAGTAATGACTATGTGCTGGACAATTATCACCACATATAAGAAACAAATCAAATGGTGATATAATCACCGGTAAATTTCCGTGTAAATCACTGGTAACGATTACCTTTAATTTTCCCATATACTAATATTTTTTTTTCTTTATACTTTTTTAGGGAATGATATACTTGTTTGCACAAGATTTACTATCTTAACGTTTACTTTCGATTCCGTTCATAGCCCCACTTCCCGATGGGGATTCCATTTATTTATTATTAATTTCTTCTATTTTTTGTTCAATGCCAATTAATGCCTGTGGATGTAACCCCATGTTCTTAATATTAATTGCTGCATTTACATCTCTATCATGATGTTCACCACATATTGGACATATCCATTCTCTATCAGATAACTTCAGTTCCTTGTCAATGTATCCACATTTGTTACATGTCTTACTACTTGGTTCATATCTACCAATGAATACAATGTTCTTTCCACACCATTCACACTTGTATGTCAATTGTCTAACAAATTCATTCCATGCAACACTATTTATACTCTTTGCAAGATTATGATTCTGTGTCATACCAGTAATGTTAAGATTCTCCATACAAAATGTGTCATATTCACCATTAATCAACATGGTTGTTAACTTATGAAGAAAATCATTTCTTCTGTTAGCAATTTTTCTATGTAACTTTGCTACATATAATTTTGCTTTTTCATGACGTTTACTATTTTTTTGTGTTCTGGAAAGCCATTGTTGTGCTTTTGCTAACTGTTGTTGTTTTGCTTCAAGATACTTAGGATTTCCGTACTTTGTACCGTCAGATAGAATTGCATAATCTTTAACACCTAAGTCAATGCCAACAGTTTTTTCCTCACATATCTTGGTTTTCGATACGTTTGGTTTATTGTCATCAACTACTATGGTACACCAATAATCACCACATTTATCTTTTGTAACAGTTAAAGTACCCAATTTTACTGTGTTTACATCAAATTCGCAATTTTTAAGAAATTTAACTTTACCTATACATGGCACTGATACTCTCATGGTTTCAAAATCAAAGTGAACAGCAGCAATGTATTTAACAGAATCAACACTATTTTTCTTTGATTTAAATTTAGGAAAGCCTTTTTTTGCTTTAAAGAATCTGGTATAGGCATTATCAAGGTTTCTAAGTGATTGTTGTAGACAAACGTTAGCACATTGTTTCAGCCAATCATGTTCACCGTCTTTTTTAAGTAAAGTAAGTTCTTTGGCCAGTTGTATATATGTAACATTTTTATGTTCCTTTTCCCAGGTTTCTTTTTTACGATTAAGTCCCCAATTATAGATAAAGCGAGCATTACCAAAGGCTTGTGAAAACAATTTTTGTTGTTTCACAGTTGGTTTAAGTTTATATTTATATGCTCTTGTCATAAGATGAATAGATTTTTATTTTTTCTATTTATAAATAGTTTATTAATGTAAAAAAGTAAATAAAATTACAACTTCTGTTCTTGTCAAGATGCCTCATGGCAGATGTTAGTCAACCATAAATTAAATGGAATTACAACCTGTCAGGCTTTTTAGGTTTGTTAGACTAGGTGTTAGTCAACCATAAATTAAATGGAATTACAACTTTCTCGTTCTATCAAATTGATTTTCCGAGCATTAACCCACACACCAATGGGTAATATTTCTTATTTAGTATAAACAAGTATATTTTTTTATCCATTCCTCTTGGTTAGGATACCACTCAGGATATTTTTTGATATTTTCAATTATTCCGTCAAGTATTTTTTCATCCACATCAAGTGTACCACCTTGCCACCAGTTTTGTATATTCATGCTGAACCATCCCCCATCCCTTGTCCTCACGAACCAAAGGTTATTCTCATCATATTTTGGACATGAACACTCAACGAAATAATCTGTCTCTTTGGCATATAGCCAATCATGTTCAGGCATTTCTGACTCAAGCCAATGGTCATACAATGTTGTCTCTATTGTCAGGTCATCATCATAAGGAACATTAACCATAATGTTTTTCGCCTCATCAGGTGTGATGACCCTTTCACATTTACAAATGTAATGTCTTGAGGGTGATGACTTACCATCGTCCCAAAAATAATAATATTTTCCGATTTCAGGTATTGTTTCCATATATTTTATTTTTAAATCTCATAAAGAAAAGGGTGTTCTCTGTCTGGTAATTCAGGCCAATGTTCTTTAGATGCTTCTTCGGTATTTTCAACCAATTTGATAATACTCATATTAGAATCGGTACAAGGGCACCATACACCATAAGGAATACTACCTTTAATTCCATCAGCACCAACAGTGAATTCATCTACATCAGTAAGATTATGTTCCTTACAAAAATTGATTACAAGGTTAACTATTTGCTCATGCAAATCAGAAAACGCGTCATGAAGTTCAGGGTCACGATTAGTTTCTGTTTCAAAAACAGCCTCATAATAATCCCTACTTCCAACCCAAATCTCAGGTTTAGTATCGTCATACTTGGGATATTTCTCAAGGAGTTTCTTCTCTTCTTCTGTCAGTTTCTTATACATTTTAGCGTTGTTTTAATAAACCACCTTATTTCTTTTTTTATACCTTACCTCAGACAAAATATATTCTCTTCTCAACTCATTACAATAATCTTTGGCTTTGTTAAGGTTGTTACCGAAAAATATTGTCTCTTCCGCATACTGTCTTCCACTGTCATCAATCACATTTCTTGCCACATAGTATCCATTTGGCTTTTTCCAAATTTGTATGTTTTTAATGGCTTCTTCTCTAAACTGTTTGTACCATTTGGGATTAAGAGACCTTACACCATAATGCACACCGCGATTGTCAACAAAAAAAGTTTTTTTTCTATAATTATCCATATTAAAAATTTTTGTATTTTTTTACAATTTCATCAATCTTTTCTTGGGTAAATTCTTCCGGTTTATAAGAATCGTATAAAGAAAATTCAGACTTAAGAAGACTAACTTCCATTTCGACTTTATCAATCTCCTTATTAATCCTGTCAATTTCTTTCCTTCTCATTTCGTTTTTCTGATTCACATAATCCTTCAAATTGACTATACCTCTTTTTGGTAAAAAATCTTTTGAGGGATTATCCATAAACTGAAGAAGATTTTCAAGGCATACAATTGATTTACCAATAACTTCATTGAACGAAACACGAACTGTTTTAATCAGAACAGTTTTATGATTTCCAAGTTCCCATGTTGGAACATTACAATAGTTTGGCCAGTGGTAATCCTCCTCTCCAATATACGGTTTTCCAACCACAATATTAAGACACTTGTCACTCCCATCATCACTATCAATAAGTGTGCCAATTGGAAAAAGTTTCGTACATCTATCTAATTTTTCCTTAAGTTCCTTTTCCCTGTTTTTTACAACAATATTGTGTTGTTCTTTTTCCACATTTTGCAGTTCTTTTTTAAGTTTGTCCTCATCATACAGTTCAAGTGCCGCTTTTCTATAGTCACCACCTTTAGAGTACCAAATCACCGCTTTCTTAAAAACATCCTCTTTGTTTTTCATATGTTTTTTCATTTAAAATTGGGGTACATCTTTCCTGTCATCATAGTAGCCTTCATCACCAACCAAAGGAGACAACGCACCATGCAGATATGGAAAGATTTCAGGTTTAAACAAAAGGCAATTTGCAAACATCACAGCCATACCACCACTGTTACCACTGTGTCCCTCGTCCCACTCATTGTACCCATCGTTTTTCATCTTTTTAACAAACGTAAACGCGTCAACATAATCACCGTTACTGCCCTTGGCATACCTGTCCCAAGCATAATCCAAATCCACACCAAGTTCATCTGGTAAATCCTCACTAAGTTCATTAAACTTTTTGAGAATAAAATTGGCGATACTTTCCGCTTGGTTAATTACGGCCATTTCATAATGATACAAACCGCCACTATATCTTGGCCTGATGTTTTCAAGCGCGTCTAACTCATCAATTGATTCGCATGGGTCATCGTCATACTTACAGTCAAGGTAATCCTCAAATGAACCAAAACCATGGTTTTTGGCGGCTTCATTAGCCTTTACCAACCACCCCTCATTTTCTTCATTGAATTTCTTTTTGAGAATATCATCACTGTCCTCAAATGAATAACCAACAGCGGTGTTCCAAAGATTGTTAAATCTATCAATCCTTTTCCTAATTATTTCCTTAAAATTATTTTCCATGTTTTTATGCTGTTTTCAAATAAGTATTAGCCAAAGCAAACATATCGGTATTAAGATTTATGTCCTTAATAGGACTGGTAATCACCCTCATTTTTCTTGCCTTAGAATTGTCGTCCTTGGCATATGAGAACCCACCTTTCATCACCTTCTCTTGCAGGATATTAAACACATTCCACAATGAGTTCCCCTCATCTTCTTTACGGACAGGTGTGAGAATATCACGAATAGTGTTACTGCTTATTTCAAGCGTCTTCTCAAAAGGAACATTCTTTCTGAGTTTAACTATCTTTGTAGCAAAATCAATCTTCTGCTCTTCAGACAAATTTGTCATTCTCATGGCGTTAATAACATTAATCTTATTGGGAAGTTCATCAATCATCTTAATGACAACAGTCCTTAGTTCCTCAAACTCATAGTTAATATGTCTAATTGACAGTTTGGCAAACTCAGCGTCAGCAATGATGAGTCCATTGCCACAAATAACGCGATAGATGCCGCACATAAACTTAAAACTATTGAAACCGTCATGACTGTTTTGAAGAATGATTCTTGGAAACGCCTCTACATTATTTGTCTTGTCGTTCAAAATCTTGATGTTCGGATTCTGAAACGCAATCATATGGAAAGATTTAATTCCGCTTGAATTCTTTTTTGTCTTGCACTGCTTAGCCTCAACAGGATACCAACCAAGTTTCTCCATGTCATTGACAACATCAATTGTTGTGGCCATAGTGTACCTGTTAGAAACATTTGGGTTGGTCGGTTCGGTCATGAACGCATAAGGACATTTAGCCCTAAGCTCATCATTGGAAAGAAAATGTGTACTGATGTCATTTGACCTGAAAGAAATTATTGTGTCCGTCATAATAAAATAAAATTTATAAAAACAAAAATTTAAAATTACATCTTTTTATCTTACAACAACCGTGCCAAAAATTAAAAATTTTGAATAAAATCATAAATTTTTTCCAAAGTTCCGCTCCACCTCATCCATTGTCTTGCGTTTTTTTCCAAAACCATCAGGTTTTCGTTCATATATATACGCTTATTAACCTCAATCATTACAGAACAATATGAGAAATTTTTTTCAGGTGTAATGGAATTAGAATAAGGTATATTTTCCTCAACTGAATAACCTTGCTTTTTAAATTTTTTTACAATACCATCAACAAGTTTCTTGTTATATGACCAGTCTTCATTATACCCAATGCAAATGTCATTGTTAGCCAAGTAACTTGGAAAAGAGTGACAATCAATAAGAACTGTATTTTCGTCCTTAATCGCTGTCTGAAGATTTGCCTGGTGTTCTTCCCAAAGTTCCATTATGTTTTTCTTTTGTTCTTCAGTCAAGTTACGTTTATAACCGTCAAATTCGGTATATATAATGCCCTGACCAATATTTTCCAAAGGGTCATTCTTAAGTTTTTCGACATCACAAACAAAGCGTGAGTAAGGAAAAACAATGGTTTCCACGTTTTCTTTTCTTGACAGAGGGTTAAACAGCATATCAGTATACCAATCTGTCCATTTCTTAAGACAATCATCCATAAAATATGGGTTACATTGCCATTTACCAAAGTTCTTGTCATACACACCGTTAATTGAACTATGTGGTATGTTCAAAACAATATTTCTCATGTTATATTATTTAAATTTACTACCAATTCTATCATCAAATTTTTTTCTATATGCTCTTTGCGGGTTATTATATTTCGCTCTATGTCTTGACAATTCCAAACCTTCCACATCAGGACCTTTTCCATTTTGGAAATTTGATTTGTCTAACTGCCATTCTTCGTCAGCAGGTTGAAATTCAGGATTAAACTCATCATGCCATGTTTGTTTATTGAAACCGTTTCTCCTATATAGATTTCCAAGTTTGCCATGTCCTTCAGGGTCTTTTTCAGATGGAAAGCCCCTATAGTTGTCCATTTGTGTCGCACCTTGGTTTTTGGCAAATTGCAGAACCAAATCACCAATTCCTTTTAAATCGGAGTTGTTAACAAAATTACACAAATCAATTTTTCCTGGTTCTATGTAATGTAAAGCAAAAGCGACATTATGTCCTTTCAATGTGTATGTTATCCAATCATTACCTTTAATCTCATCTAAACCATGATATGTGAGATAACCTTTATATTTTTTAGGTGTCATATTAACAATTGAAAGAAATCTCTCATAATTGTTCTTTTCCCAATTTTTAGATTTTAATATCCAGTTACTTTCTTCGTTTATTTGTGTGGATTTATTGTTTTGGTAAGTAATGGTGGAAATTTTATCAAAAGTTAATTTCACAAAACAACCGCTATTTTCTTTTAAAATTTTCGCTAAAGAATCTGTAATTATTTTGTTTAATTGTTTTTCTGTTAGTATAATGCGTTGCATTGTTTCGGTTTTTTTGTCGCTTATTTTTTAATAAATAGTTTAGACTTTAACAAAACTAAGTGCCCTATGCAACTTTTTAGTCACATCATTAATAACTTGCCTAATCCTTTCCGATGTCAGTCCAAGTTCCTCACCGATTTCATAGTTATTATACTCTTTGTCATAACCAATGCCAAAGTACATTTTGACTATTGTTCTATCTCTTTCATTAAGCATGGACAACAATTTGCTGACAAGTGTTTTGGTATATTCCTTGTCAATTGTCTCCTCATACTCATTATAACTTGCGGTTTTGTCAGTAAATGCTTTAGTGTCTTCCAAAGTGTTCTGGTCTTCGTCAATGTACTCATTAACTGACTCAGTTGTGATGTCAAACACATCACTCTGTTTGAGTATTGTGATGTCAAAATCTTTTTTCAACATATCAATTATCTCATCTTCGGTTGGATACCTGCCATTAAGACCAAAATACTTGTTTTTAACCTTGGTCATTTTGTTACCCAATTTAATGTTGTTTGTTCTTCTGACAAACATATTGGTGTTCATTATGTAATACTGAATACTTCTCCTGATGTACCAAACAGCATATGACAAAAACCTTGTTCCCTTAGTAGTATCATATTTGTCAATATCATTTATGACTGACATAAGACCGAGGTTACCCTCGTCAATTAAATCCATGATGTTATCGTTGTTGGCATACCTTTTCGCAATAGCCACAACAAATCTCTGATTACTGTTTATGAGTTTTTCTTTCGCCTCATTGTCCCCATTTTTTATTTTAAGTATAAGGTCATACTCCTCCTCCGCTGAAAGTACGGGATATTTATTGATTTCCCTAAAATACCTTGCAAGTGTGTCACTCCTCTCAATAAGATTCCCTTTAATAGTCTTAATGTCCATATATAAAAATTTAAAAAATTATTTACTTAAATTAAACAAAATTTTGCCATAAGAGGTTTGGCCTTCTCTGATGTAATTTCCATCTATATTATATAAAATTTTACCATAAGGGTTTTGACCCTTTCTAATATATTTTCCATCTATATTATATAAAATTTTACCGTAAGAAGTCTGTCCCTCTCTAATATATTTTCCGTCTATATTATACTCTATTTTTCCCCAAATTGTTTCACCTTTTCTAATAAAATTACGGTCAATCGTATAAACAATTTTACCATAAGGATTTTGACTTTCCCTTATCCAATGATAATTATTAGGGAAAAATAGAGATATAACAATTAAACTACCGCAAAAACTATACCAGCGCATCAAACTCATCCAAAACTTTTTGCTTGTCTATTGACCACCTCTTACATTTTTTTGTGATGTCTTTCAGCGCAAGTGGTTTAAGTTCAACATTTTCTATTGCATAACCAGGTGGAACATTCGCTTTAAGTTTTTCAACAGCATCACTTAAATTCTGTTCGTTAGCACAGAAATGTTCACCTTCACTTGTGCAATCACATGAAATACAGTTAATACACATTTTCTTCAAATGGGATTCAGCATTAGGGCATTTTCCCTCAATTTTTTCACTTCCACAAATTTCACTCATGTTTATCTTCTTTTATTAAATTATTAAAATCAAACTTTATTGGTTCTGTCTCAGCGATTTCTTTAACATACATCTCTTTTACCAATACTCTATTTAGTCCTTTTTGTTCTTGTGTTATCCTTCTGTTGATATTATCAACATGTTTTTTAATATCAAACAAAATGTCTCCCTTTTCGTCTTTTTCCTTGTCATATGTTTGAATCAGATATTCCACTTTTTTATATTCTAACCTAAAAGATGTTAGTTCCGAATTATTATTGGTCAAACCATTAATTGTAAAACCAAAAACGAAAAAAGAGATAATACAAAAATACATTAAAAAAGGTATAGCACCGTCATTATCTTTACACACTTTGATTAGCCCCCAAAGGCAAAACAAAGCAAAAACAATTAAAATTATCAGTAATATCATGTTAGTTCACCACTTTTTTCCAAGAATAACTTTTATTGTCAAACACATACTCACCTGGTGTCAAACCACCCTTATTAACATATTCCAATATTAAAGACAATATGTTTTTCATGTTGGCAACAATATAAAGATATAACTCCCACCAGTGGTCTTCCAATTCCTTGGGATATTGCTTGCCCATGGGACTTTCCTCTGTGCCTTCAATAAAATCCTCATAATGTCCAAGAATCATAGCCACATCTTCCATGACATATGTACCACCAAAAAGGTTCCATTGGTCAACACCCCACGCATGACACTCCTTCAAATCAGATATGGTTTTCATCTTGTCCCTTGCCCTAATCAGTTGGTCTCTTAACTGACCATACTTTTTCATGTTTTCAGGTGTGGACTCAATCTCTTCTATTGAATTGGTGATGAACTCAGTGTTAAAATTCTCACCCATGTCAAACTCATCAAATTTAATCGCCTTGATTAATTTGATATGCTCATCTGTAAGTATTAGTTTTTGTCGCATTGCTTTTATTAGTTTTTATTGTTTTAGTTTTATTAGTTTTTATTGTTATTTTTAGTACATTCAAAAATCATGACAGAAAATTTCAGAATTGTCAAAAATTATTTCTAATTTATATATCATTGACAAACTACAATGTTCCCTTGCCATGTGTTTTTCGGTTTCAAATTGAATATTATCAATTTCTTCGGCGTTCGAACCAATATAAGTCAATGTTTGGTCACTATAATAAGGGTCAACTGCGGTATATTTAACTATTCTCTTCATTACGCTGTCTCCTCAATATCAACTTCACCTGCATCATGTTGTGCACATTCAACTAATCCGTAGTGGAGATTAGTTTTAACTTTAAAAGCCTCAGACTTAGGGTCATCATCAATCCTAATGACAACACCCTCTCTTGGTGCCCTCATTGACTCATATTTCTCATAGTCCTTGGTCAATTTTGAAATCACTTTCTTACTTTCGCCTTTCTTTTTGGCATTGTCAAGAACAGCCTTAGCCGCAAGTGCTTCCTTTTCATACAAATGACACATAGGCTCTTTTTGCTCCATATAGAAATTGTCATCGTTGTGCAGTCTTGTAAGGAAATTGTCGTACCACATGTCGTCAACCACAATGTCAGGATACAAATCACAAAGTTTACCGTGGTAAAGCACTTCAAGATTAAGAACCTTGTCACTAAGTTCAGGGTGTTCGGCAACAAGGTTTCTTGTCCACTTGTCAACATCAAGCACATTCCATTCCTTAACATTACCATTGGCATCCGTCTCAGTTATACGATAAGGCATAAACTTCCAATGTCCAACCTCACAACCATAGTCATGACGTTTCTGTATCATCTTGTCCGACCCTTCAAGATAACCTGCAATCTCACCATACACAGTCATACCCTCTGAAAGATAAGGTGAAAAATCCCTGTTCACACAACCCCAAATATCAACACCGTAGAAATCATTACTGTCCTTACCTGTTATATATCTGTTCTTAATTACAGACCTACTTGAATAAATGTTACCATATTCAGTTGTTTTTACATTCATACCGAAAAACTTCTTAACTCTTTCAAAAAAAGTAAGTTTTTTATTAACAAGAATATTGGACAAAATTACTGATGTTCCATGGACCTTGACTGTTATGGTAACAATATCCTCCGGTGAAAGCAATCCCTTAATATTGGTTGAATCAATACGCTGTGTGTCATAATGATAGGTGAATTGACCTTCGACCAGTTTATCAAACCTCTTAATTTTCTTCATCCTCTTATTAAAACCTTTCTGTCCTGTATTCTGTTCAGAAGTCTTAATTGGTGGAATATACTTTTTACAAAATTCATCATCACCAATATAATTAAATGAGGTTCCAACCATTTCCTCCCAATTAACATCAGCAAGGTCAGGATTATAGTTGACAAGTGAGTTAACACCTGCGATAAAACCGTTGGAAACACAACCCCTAAGAGTGATAATCCTTACCCTGTTCCTTTTGTTAAAGTAACCGACTTGTGACTTAATTTCCTTGTAAAGTTCGTCAGCCTCATCGGTTTTTCCGGTGTTTTTGAGGTCATTGTATTTCGCCATCATAATACCAATTTCAGGAGCGTTAGCATTTTTCTCCCATTCACCAATCTCATAAAGATTGTTGGCCGACAAAAACTTTTCAGAAAGCGCGCTTTCCACAGGTACATAAACCACAATATCATTGGTTTTCATTGTGTTACCAATAACAATGTCAGCACCGTTAACAGTGGTTCTGAGAAGTCTGTCAGCACCCTCAATAGGGAACGTTTCACCAATACGGCAAATGGTTGCCAGATAGTTAGGATTACTACCTTCCGATATTTTAAACAAATTTTTCATGTTTTATATTTTTTGCTGTTTTTATTTACAAAAAACATGCCAAAGGCATTTTATTTTTAGCAAAAATACAAAATAAAACTCAAAAAAACAACTATTTTATGTTCTTTTTCAAACCATTGGACTATTTATCATAGTAAAAATATATTGTTTTATGGCAAAAAAAATAATAATATCTGAATCAATGGCAAAAAGATTGGTATCTGAGGGTATCATAAATGAATCTGGTGTTGATGACATCCTTAAAAACAGGGAATTTAAAAAAGAAGTCAAAGACATCACTCTTGATGCTGTCAAAAAAGATAAGGACATTGAAAAAGAGATTAAGAAAATTGTCGCCAAATCAGTTGAGAACCTATTCAAGACATTGTGGCAAAGAAGTCAAACTTGGAACAATAATATTTAATTATGGAAAAGTTGTTAATAGAGACATATTATCCTGAGGACGAGATGACAAGATACGGTTTCATATCACATATGGAATCGTATATCAAACAACTCTTGACTGACCCCAAAACAGCCAAGGTTGACTCATATCTCACAAAACACAACATTGATTCCCCCAAGGCGTTGTCTTTGTTACTTAAAAGAACAGACCCATCCGATGAGACAAGCGCGGTTCTTATCAGAACTGAGAAAATCAGACCTCAGAAACTGTCAGAGGAAGATATTAACAACGGCGTTAAACCCAAAGACAGATTTGTCATCAAATACAAGTTACCAAGGAAAGATTATATGAAAAAGATGAGAAACCTTTACATTAACGCTTTCGAATCACATATTATTGACGGTAACACTTTAAATGAGATGAACGCCAACACTCTTGACTCAAAAATCATAAAAAAAACAAACAACAATAAAATTACCTATGAGTTTGGAAAAAACGGTTGGGGGTTGTCAGATGAACTTATCAAAATCGGAAAAGACATAAAGAAACTATCCAAAAACAATAATGTTTATATTGACAAGACTAATATTGACACACTTGATGATGTCTATGATTTAACGGTGTCAACAGAACCTATAACGGAAGGAGCGTGGGGAACAGGAATATTACAAAATGACTCCGCACTTGATTACCAAAGTGCTTTTGGCATTGAAAGTCTCAAAAAAATGATGGCTGACATACAACAAGAACAGGACGCTAATAATATTTGGGCTAAACTGGGTGTATTAATTGATTTTATTACGAAATATAAGGAAGATGAACTGATTTTTAGTGATGAGTGTAGTCAGGCAATTGATTTTGCGAAAGAACAGTTAAAAGGATTGTACCACAACAATGACTGGTTGAATCAATGGGATAACAAAAAAGAAATGAAGTCAACTTTGAAAAAAGCGTTCAATGATTTGTCTGATATTAAATATAAAAAAGACATTATGCCCGTACAACAAGAGGACATGATGACAGAAGAGGATGGTGGTGGTGCCACATCCGCTGATGCCTCAGGTGCTTTTGTACAACCTCTCTTTGGTAAACCCATAAAAAGAAAAACGGTTTATTTAACGCAAGAGCAAGTTGACAAACTGAAAGAAGCGGTTGAGATGGATACGGCCTTCGGTGATTTTGGATATGACGCACCGCCTCTCAAAAGGAAAAAAGACCCTGCGTATGACCATAAGAACATGATTAAAAAAAGTATTGAAAATGAATAACTATGGTGATTTTAACCCTGATGTTTTAAAAGATTTGTCGAAAATCCATGAAAAAATGGAAGAGGAAAGAAACTCAGACAAACCAGATAAGAAAAAATTGTTGGAATTGGAAATGCAACAACTTTACAGGGGAATGGAACTAAATAGCGGAACATATAATAATTGGAGAAGAAATATACCTTGGTAAAAATGAAACTGACAGTTGAAGACATACAATATATGGTTAACGAATCTGTTAAGAAGATTCTTAAGGAACTAAGAAAACCCATTTACAGAAGATTACCCAACGGTGATTATGACTATGACGGTGACGAATGGGACGATGAGGAGGAAGAAGAAAACCCTGTTGATGAGAGACAGAGAAGGATTGAGAACGAAGAATTTGATTCATATGTCGTCATCAATGACTCTGATGGCTCTTTGATTGGGTCTTTCAGTGTTGATACAGTAACGGATTTGGACAAACAAAGACAAACATCAAGCGATGCTGAAGACTTGGCAATAGAAGCCGCAGCCAAAGACAAATACGGCACATACAGTGTGTTCGGAACAATAGATGGTAAATATGATGATGACACATTGGTGTTAACATATAATCACCAGGAAGCGGTAAATTACCTTAATAGCGAAAATAACTAATAAAAATGTAATAAAATGGAAATGACTTATACTAAAAGTGAGATGAATAAACTTATCAGGGAAAGTTCAAACGAGTTCAAGGCAAAACTTGGACAAGGTGTTGAAGAAAAAGATAAGGAAATCAACGGTAAGGCTTACAAAGAGTCAGAAAAGAGAGCCAAGGACTTTGACGGTGGTTTGGCTGATGAGGTTTTGGAAAAGAAACCGAAATACGAAAAACAGGATGAGAACAAGACCACTTTGGACTATGAACCTGAAAATGTCACGCCTGAGTACAAAAAAAGAGTACACGCGCAAGTTAAAGGTTATACATCTGAACAGGAAATGAACAACGGTCTTGAAAAATCCAATGACTACTCTGACGGTGAGAACATTTATCAGGGTCTTAAAAAATCAGGTGAGGAAATGCAGAAAAACATGAAAGACTTCAGAAAATCAGGTTTACAGGCAAGAGAACTTCCTGATGAGACATTTGATAGGGACAACATGTACGAAAGTAAAGAGGGTTTTAACATGAGACAGATGATGAACCACCTTAAATCAATTGAGGTGGAGGCTAACAAGCCAATAAATGAGAACATCAAAACCGTCTTCTATAAAAGGACAAAATTTATCACCGAAAACCATATGATTGACAAAATTCCTGATGACTTTAAAGTTAATGGCCTTAAGTTCAAAATGAAGGATATGGACGGTAACATATATCTTGTTGAGTGGAAAAACAACAAAGCGAATGTCCTTCTGCATGAAAACAAGACACAGACAAACAATGAGTTCAACAGAATGAAAGAACTTATGTCTTATCAGGTGAAAGACACAAAAACAAGTGTTTCTGGAAGATTAAACGAAAATGATGAGAAATTCCAAGAAACTTTAAATAAAATTAGAAAACTGATGTAATATGAAGAGATTTTTTAAATTTTTGGTTGGTTTTTTTAAAGGTATCGGTTGGAAAAAGTTTTTGAGAAACCTTTTAATCTGTGTGGCGACACTTGGCATTATTTTCACGTTGTTTTTCTTGGTGGGTATGCTTATAAGTGCTAAACCTGTTTTGGGCATAATAGTGTTGGTAGCCCTTATTTTAACAATAATTGGTATACAAGCATTAATAGTTAAGAAATATGGAAGAGATTTATAACAAAATGAAAACCACCAATGAGCAAATGGACGAGCAAATTGGTAACATGAGAAGCTTCAGGGGTTTTATTGACAAACATGGTTTGAAAGGCACATTCTCAACATTACTCATAATGTTTGTGGCCGCTTGTATAGGTTTTTTCGTTCTTAATCCTGGCGTTGTTTTTGAGAAATTCCAAGAGTACAATATCGAAAAACACGAGGAAGGAATAAAACAAAGATTGGAGGCAGACCCACATATACGTGTTCTTCTTGCTGATTTCAGGACATCAGTCAACGCTGACAGGGCATATATTCTTGAGGCACACAATGGTGGCACAAACCTTAACAATCTTCCGTTTTTATATGCAGACCTTACTTATATGGACCCAAGAAACAGATATGACTATATTGAGTCCGAATATAAGAATTTCAGACTATCAAGATACCCATGGGCATCATATGTCATAGAACACGGTTATTGGTTCGGTCCTATTGAGGACTGTATGGAAAGTGACCCTGAACTGTATTACAGGCTTAAAAATGAGGATGTCGCCTACATGGGTATGTTTGTCATGCATGGTAAAAACGGTTTGCCAACCGCTTGTTTGGGTGTGATTTTCAAAACCAATGAAGATGGGATAACACCAACATCAAGGGATGTTATCAAACAAATGCAAATCTACGCGTCACAAATAAATGTTTATTTAATGGGTAACTAGTATGGCAAAGTTCACTGAAAACGATATACAATATATGGTAATGGAATCCGTCAAAAAAATCCTAAAAGAATCTTTAGTGAGATATTATGTGGTGGATGACGGTGGCACTTATAATGTCTTGTCATCTGATATGTTTGACGCTAACGGCAGATATATTGAGAACAAATCCTATACCATAGACGATTTTGATATCATCAAAACAACAAACAACGAGGAAATCGCTTGGAAATATGCCGACAAATTGAACAGGGAATACCAAGAACAATACGGAAATTTCCAACCCTCTGACGGTTACTTTAATGAGTCTAAAATCAGGGTGTCTGAGTCTAAACTTAACTCGCTTATCAAGGAATGTCTCACTGAGGTGATTAATGAGGATTTCCTTAGTGGAAACCAATTTGATAACATCTCAGATGAGGAACTTTCAAAATTCGGTGAAAACTATTATGATGTCATTGTCCCTGAGTGGGCATTAAACGCACTTGTCAACGGTGATTACAGCGGTCTTGACGATGAGGACATCGCTGATGTGAAAGCATTTGAGAGAAACTTTGTTAAAGGCGGAACTTGTGAGTTGTATAATGGACTTACAGCAGGTGACTTCTGCGTTCCAATGGAAGGCACATCACCTTCTTTCTATGAGAAAAACGACATCAATCACAAAGGTGCCAATTGTTATAGGTTCGCTTTTATTGCTAAACAGGATAACTAGGTGTAAACGAGTATACTGTTTTCCCCAAAATAATATATAGCATTTGTAGAGTCCCTTTTAAAAATAAAGCCGTAGAATAAACATCTACGGCTTTTATTATTAAATAGTAATATTTTTAATCAAACATAACATAGTAGTTTTTAAATCTATCAAATTCAGGTGAACCCGTTTCCCATCTTTCTTCGGAAATAACGATTTTAGCGATTTCAAACAACTCTTCTTTGTTGTCAGAAACAATTATAACAGGATTACTTGAATTTGATATATAAGGAGCGTCAATAACACGAAATGCCCTTGATTCCCAAGAACCTGGTTCCATTGATTCATAACATTTCCAAAGTTCAAATGGTGGTTTACTAATAGGCAGTGTGACATCATTAAAAGAGTAAAATCTTACACCATACTTACCAAAATTTTTTTCAAGATATTCTCTTGCAATTCTTCTTCTTTGTTCTTCTTTCATATGCTTTATTGTTTTTAATTTTTGGTGGATTTTATCCTTTCAATAAGTTCATCTCGTTTCTGACGAATCTGTTCAGCATTATATGTCAGTTCTGCATGAAGAACCTTCTTGTGGTTGGTTTTGGAAATCATTACGCCGTTTGAAATTTCAGTTTTACCCCCATTTTCCCACGCAACAATGTGATGTGCATCCATATCTTCAAATTTATATTTACAACCATCAATGGGGTCAATTCCGCCCTGCATCTTATACATCTTCATCTTTTCGGGTACTTTGAAAGAACGGAGAACAAGCATACTGCGCTTCTCTATAGGGCAGCCCATCAATGCATACTCAAAAACAGCTGAGTTAGCAGTAACTTCCTCATCCATAATATATTTGTCAACATCAGCATTGAGTTTCACGATGTCATATTCATTTTCACCATATGTTGCATAAAGACGACCCCATTCAACGTTCTTTGCACATTTTTGGTCAAGATACTCAGAACAAAACATCTTTCTTGCCCAATCTATAACCGCCTTATAACGATTAACGAGGTCAGTTCCATTATCTTCAACATTTACAGATATTTCAGGGTTCGCATACATAGCCATATAAGACTCAATTCGTTCATCTTTTGTAAGGTCAGCATTAACACCGAATACTTGCATAGATGCCCAATCGAGTGCCATTTCAAGAACATCCTGTCTTGTAGGGTCAAGAGGGAGGGAAAAATCACCATAAAAATATTCGCCACCCTTATAGAGAAAATCTGCATTATATTCAGTTGCAGTTGCAGATGCCTTGACTTTTGAGAAATACATCTTGATATGTTCACACCACATTCCATTGAAAGCAGCATTACGCAGTTCTTGTGGGGTAAGAACAGTTGTGGGTTGATTGATAGTCTTGAACCACTCTAGGAGTGCTTTTTCTGTACCTCTACAAATCTTGATAGACGGTCGATACAGTTTAAACCTTCTCTGCATTTTATCAGAAAGTTCTTCAAACATCACATCTTTATCTTTTGTTCCATCAAACATTTTAATGGTATCTTGACCGTTAATGAATGATAGAAGGGTCATAAGCCTCTGTTGGCCATCAATATTGATATACTTTTTACCCTCTTCAGTTTCACCAAAATAGATTGTACCTATTGGTTGACCGTTAACAACACTCCTCGCAAGAGCTGCCTTCCACACCTCATTATTTTCAACAACATAAGCTCTTTGAAATTTCGGACGAATATTGAGTTTGCCATTCCACGCAAAAACGCCTCCTTCAATGTTTTCGGAATTGTCAATGTACCCTTCTGCAAGTTCCTCAAGGGTAATGTCATTCCTATCTTCAATAGCAACGGAATCAGTGTTAAAATCTTCATAAACATAAAAACCAATGTTTTTTCTTCTCTTTGTCATAATAATAAATTTTAATTGTTAATATTGATAAAGTATATTGCAATTATCGTACCAAATTTTATGATTCCATCAGAGGTTTTACTTTTTCCTCTGTAGGGAGTTCTTTGACCTTACGAATGAGAAGCCTTGCAGTCATTCTTTTGCCATTTAGATATGGCCTATCATATTTTTCGTTACCTTCTATATATAGAGACTTCATATCTTCAGACTTTTCGGTAATTCCAATGACTTCAAATTGATTGGGATTGTGTTTGCCAAAATAAGTAATAGGAACACCTATCACCCCATCATAGTCCTTCGGAATATCCTCAACCCTGCCAACCTCAATAGCATCATAGTTATCGTATTTAGGATAGTCAGTAGGGTTGTACTTCTTTGTCAGGCCGATGAACGCCCTTCTTTTGCTATGCTCAAGGTTGGTAAACCAACAAGCTTGTGTAACCCTCGCCATAACTTCTCCGCCAATCTCTACCCAACCAGTTCCTTCTTTCTTCGTCTTGACGATTTCTTCCTTGTACTCGTCAGTAATGTGGAAATACATTTCTCCACCGAGAGGTTTGTAGCCGAGCCACATCTTATTGTCTTTAAGGTAAGGGAAAATCTCCTTATAGGTGATTGCGGAGTGGTTGCCGACAATGATGAATTTCTTACCCATCGTCATAATCTGTTCCACAAACTGACGGAACAGACTGAACGGAGGATTCGTTACTACGATGTCGCAGTTCCTCATAATCTCCTTGCACTCGTCGCTATCAAACGAGCCGTTGCCCTTGAGGAAATAGGTATCAATGTCGCTTTCATCAACATATTCACTATCCTCTTTCTCTCCGTTGTATTCCCACTTGATTCCGCACTTCTCAAAATCGTACTCCTTTACCACACCGACACCATTGGGATTCCATTGGGTACAGATAAGTTTCTTAACCCCAAGTTTATGAAACTTGCAGATAAAATACCTGCCGAAATTGCTCTGTCCCTCATTGAACAACTTGTCGCAAGGGCAATAGATTACTTTACCCTTAAAGTGTTCTTCATAATGTTTGAGTTCATCCACGATGTCGGCAAGACGAGTGTAAAATTCGTCATTCTTTGCTTTCTTTGCCTTTGTAAGATTGGAGTTCCTTGTGCTCTTCTCCTCTACTTCTTCTTCGGAAAAGATTTTCGCCCCTTCTTCTTTCTTCTTCGGAACAAATGTATCCTTCTTATAGTAGATGGTAGAATAACCCTTCACGGGGCGGAGTGCCCAATTACCCGTAAGAGTGTTGAAGAAGAGTTCAAATCCCTGCGGAACTTTGATGTTTGGGTTATTAAATGTTTTCATTTTTGTTTAACATTTTTAGTATAATAATTTCAATAAAAAAAAAACGGAAAACAGTCAGTACCATAATGTGAAGGAGGGATACTATAACTGCAATCCGTTAGATTTCCATAATTCTTATTTTTATAGTCCTTCACCTCTATAAAAATACTATGTTTATATATAAATAGTATCTTTTTTACAAATATACAAAATAATTATTAATATTCCAAATTTTAACAGTCGATTAGTTCATCTTCATCACTTAGTTCATCTTCATCACTAATAAATAGTTGTACAAGCATATCTTCAATCATAAAATCATTAGGGTCAAACACCTCATCAACAAAAGCCTCGTCCTCTTTACTGAAGTACTCTTTAGAAATAGTGATTGGGTAGTTTTCCAACATGTTCTTAACATCGTTTACAGTTGTTTTACTATCAAAATCATCTTTGATGAGATTGAAAGATAGGGTATTAAAATCAATACCAAAACCAAGTTCCAAAATGTCTTTAATTGTCATAATTTATATTTTTTTTGTAAACACTTTCCATACTTACAAAATCCGTGCTAAACTAATCAATTTTCTTCAATTTTGCAATAACATCTTCAATTCGAATAGCAATTTTATCTTCATCACGACTAAAAAGTTTGCGAAATTCTATCTCACCATCGTTACAAAGGTCTGCTGTTATCTCCTCGTCATAAATTGAACTTACAAGTTTTCCAAGTTCACCCAATGCGCCTGATAATTTGTTTTCATATTCAAGAACCTTATTATACACAGATATTAATCGCTTTTCCGTAACCATGTTTCCACATTATTTTTAAATAACACTTTTCTATACATACAAAGTTCATGCCAAACTAATCATTTTTGTGACAATTACTCATATTTTTTTCTCATTTTCTCTACCCATTCAAGTGCTTCTTCCTTTGTCTCAAAGATTTCGTCATCAAGAACATCTTTTAACCATTCCTCTGTATTACAAAAAGGACATGGGTCATCACCACCAATGGTGTAGAAACCATTTTCATAAGAATCCATGTCATACAGATAACCATCTATGCAATGGGCATCAGGATATGATGCGCCAAAATGCGGAAATTCAATATCACACATATTTTAAATCAAATTTTCTAAACAATATCTAATCGCTGCTTCACAAGCTTCCTCATAAGAAGCACCGTACATGCAAGCATTCAAACCAGGGCCTTCTTCTATTTCATGATTGTCATTTATCTTAATAACAGATGCGACATATGTAAATCCAAGTCCACAAATATTTGCATAATTTGTCGTAATGACAATATGATGCATTTCCCTCAACCACTTCATTGCCATCTGGAGAGTTGGAATTATAGTGTCTTCTGTAGGAGTTATCCATTCCTCGTTTACTTCATATGTGTTTCCACCAAATACTTTTATTGAGGCATAACCCATTATGTCAAACCCCTTTTCTTTAAGGAGTTTGGCTGTTTCGAAAGAAACGTAATCTTCTTCAATCATAGTCAAATCAAATTTTCTAAACAATATCTAATTGCCGCTTCACAGGCTTCCTCATAAGTTTGATAAAAAACCTCATCAACAGCATCTTGTAGCATCATTTCAAAATCATTGTCAGTTCTTTGAATTACAACATAGTAACCTGTATGTCCTCCACAAGCCCAAGAATCAAGCATTACTTGAATATAGTAATGATGTATTTCCCTCAGCCATTTCATCGCCCTTTGAAGAGTAGGAGCAGCCCATGCCTTCGTGTCATCATCATTATTGTTACTACCGAAATCATAAAGATACCCACCTTCAACGTATTCAATTTCATTCTTATGACCTTTTGATATTAGGTCATATTCTTCATCAACACTTAAAGGTACACCTTTATAATATACCGCGGTACCATAACTCTTATAACACCACCAACGTTTAAATCCTTTCTCTTTCAAGAGTTTGGCTATCTCAAAACTTACATAATCTTCTTCCATCATTTTTGTTTTTTTATTCTATGATATTCTCCGTTTTTGGAAAAGCACATTATTCTATCAAGATACATCTTGTGTTTCCTATTTTTACCACATACTATAATCATTTCATTGTGATGCTCAATAATTCTCCCTTTAAACCAAATAAATGGGGAACTGTCAACGACCTGACACCACTTTGTTGGCATTGCGAATTTAATTCTCAATCCAACTTTAACATCCTTATCTTTTAAATTTTTATTATTCATAAATCCTTATCTTTTAAATTTTTATTATTCATAATAAGAATATCTGTCAAGAACAACATAAGGTTTATCAGTGTACATATTCTTTACTTCTTCAAACCTAGAAGTCTCATAAGCAAGTTCATCAACACTTACAGTACCATAATCAAGGTCATTATCTGTTAGAATGTCATGAATATGGGCAATCAAATCTTCCACACTCTCCGCACCAATAAGAACATAGTGCATCGCATAACCGGTGAAACAAATGTCCACACTAAATACCGGATAAAACTTTTTCTCCATAATTTTCTTAGTTTTTAATTTATTGGTAGTTCACTATCTACAAAAAACGTGCCAAAATGAACAGTTGCCCCTAATTTTATTTTTCCCAAATTACTTCCACTGTTATTTCCCCATCACAGTCATCCCACTTGCATTGCTTGCAAATGTCAGGAAAATCGTTTGCTGTCTCAGGATACCACTCAGAAAGGATATTCCCAATCTCATACGGGTATATTTCCGCAACATGCATCATCAAACAATTCATACTACCCATAAACCAAGCATGTTCCACATCAGGCTCATCATCAAAAGTAAAAAACATGACATTAGACCTAACATATGTGACAGTTAATTTTCTCCATGCCATTTTTTCACCGTCATAATGCCAAAACTTTCTTCCTACCTTGATGTATTGCTTGACAGCCTCATCCTGCTTACAAAATAATTCGTATAGGCGAGTATCAAATGTAATATTGCTGTAATTGCGGTTTAGCAAGTCGAGTATTTGTTGTTCTATATCATCCATACAGTTATGTTATTCACAAATTATTCTGTCCACGGTAATCGTTGTATAATTGTTGAATTCTATCACGATTTCATCCGTACCCATTTCACAACCAGCACCTTCGTGAAATATCGCTTTTACTGCTTTGGCATCCAATTCGGTTTTCCAAATCATACCATCAAGTTCCTTAACACCATAAAATTTTTTCTCTTTTGCCATAGTTATATTTTTTTTATTTGTGACTTTATATATAAACGTTGAAGAAATTTTACAAAATTTTTCTTTGTTTCACTACCTTCGTTACTGTTTTCAACAAGGAAAATAAGATTTCTAATCCTGTTTAGGTCATCCTCACTCCACTCATCATTTTCTTTCGGATATTCTAATCTAGTCCAAGCCACATTAAGCCAATTCCAAATTTCTTCTAACTCTTCTTTTGAATAACCAAAAGTATTTTCAGAGTGCCATACTTCATCAATTATGCATTTAGTGCTCAGCAATAAATCTTTATCCTCCTCACCCCATTCTGTAGGTTTCTGCTCCATGACATTGATGTGTTTTTTTAGCCAATTATCTATCTGATATTGTGTGATGCCGAAATGAGCAACGCCCTCCCTAATTGCATCGTCAGAGATAGT